GTCTTGCTTCGAGACATTCATCGAAATGCCCGTAGATGCTTGATAATCAAGTATCTATAGCAATTTATCGTCTATTGCGTACTGTAATAAAACTATCGTAAAATATCATAAAATAGCATAGCTTATCACCATGATTTGCGTAAAAGTTGAGTACAAAATTGCGTAAGATTTAAAATAACTTCCTTTGGAGAAGTTTACGCAAGATTACTAAGGTTACAGTATCAATTTACACACATGCATTATAATAGGACAGTCAGTATAAAAGCTGGTCTGTCCTATTTTTTTTGCCTAAAATCTCCTGCGGATACCTATTACTGGCTCTTTAAAAAGTTGATGAATATTTAGAGCCATAACTCATTGATAGTCAATAGACTTTTTGAATATAAAACTTAGATTTTATACTACTATGCGCTAAAAAAATGGGTACCGCCCATTATCTAAGCTAAGTACCCATTATATATATTACAGCATTCCAAGCAAATGCTTCCATGTTTTGCCTCCGGCCGTAATCTCACCGTCCGGATGATGCATCCATGTCTGATATTTCTTAACCGCAGCATCAAACTTCTTGCCTGTAATACCATCGGCATCTCCACAATTATATCCAATAGAGTTAAGGTATCTTTGCACATATATTACGGCAGGATGCCTTCTGTTCACACTCTTAGAGAGAGTCGGTGTCTTGCTTATTGTCTCGCGCCCCGGGATACCATCAACTTTTGCTCCGATTGCACGCTGTATATCCCTTACAAACTGCTTACGCGGATATGTCGTCTGCGTAGGCTTAGGGGTTGGTGCAGGCTGTGGAGCAGGAGTAGCGGCATGTCCGTTTGAATATACAGCATTACCATTATTATCATATACTGAATAACCTTCTTTACATGCCTCTTTTGCGTACTCAAGATGATTATATGCACCAATCTGAGACTTTGCATCCGCCCATGATTTGCGTACCCTATAAAGCACAGGTGACGCAGTTGAAGCAGGAGATGATGCAGGCATATGAGAGCCTGTGTTTAAGATGTTCTTTATCCATGTCTTAAAGCGGGCAAACTGTCCCGGGTCTGATACAAACTGTGCAGGACAAGATTTATTTGACTTTACTGCGTCATAATGTCTTAAGACATAATTATCCACCTGATCAGCAGATATTCCAACGAGCTTACATAAGTAAGCCATGACATAGGCCGCGTTAAGCTGTGTTGCTTCTGAAACAATATAATTACCTGAAGTACACATTTCTACGCTTATAGAATTAGCATTGCGAGCATTTGTTTTATATCCTTGCTTGCATCCTATAGACCATGCGGTATCCTTTAATTTAACAGACTGCCATATAGAATTTTCATCTACGAATAGATGAGCGCTAGCCTTTCTGCTTCCAGTGTGGAAGTAATTGCAGTTTGCTTTGGCTGAATCTTTCTGATTACCGGTATAGTGTATAATCAGATAATCAACCTGTCTGCTTGAAGCACTGTTATAGTTGCTTGAGTTGCATAATAATGATGTATTAATATTGAGTCCATGAATACTTTCTGTTATTAACCCATTTGAAATTATTCTTCCCATATCTATCGTTTCCTCCGTTAAATACAAAAGAGGAGGCTTATCGCCTCCTCGTGTTCCAATAAGTTATTTAGTTTTCTTCATCGTTGCCTTTATCCGTCGCTGAATTACCAATCTGTTCAGTCTGGCTCTTAATATGCTTTACAATTGGCATTAAGAATGAAGGTATATCTACTCCGATGTCTACAATATTTTCGAGTATAGAAATCACCTCATTACATATAATCCAGATAGCTACTATGCAGGCTACAAGAAAAGTTATTGGCAAATTGATTCCTGCAGTAGTAGCAGCGTATTTAAGTAACTGGTCTAAAATCGCGCCTACGACAACAAGCAACCACATGCAGATCTTCTTTTGAATGCCTTTAATACTCCGATAAGAGCTTATACCTCCGCCCGGTCTATTTTTTGCGGCCATAAGGCCAGTGATGTAATCAATGATATTACATGCAATCATTAACAGTACCGGGACATACAATACTCCCAGCAAAGAGGAGAGCAGTGCTGTTATAGCGGTAATGAATTTTTTAATATCATTGATTGATGTGTTTGATAAGATGTTCATATTGAATACTCCTTTCATAAATTTATGCATTATAAAAGAGCTAGTAGAAACTAGCCCTTAGGAACCAAATTCTCTTTTTCTTTTTCTATCTCATCGTGTTCTTCCTGTGTGAGCCACTTGCCGACGGAATTATCGAACCATGTTTTGCACCATAATCCAGTCAGATAAGCAGTTCTGACTTTTTCATAATTTTTTGAATGTTTTGTTTTAGCCATAGTTTATGCCTCCATATCTACATTTGACATCATTGCAATATACTCAAGTTTTGAATTGATTTCAGCTTCTCTGATTTCCATATCTGTCTTCTGACGTAATGCAAGCCAGTATTTGCCATCATCAATCCATTTTGATACAAGTGTGACGTTCTCATAAATAACATCATTTACTGTTACCTTAGACAACAGAACGTCTGTCAACTTTTCATCAGGTATATCTACTTCCGATATCAAACAATTTCCATTGACCTCAAGATTTTCTATTGTCTCGCCGTTTAGCAATTTCAATGTTATATTCATAATTTGTACCTCCTGCAAAATTTTTTATAAATAAATCATTATATACATTATTAAGTTTTCTACGTTGCTTCTTTGTAAGATATTTTATATGGCTCTTGAACCATGATTTATAATTTTGTTCCACATCTTTGTATGTAATCTCGCCTGCGAGAAATTTCTTTTGCAATGCTCTAAGCTTATCACATTGCTTTGTTATCTTTTTGTCCTGCATCTTCCTTGTAACATGTCCTGTCTTACCCAATGAGTACTTCATTTGAAGAAAGGTATACACAGATGATGCCTTAACAATATAAGTTTTCTTTTTATTTATGTGTATTCCTTTAGAATCAGCGATTTTATATATCCCCTCAAGTGTTTCAAGGAGATACTCTTTATCCTTATGCATAATCGCAAAATCATCCATATAGCGGTCATACATTTTGTGCTGTCTCACAATTTTGACATAATTATCAATAGGAGTAGGATAGAATACACCGCTTATCTGACTTGCCTGATCACCGATATCAAGAGATTTAGCAATATACTTTTCTCCTTTACGCTCGAAATCTGCCTTTCTATAGTCAATTGAATTAAAGACACCATTCATGAGCCCCTGAACTTCTTCATCGGTAAGTCCCGAGACATCCACTTTACTCGCATCTACGATGACAGAATATAGCCACATGCTAAATTCATCAGAAATTACGTTTCCGACATCAGAGATAAGCTGGTCATGAGGGATATTGTCGTAATACTTCGAGAAATCTCCGAATAAAATCCAACCATCATTGCATTTGTTCTCGTTAAATAGCATATGCAGATGCTTCTCGAACTCTTTTCGCGTAAAATCCACTCCCTTATCTCGCACTGAAGCTCCGTTATCATATATTAGTTTAGGTGTAAGCTCCGGCACAAGCACATTATCACATATCGAATGTCTTACAATTCTGTCCTCGATTCTTGTGCTAGTAATAGCTCTTTCTTTGCCTCTTTCGTTGGCTATAAATTCTCTTTGCCTTTCCGTTTTATATGTACGATTTCGTAACTCTTTTTGCTTTTTAGAAATCACTGACAGAAAATTCATACTACACTGCATAGTTTCGGCTTTCCACCTACTCGCTTTACACGAATCAAGATAAGCCTGATATAATGCGTCACCACTTGTGACGATACTTTCATAATTCTTCATATTTTTATTGATTCAGGCCTCGCTGTAATAGCTATGTAGTCGTAACCACAAAGCATCAACCTCGCCTTACTAATTTAGCTTTTCAGCAAGGACAGAACTTCCTTCTCAATTTACACGCCCAAAATACATGGTTCCTCTATAATGTAAATGAAAATAGGGGCGCACACCGTTGGAGTTAGAAGCCCCATTGTTGTTCGCATTGCCATTGTTATTGACATTGCAGAAGTCGGAAGCCGACTGCACGGATACAAGTTCTGCCCTATAAGTTATCCTTTCGTATCTTTTATTTATATATAAAATTTTTTGGTGTATATTTAGTAATCCTATTCGTTATCCTTATTTAACTCTTCTAATAGTTTCTGGAGTATTTCTTCCTTGAGTTCGTTCTGTAATTGCTCATCAAGTTTTAATTCTTCTCGTTTCTTATTTTCCTCATTTTTACGAATCGTAGGCATGAATTTCTTATTGGATTGTCTCCATCCTTTAATCAAAGCTATTTCGTAATCAAGCCTATCGGAATAGGGAATAAATTTATCTACATTTACGTTAAATACCGTAACAATGTATTGCAGTTCAGCTTTTATCTGAAAGCAATTACATATCGCTTCGTCTTGAAGAGAACGTCTCATTTGAAGCTCTGAACGATTCGTGGGGAATATAGAATTAGCACCAGTTAAATTGCTACATAGCTGCCCGAGCAATACAGATATCTTTTCTCTTTCTTCGTCGAGTAACCATCTGTATTCTTCTTCCGGGGAATCCTCATACATATGCACCTTATATTTTTGTCGTATCACATCTTTCTTATTATGCGTGCCAAAATCCCTAAAGAGGAGAGAGGTCATTGATAACCTCATTTCTTGAGCATGTATAATAGTTTCAAAATCCTTATTTATTTTTCTATCTTTAGCGAGCACTCCGCTCATACAATTATTTCTCCTTTCATCCCTGTTCGTATTTATCCTTTAAATAAAGGCTCTTAATTCGCCACACGAGGTGGCGAGATTAAAGAGCCAAGATTTGGTGATTTACCGGTTAGTAAATTAAGAAGAAGGGGCGCACACCGCCGGAGTAAGAAGCCCCACGGTTGTCCGCAATGCCATAGTAATAGACAATGCAGAAGTCGGAAGCCGACCGCACGGAACGTAACCAATACCACATATTTCTAACATGTATGAGGTCATGTCTATGCTTAAAGAGTGATAATTGCGATTTTTGGCATCCAGTATCAAAACCATTCTGGCTTGCCTGAGACCATGCTCTGCAGCCGTATGCCATTTCTTCATTCATTAAGTCACAATATCTTGTGTACCAAGCCCAGTTGCTAGGCATACCATTAGCGGTAGCATTAGCGAGCAGGTTCTTATATCCAAGAATATGAGCCTCCCCGAAGTCTTTCTTGAACTTTGCAAGAGCTGCATCAAGCCCTGATGCGTACATTTTCGAACCAACATATGCGCCTGTAGTTGTATTTGAATCATTCATTACAGCGTTATACAAAGTTCCGGCAGGGATAATTAATGCGTGATGGGTGGTTAGGTCAGTATCTCCGCATCTAAGCATATAGTCACAGTCTGCTACATAATAAGTAGTGCCATTAATTGTCCAATAATCGCCAACAAATATGTCTGTAAATGTACCATTTCTTATTGCTGCTGACTGAGCCGCTGTAAAAGATGTACCTAAGTTCTTGCCTCGATAGATTGCGTTATGTATTCCGGCATTATTGTAGTTCAACACATTTTTTATATTATTGAAACTTGCCGAGCAGTTCACGGCTTTATCAAGCTCTATCTGCTTAATGTCTCCGCCGTTATTTACAAATAATTTATCAGTTGTCGCCATCGACGTTATAGCCGTGACGCCCGTAATAGGTTTTCCAGTTTGTGTTGCCATATCAAATTAATCCTTTCGTTTACCAATTTAAAATAGCCGACACAATGGTCGGCTTGTTAATAAGTTTCTATTGATTGTTGTTAAATACCCATTTGGAGTATAAATTCTTAAAGTTTACCCGGGAGCTAGATTCGATACAAAATTAGAGTTTTATACCATAAGGATATTTCCCGATGCATCGGTAAGGAAAGCGCTACTTGCATCCATGAGATAATTTCCAAAATCATAGCCTGAAAAATCGAGTGTGTCAGAATTTCTGAGTAGATTTTCAGAACCTTTAGCGTTTAAAAGTGCTTTGTCTGCTTTCTCCTCGGTAGCTGAAACCTTGCTGGTATATCCACTATATGTTGACGTTACATCATGAATCTGTGTAACGAAATCTCCTGTACTGCTATATCCAGAATTTTTAATTGTATTTTGGAATCCATCTACAGTCTGCTTTGTAGTATTAACAGTTTCCAAAATACTTCCTGTTTCAACGCCGTTAAATGATTCGATGCTTGTCTTGGCTAGTATCGTCGTGACGCTGCTTTTAGTCTCTTCGCGAGTATAATATTCAGTTTGAAGAATCTCTGTGATATTTTTTGCGATAGTGACTTCTGCAGTGATGATAGGGAAGTAGGCTGTCAAAGCGTTTCCGGAAGTGTCAGTGAGCTGATTACCGCTTGCATCCAAGATAAAGTATGTGTCTTCAACATCGCAGTAATAGATATAGTCCTCTGCAATATCGTTATATGATACAGTGATCGACTTTGCGGATTTATTGAAGGATAGGTCTATTCTTCCGCCCGAAGCTGTTTTTCTATGCCAAGAATACTTATACTGAGAGCCGTTTGTATCTATAACTTCCTTACCCTTTTGTAAGATACAGGTTAAAGTTGTAGAGTTTGAAGTAGCGAGAACCTTTCCGTTTGAAGTCTCTATACGAGCTTGAAAAGTTTCATTCTGCGCTACCTTATCAGATAAGTCTGTGGTACTTTTTTGCATTGTACCGAGAAGAGTATTAAGGGATTGCTTTCCCTCATCGTAATAGAGTCTCGAAACATTTATCGTCTGGGTACCGCCATTTATACTTGAGATAACAGAATCAATGTTTAGTCTGTCACCCTCAATGCCAGTATAGGTTGTATCTTTCTTCTTAATCATATTATTAACGATAAGCCCATCCGCGATAGCATCTTTTGTAATACCATCTCCGTTGATGATAACTGCGCCTTTCTTGCTCTTGATGAAGAAAGAAGCATCGCCCGTGGCATCAGTTCCAAGCTGAATATAAACATTATCTCCATCCTTGAACTGAAGCGCAGAACCGTTCATTACAGCAGTCTTATTTCCATCTGCAGCGAGTGTAAAGTTTGTTCCAAATAAATCGGTTACAATAGCCTTATTTGCCGCAAGATTTTCCACAAACTGTGTACCGAAGACTCCGGTAATAGATGTATGGGTCATAGTATTCAATGAATCTATAAATGCATTCTTGCTTGAAAATTCTGTAGCAGTAAGCAGGTTTATATTCGCTATATTCGCTTTCAAATTATTTGTCTGTAAATAATTAGCTCGTATATTCTCTGCAGTAATATAATTGGCTTTGAGTGTCTCAATACTAGCAAATTCAGCAGTTAATGATTTAACAAAAGCTTTGTCTGAGTACAGCTCCTTAATATGTGCATAGTCAATTTCTGCAAACCGCGCATAGAAACTATCTACCTTCATATAGTCTGCAATTACGGTATTAACTTGCAAAACAACGCTATCTAAACCTGTCACAACCTTTGATAAGTCTCTTTGGTCAGTTTTGCCATCTGATGTTATAAACTCCACTGCAACATCTTTTAGTGTTATTACGTTAGCGCCACGTGCATATTTTATTCTATCGCCAGCGACAGAGAAAGAGCCTGTATTAAGGTCAAAATGTGTACCCTCATGTTTTCCATCCTTATCCAAGAAGTTAGCCGAATAGATATGTCCAGCCATCATGATTCCAGAAACAAGAGATTTAGATATTACGCCGTAATCCTCAACCTTTTCTCCGTTTAGCTCATATGTTATATTTCCAATAGCTGTTTCCGCTGTCTTCCAACCATCTCTTGTAAATGCAAACATGTTATGGATAAGAGCGGCCTGTTTTGAATCATATGCTCCTGTGATATCGTCATATTTTCTTAATCGTATACCATTCTTTCCCCAGACAATATCCTCCGAGTCAGCGTTCTTTATTGATGTAGCAGCCGTGTTTAGACCATTAGTCAGCACGCTTGTGATAGCTTTGCCAGCTTCTTCACCTTGTTTTGCTTGTTTGCTAACGGCAGAGACGGTCGTCGCAAGAGACGATGCCTGTCTCTGAATACTCTCTATATCTGTGTACCCAAGTTTCGTTCTTGTTAAATCAGAAAATTCTACATTGATATTCTCAAGACTACCAAAACTAATTTCACAAGATATTAAACGCAACCTATAGATAATTCCATCTACGTTAATCCGTATCCAGTTTCCAAGTCTAAAATGATTCACAATAGGTGCAAATTCTGGCATAACTAAAAGATTATACAGAGTAGAAGAGATGCTGTGCTTTCTCTGGGCTGATTTATACAGCTCCTCTGAAGCGTCCTCTACAAGTTCCTTAGCCTTTTCCAAAAGCTCTTTATTCCCTAATCCGTCAGAGATAAAGTTGTTATTTGTATAGACATCTTCCCTGCGATATAAGCAGAACTCTTTATACAGCCTATCACCAAAGTAGGATTTCATATCTAATTTTTTCTGGATATCAGCAATCTGTTTCTCATATTTAGCCTGTTTATTTTCCCAGTCTTTGATAATTCCTGTAACCGCATCTATTGCCGACTGACAATATGTGAGTTTATTGTAGTATGGGAGATAAATGTCTTTATACCAGTCGGCACCCTCATTAGCTTGATCTTCCTCAACGAGAATATCTATTGCTCCCTGTATTGCATCATAAAAAGACGTAAGTCTATTAAGACAATATCTAGGAGTCTGTGGGTCGCTCATCAATTGATTCTTGAATTTAGTAGGGTCTTTAATTGCTAAAACATCAAATGTGTTTGCATCATCATTACTTTTAGCCATGCTTTTGGTAATTTTCTGCTCTAAAAATTTGCCATAGTTATCATAGACTGTAATATTCATCCGGCCTGTATAAGCAACATCTTTTTCGTCTGAATAACTGGTAAGTTTTAACTTTCCAGTCCACACACCGTAGCTATATCCATCTTTATCGTTTTTGCCGTTGAATGTAAAAGTGACAGCATTTTCTGCGGTATCATCTACATCAATTTTAAATAGGCTTGTATTTACATATACTCTTGCGTAATTTTTAATGGCTGAGTTTACCGTGGCAACAGAGGTGTACTTATCTACAGATGCAAGTCCGAGAGGGCTGAGATTAGCAACCGTAAGCTTCTTAATTTCTTCGTTTGCCGATGTCTCGGGTTGTTGTGTCGAAGTAGGCATCAGTTCAGAGGTATAATACAGCACCTTATCCATACATTCATATAGGTTATTATTTGCTGTCGTGTAATTAGCGCTTGCATCGTTACAGGCCTTTACATATGCATCATATTTTGCTACAAGCTCAGAACTCATATCTGCTCGCTGCTCATCTGATAGATAATAAATGTAATCCGAGCCATTAGGCATAACGCTTCTGATTGCGGCCGTAACGACATCATCACCGCCTTCTATCTTAAAACAGTTCTTTACACTATCTGTATCTGTCGAAAAAGATATCCCATCTGTTAGGTTTTCTTTGTCGATATATATAGTTGTATCTTCGCCAAAGTATGATAGAGCAGTGCCGTGGCATTTAGGGCAAGTATCATTAAAATCCCCTCTGTAACCACATTGTGCATTCAAGCATTTTGTATATAGGTCGTATGCATTTATTGTTCTATTTATTGAATCAAATATAAACATACAGTTGAACTGTTCAGAACATTCCCCAGTTAAAAAGTCATACAGAGATTTTCCATTTATTGAAAAGCTGCGCTGCAGGCCGCAGAGAGTATCATCAATATGTCCAATAGAATAGTTGGGGACTTTCTCCATGACCCTATCTAGCAAAGACCCTTTCCTGTTTGCACGATTATAAAATGTCGTGACTACATAATCATCGCGAGCTATATCATCCGTCGTATTAATTTCAATGTTATGAAGTAATACCTGAGAGAGCTCCGATTCGCAGAGCCCTTCTGCAGTAATCGTCTTTGAAACCTCAGTTGATGTATCATCAAGCTGTACCTTAATTTCAAAGAACTCCTTCAGTTCCACTACATAAATAAGTTTTAAGTCAACAATGCTATCCCACAGGGGTTCCTCAATGTCGTCAAGCGTCTTCTGAATTTTAAATGTAATCTGGTCGGCTGAATTTAAGTTAGTATGAATATCAACTGATGTATAATCAATGTTGATAATTTGTCCTAATAACTTCTCACTGCGGTTAGCTAAAACAAATGTATAGTCCTCAGGATTGAGCGGAATACTTGAATCTTCATCGACTGCCTTGAATAGTTCAGATTCTGAAGTGTATAACACTATATCTGCTGTCAGTACATTATTGTTTTTGTCCAAAAGATTGTTCCCTGTTACATCTGTAAGATTGACCGTGTTACAGATATTACAAACATATTGAGTCGCAGAATCTATATCATTTGCCGATATCGTAATATATGTTCCTGTTTTCCTCTCAAGATAATTGCCATCCTTTACACGATACCAAGCTATATTATAATTATCGAGTGGGAGAGTAATATCGCCATCTTTTAGGATTACACTCAGAGTGGTAGTTTCGTCTTGAGTCAGTAGATTTCCTTTTGACGATTTGATATATGCTTTTATCATTATATTCCCACCTTTCTAATCGGACTGAAACGAATATCAACAGTACAAGGCAGTGAGAATGTAAGAACATTTGTATCGTCGCCACGTTTTGTGAGTAACCTAGGCGCATGGTAATTATAGTCGGCCGCAAGAGTAACATGCGAGGTTGCGGAAGATGTTATCTGGCGTGTCTTGCCATCAAATGTAATAGTTTCGCCAGCTGCACAATTCTGCACGATTGTGCTTGTTGAATCTTTTGAGTTGATAATCTTCAGTAACCCACCAGATGTACATTTAACCGATACGGTAGGGTAGATAACACCTTCTTCGTCTGAGTCTGTTTTAATGGTTATAGAACTATTTGCACCGACAGTTTTCTGTATAGGGGATATTTCCTTATATCCATATGGTGAATTTGTATTAAATGTAAGCTCCAACCCGATAATATCCCCATCCAAGGCCTTTGCCTGTACATTAAAACTTCCGTAAAAATATATACCTGTGTATACATTGTCATCATATATTGGTCTAAATTTTTTATACGATTTACGATTGAGCCACATCATAAAGTCGCTTACCTCGTCCTGAGTAAAAGATTTGTACGATAATGTCTTGCAGTCGTATTTCATTATTTGTATAACTTCTGGAGCGTAAACATCATATGTAGTTGATATTTTTCGCTGCTCAGAAGAATTATTGTCTCTTGTTGTAGTGAATGTGAGATTGCTACCTAACGATATTGTTTCCATATCGCTTCCTCCAAAAGCGCATACTACACATCCTTTTGCGGATAACTTTTCTCCGGCATACTCGAAATCTGTTAATTCCATGTTTCTCACATCCTTTCTGTGATTTTAAAAAGAGCCACCTCCGAAGAGATGACTCTATGAATATTTATTCTGTTTTCTGTTCTGTTGAGCCTTCGTTTGACTGTTCTGCAGCTTTAGCCAGCTCCTGATTGTATTGTTGCTCGATGCTTCTATATTCAGCCTCAGTTGAATTTACAACATCGACATATACCTCTTTAAACATTGGCTCCAACAAGAAGAGCGGAAGACCGCTTTCTTGCATAGCGGAATTAATTGAAGTTACAAGTTTCTGTTTTGTTTCTCTAAGTAAAATTGCTAATGGTTTCTGTATTGTATTAGTTGTTTCTGACATATGTATGCCCTCCTTTAGTTCTGATTATTTTGTTTGTATTTTTGTATAATTTCATTGGATAAAATTTGTATATCTTTTAAATCTATTTTTCCATTACAGTCAATATCGGCATTGCTTATTTGTGCAAGATTGTATTGAGTATTATCATTAATAATATTATTAATAACAATACAATCTAAAGCATTAATTCTGTTATCTAAATTTGTGTCACCTTTTTTATAACGGAATGGAATAATAAATGTTAAAGACAACATAAGAATATAAATAATTAATATAAACCTAGCTATATATTTTCTCATATTTGTTCCTTTAATTTAGATACCTGCTGTTCTAATGTTGCTATTCGTTGTTCATCTCCAGCAAGCCTTAGGATGAGGAATTGTTCATAATTCATGCCATAGTACAATGTATCATCATCTGATGTGGCTTTATTCTTGAAAATCATATTAAGGTTTTCATCGGCATGTCCTTTATTTTTAAGTTTTTCGATTATATCCTGTGCCATTGCACCGAAATATAATGGCTTGTCTGAATATCCTTGTCTATTAAGATTGTATTGAAATAGATCAACTGAACCTACTGCGTCAATATAATCTTGATTAATGGCTTTAATATTCTTTTTTAAGCGTTTATCTGACGAACTCCATATCCATGAATTATCAACTTGGAACCACAAAGCAGTATCATCCCAGTCACAATGATATGTATGTCCTGTTGCATTGCCACACATCGCATATCCTCTATTAGGCTCTCTAAATTTATCAGAGCTTATCTCTTGAGCATACATTGTTTGTGCGCCTATAGAACCTGTGGCTCCGTAGAGTGTAATCAAGTTCTCGTCATTTTTGACAATTCGCAAAACTGCGCCATTCATCCAAAGTTCATAATTGTTTCCTGAATTGTCAACAGCCGTTAAATCAATCGTTGAATTACTCAAATTTCCGTTCAGTGCAATACTTCCACCGGAGATATTTATATTAGAAGCAGTTACTTTTCCATCTTTATCAACTGTAAAAGCCCCATTACCGTTATTAATACTTGCGCTTGTTATAGTACCCGAAATATCGGCATTTTTTGCATACATTTTACCGCTCTGCATAATATAAAACTGACTCTCATTATTTTTAGTTAAATCTATAACCTTTGAGTCTGCTGCATCAGGAGTATTTAAACTTATAGTGTATGAAATTCTGTCATATTCATTCCAAAAATCATTAGAAATTCCTGTATCCGTAATTGTCCATCCGCCAATGGTCGCTCCAATAGCTGAAAGGTCTGTAACATCTAATTTATCAGCTTTTATTGAATTAGCTGCTATACTATCCGATAGGATAGTGCCAGTGGCAATTTTACCGCCATCTATTACAGTCTTTCCTTTATCAATAGTTGTAACACCATTAATTTTAACCAAAGCACTGTTTGCATTTACATTTGCGTTATTCAAAGCTTTCGCAAGTACAGGGGTAGTATAGGTGGGGTCAGCCCCGTTATCCCATTCGATTTTGCTTCTCGTCCATATATACTTCCCAGAAGCCCATGTAACCTCAGCGTCTTGCCAACTGCCTCCATTGCATTTAGTATCGCTTGATGAAAGATAATATTGCGGAGTAATCTTTGTTGCCCCGGTACCTTTATCACCTTTACCTCCTTTAGCGTTTACATGAGATAATTGCTTAATAGTTATTGTAGACCTGTTAACGGCTGTTACCTGCCATGTTCCTATGTTTGATGAACCATCTATATTTGTAAACACATCGCCAACAACAGGCTGTCTGTTAAAATCACTTCTACTACATGTAGTTGATTGATTGTCAGAATAAGTTCCACTCCAGTTTCTCGTAGGTTGTAAAGCATTTGAACCGCTTGCTCCTTGTTTGCCTGTATTTCCGGTTATACAAACTGCTGGATTTACATCTACTTCATTACCTGCTTTTGTGATACCTACTGTTTTTGACCATACATAATATCCATCCTTCCAAGTAACTTGATTCGTTGTCCATGAGCCACCAGTGAGTTGGGTAGAAGATGAAGATAAATAGTATTTAACAACTACCTTTGTGATAGAAGCGTTCACATCTTCAACAGCTTGATTCGCATTACTATTAATCCCCGTTATTTGTTCCTGTAACCCAGTACTAAAGGAGCTAAACGTGACTTTTCCACTGAGATTAATATTCTCAGCGATCAATCTATATATTTTATCTGTAAGCTCCATATGTGATTCACTGTCACCTTTTACAATCCAATCGAACTTGTTGCTTAATTGCTGATACTGTGACCATACCGATTTTAAATCTTCTTTTGTATCTAATGATGACGGAGACCATAATGACGGGATTGTACCGACCTCAAGCTTCCAATTGTAAATCCAGTACTCACCCGGGGAGAATACTATATCAATCATCTTACTTGTTGGAGTAATAAGTAAGGAGACTTCATTCCATGATGTTGTTACCGGGGCAGATGCGGTAAGGCATGAGATAGTAGCAGTGGCACTTGCTTTTACAAATCCGTGAAGTATATGAGTCTTTCCGATAGTGAGCTGGTTATTCCTAATTTGTAGATGAGTTTCATATGACGATTTAAAGTATCCGGCAGTAATATTTTCGCCATTTGCATCTTTAACTGTTACCTCTTGTATTTTCATACGATTACCGCCTTTCTATTTATAGTTTTGACGGGAGCCTCTTCATTTGTTTCTCTAATTTTATAGAAGCATTCAAATCATTAAGTTCCCGTTTATATTTCTTAATAAGAGGTTTTACTTCCGAGAGTGCTTCCTCGTATTTTTTACGCGCTTCTTTTGCTTTGTTGATTTCTTCGTCAAATCTTTCCTGAAACATGCGAATATGCTCCATAAAGTCTTTTGATGTGGCATTCGCCTCATCACAAAACATGTCTTTTATAGCTAAATCAGACTCTGCCTTTTTAAGCTGTTCTTGTAAACTCTTAATTATTTCGGCCTGTTTCTTAATAATCTCTTCTTGTTTTCTTGACATATTATTTCTCCTTTAATTCTTGACATAGATAAAGCGGGGTATAACCCCGCTAATATCTATTAATTTTTAAATCTTTTGAAATTATCGCCTTTTTCATAAAGCATTGACTTAATCATGTTTTGAGTCTTTGGGCTTCTTGCTAACTCGTCTCTTAGATTCTGACTAAACTGCTGTGGATTGTTTACCCCGTTCATCTCAATATTAATTCCACCAACATCTATTTGTGCATTAGATGTTCGAGAACCAATTATAGGACTTATTTTTGCACTAGCAAGATTTTGCATAAATGCTTCAGGGTCACGCGAGAAATTCCAAAGCTTATCAGTCTGAGAGCCATTAAATACAATATCGCCATCGCCAAAGTTCTCAAGATGACCACTTTTAACGCCTAATTCATTACCAGCCTCGTTGACAAGATGCCAACCGGCAGTTGCATTTTTGGTACCCCTAGCGTATCCGTGAGCTTTCATCTGACTTACCATCCAGCTATTTTGCCTAGATGAACCGGTATATCTGCCTGAACCGCCCATAGCTGAATAGTATCCAGCTCTTGCCGAGAAGGATGAGTCTATATTTCGATACTTAAGTCTATCCACAATATAGTTTTGATTTAATCTTCCTTTCGGGTAACTATCTCTTTTACTTACAAACCAGCTTCCCCAAGAAGGAGCTGATGGCTGTGCTGGTTGTGCAGGAGCAGGGGCAGGAGATGGGGTAGAAGCCGCCTGTGCCGCCTGCTGCGCTCTAGCAGCTGCCGCCTGACGTTGAGCTTCCGCTTGTCTAGCTTTTTCTGCTGCTTCCGCATCCGCCTTCTTCGAAAGATTGGCAACATAATCTCTGATTGTTTGAATCGTTGTGAGAGTAGAGGTTGCATTTGTCTGGAATCCGTTACAATAACCTGATATAACTCCTGCGAGACCGTCAGAGCTATTCCAGATGTTACTCATTTGAGTAGAAAGAGTTGTTCCGACGTTTCCAGCCTCTCTTGAAATTGTATCAGCGATTTCTCCGGCACGAGAATTTATGCTGTCTATTTCTTGAGAAATAAGACCATCTAAGTCATCCAAACGACTGTTCTGCCATTCTTGAACCTGATTTACAACCGAATCAAGCAGGGATTCCTGGTCGTTAACCCATTGCTGATATTCAGTATCCTTAAGGTCTTTTTGAGCGTCCTGAAGAGAGACCTGAGTCTTTTGAATAGTAGCTTGAGTTTCCTCAGATGTATCGCCTTTCATAGCTTGAAGTTGCTTCTGAAGTGCAGCAATGTTTTTGGTTTTCTCCTGTATATTTTGCTGATATTCATATGCATCCTTTTGAGCATTTAGGTTTTCCTTCTGCTTATCGACAAGTTTCTGAAGAGCTTCTAACTGAGCATCATAGCCATCCTTTACAAGTTCTTTTATTTTTTGCTTTTCGTCTTCGGCATTTTTGATAGCCTCTCGCTGAGATTTTAATAGCTCATTCCTACGGTCTATCAAATCGGTATTATAAGGGTCATTTGCAATTTCCTTATCAATCTTTAGTACCTCTTTCCCGTAGTCATCGGCCTGAGACATATATGCATTCATATTAACTGCATGGAGACCTTTCGATGCTGTAGCATACTTTGTATCTTTTCCGGTATCTTTGTCGTATAATTGTCGATTGCTCATTAAATCGACTAAGAAATCCGACTCTTCCTGAATCTGTGAAATATATTCCTCCTGTTTATCGAATATATCCCACTTAAGCTGACGCATATTCTTTTGATACTCAGCGAGTGATTTGTTTGCGTCCTCAAGAGCAGTCTGAACATCCAGTACGCTGAGGTACATATCGTTCCATGCTTCCGAACCTTCTTTGATTTCACCGCTAGCTGCAGCCGCGGTAAATGCATCAGAGAGAGCTGAATACTCTTTCTTAAGAGCGTCTATATTTTTCTGCTCTGTAGAGATGAGATAGTCATAATATTTTGTACTTGCAAAATGCCCTGATGCTTCTACCTCATCTATAAACGTGCTGTATAATCCTTTTTCTTGCTCAATCAATTTTATCTGTGACTCAAAATTCTTTGACACATTGTCGAACTTGGCCTTATACAGATTTGCTATTTCCTCATGGAGCTCAGCAATTGCATCACGCGCTTGAATAGCATTGTTATAGTAATCCTGATACTTTTTGATTTTCTTGGATAAATCCTCATCAGTGATTGTGGAGATATCCATTTGTCCATTACGAACCCTGCTTGCATACGATTCGTCTAAACCAACGGCATTAGCCTGAGACATATACGCATTGTACGCCTGAGTCTCTACACCAATCTTATTACTAATAGCAGAAACTTCGCTTCCAAGTGCATTATTTCTGGTTGTTAGGGTCTGGAAGGTACTCTCCGCAACAGTCTTTAATCTATTGATTGCTTCCGTTGCACGAGTGATAGCTATCTCGATCCAGTCAATCTGCTCTTCAAATTCCTTAGCTTCTTTTGTTGCCTGACTTGAAGAAGATTTACTATTTGAGCTACCTTTACTACCTCTTCTTTTGCTAGAAGATTTCTTTTTGGTGGTTCTCCTAGAAGCGGAGGTCGTTTTGCCACGTTTAGACCTACGTTTGCCCTTTGAACCTCTTTCATAAGCATTCAATGTGTTGTAAGCTGTGCCACTGGCAAGAGCTACTTGTCCGTGACCGCCGCCCGAAATTACTCGTCCAGTCTTAATAAGTTCTCTTGTCTGCTCTGCAGAGAATACAATATCACCCTTTTTAAGCTGCTCTACATGAGCACCTCCCGGAATAGGGAACCATTTTCCGTCTCTAACGATAGATTCCGTTCCAAGCTCATTTACCAGAGCGTCTTCATCACTGAATAAAGCCCAATCGTGTCCCGCTGCATATGCGGTGCCATAAGCTTTTGACTTCTTCTTTTTCTTTTTGCCATTATTATCGAGTTTTTTACCGCCACCACTTGAGCCATTGCTACCTCCGACTATAGTCTGATATATAGTTTGAGTGAGCGATGGAAGAGAAGTAGGGTAACTTCCGAGTTTATAGTTTACCTTTGCTGATGCGTCTGGGATGGTCTTAGGATAAAGTCCTACGTCATAGTTTGCTTTACCTTTTGCGTCTTTTACCCCTTCCGGCTCTTTACCCTTTTCATAATCTACTGGTACTTTAATGCTAGATGGGTTGTGATTAAGCTGGTTAATAATTGAGTTCGTGTCTCCGGCATTTTCAGCCTTTACACCCACTGCAATCTGTACGTCCCTAGGTAAAGCCGCTAACTGTACCGCTATGTCATGAATTTGGTCAGTATTAGACATCTTTGCTTCCACACTAATAGGTACGGCTGTTAACTGTTGTAATCGCTCTACAAGTCCAACGGCTGTATCAAGACTTCCATCGTATTCAGCATTGATTTTTGCATAGTATGTTTGATTACATTTTGCTATAAGTTCATCAAGTGCAGCAGCAGCGTCAGGGTTTGTCTCTGTATCAATGTTTACTCGCTCGCCGTTAAGACTATCTATGTATGAACGAATCTGCTCTATAGAGCTATCGTCTACATCGAAATCCAAATCAATCTTATCTGAAAATTGACCTAGCCCCTGAAGCTCTTTCAGTTTTTCTATGGCTTTATCGAGCTGTCCAGTGTAATCGAAATCGCTCATATCAACTGCCATTCCGGCATCAATCATAGCCCGTTCAAAAAGCTCAACAGCTTCTGTAGACATACCGAAAGCGTCTGCGACTTCCTGAAGCTTCTCTTTGTCAAAATCGAACTGATACAGTCCGTCACTATTTTTCTGTGAGAACGTAGCACCAAGCTTCTTATTAACATCATCCATGAAGTCGTATAGACCATCAGTTACCAGATTACCGTCATCGTCATACTGCCAGTAATCCATAATGCTATGGCTTGTACCCTCAATTGTTTTAGTAAGCTTCTCAAAATCTTTCTGAGTATCGTTAGTACGCTGGTCTGCGGATAACAGCAAATCAAGATACTTGTTAAGAGAAGAATCACCGTACCAACCCTCGTCAAGAGTAGTTTTCATCTTCTCGTATGACTCACCGATAGTAGAATAAGAGTCTCTTTCGTTACTTCCGTTCATGGCTTGCATAAGCTGATTGTACGCGGAAGTAGCTCCCTCCAACTCACTCTTAAGAAGTTTCGCATTTGTGAGCTGTTCTTCAAGACCTGATGTATCCTTGCCCTCGGCTCTAGCTTCGTATATCTGATTTCTTAAGTCTTCAATCTGATTATTAAAATCTGATAGCTTATTATTTGTGAGCTCATCATTAAGTCTGGCTAACTCATCACGATTGAGATGAACTCCATTAGCTGTCTCCTCAAATAGTTTATATGGATTATAACTCTCAAGGTCTTTATACGCATTTGTTACGTTAGTAATGTCCTCAGCAGTAAGACCTGTGCCTGACATTGAATCTTGTAATGCCTGTTGTACATTTTGCTGTACTGTTTGTAAATCAGTCAGAGCAGTAGTAAGTGTATCTATAGCATTAGTTGTTTCAGTAATTCCGTCAACTGGTTGTCCCGAAACAATTCCAAGATTAACGAGTTGCGCGCAAAGCATATCAATACTTTCCTGTGAGTCATCGCTGATAATGCCGGCTTCCTGAGCAGCAGATATAAAATTCTTAATTGGTTCAGAATCGAGGGAAGACTTGAAATCAATATCTGAGAGGTCAAGTTCTTTCAAGCCTTTAACTGCGTTACTAAGACTTTTATCCCCATTTCCGGCAATTGCATCTTTTAACTTCTGAGTGCTTATAAGTGTATTATCGAGTTGCTTGCCTACATCGTCAAAGCTGAGTTTATAATCTTTTAGACTGCTATCTGTAAGATGATCTATGGAGTCCTGAACCTGGTTAAATTCAGTTTTTGCTTCTGATATTTTTGAAGTATCCCCAGATGCTAGAGCATCATTATACTTATCTACTGCGTCAGAATATTTATTAAGCCATTCGGATGCTGTATTTACATTGCCGTTAACATCAGAATAGTATTTCTTGTCAGCAGCAATTTTAGCATTAATTGACTTTTTATAAGTTTCCCCGTAATCATTTTCTTTCTCAGTTACTTTTTCGAGTTCTGAACTGGCATTCTCTATGAACGTATCTTGGCCTCCAATATCACGAAGCCTATTCATAAATTCGTTTATCGCCTCATCGGCCTGCGTTACGTCAGCATTTATGTGGACTGTAAAGCCATGACCACTTTCCTGCGTAGTATAGAAATCCTTTCCATACTTTTTCTGCATGTCATTTATAGCACTAGTAATCTTCTTGCCCTTTTTACTAGTAGGGTCATATGTTCCAAGAGAATAATCTCTCTTAGTGGTCATCTCTTTTTCAGCTTTAGTAATACCTGAAGCGTTTTTATTGAGATATTTTTGTGCTTCCTTTTGGCTAAGAGCATCAATTAATTCAGTCTGCGCACTTAGTTCTCCATTAACAAGGTTGATAGCAGAGGCTTGGGAGCCATATGAGTCTGTTAATTCTTGTTGAATGGAAAGAAGCTGTGACTTTGCGTTATAAGCTTCTGTCTCGGATAGTGAACCAGATGCAAGTTGTGTCTTTAAGTCAATAATTTTAGTCTTATAATCAGATAAAGAATCTTGAGATTTCTGCCATGCTTCACTTGCCTGAGTGGCTGCCTGCGCCTGTTCCTTTATATGTTGCTGATATGCTGAGTATGCTGTAATTGCAATACCGATAGCAGCTATGCCAGCAGTAAGCGGATTAATAGAACTAAGAAAAGCAGAAGCTCCTCCTTTCAAAGCTGCGAATGTACCACTTCCAGCTTTTGACAGTTCTTTAAATTTTACAGATGCGGCTGATATGCCTTCCGATATTTGTGGGAAAGCAGCGGCTAATGTACCGGACATGCCATTCGCGGTTCCAGCCTTCTTAGCTTCAAAAATGTTCTTTATACCTTTGGTAATTCCAACGCCGAGTAGGATAGTATTGAGTGAACCGATAGAGCTTATAAGCTTATCAATCATTTCAATAAAGCCCTTCAGCCCATCTACACCTATTTTAAGAAAATCAGACTTAACGAATGTTGTTGACAACTCCTGAAATGCGGCTTTTAACTCACCTATTTTTGCTTTGGTAGTATCCATGTATTCAGCATTAGCTTTTTCAGCAGTTCCGGCTGAATCTAATGCGCTTGAATAAGCCCCGATTGCATCCTTGATATTAGTAATAGTAGACATAATACCTGAGGTATTACGTGTGCCACCAAGAATCTCAGCAACACGAGATTGGGATACATCTGGCATCTTATCCCATACCTGAGCAAGTTCTACGAAGATTTCATACATATCCTTATATGTATTCTTATCTTTCATAATATCTACGCCGGATAATTGCATTATCTCATTTTCATATTTTGAAAGCCCCTGTGCAACTCCATCTGTTTCTTCGCCCATTTCTTGAAGCTCAGTTGTTGCGCCTCTAATTCTTGCTGATACCGTCTTCCACATCGTACCTGTGGTCTCAGCATTCTGCAAAGAAGCGTTAGTAGCAGCGAAGAGAGCAGCACTCTTTTCAAAGTCTGTACCTGAAGCGTGCAGAGCAGCACCGCCTCGCTCAAATGCTTCCATTAACTCCTCGGCAGAAATAGCATATTTCTCACCGACTTTTACGAGTACATCAGACACATGCTCGGCATCGCTAGGATTTAATTCGTAGCCCTTAATGATTGAAGTAATACCAGTAGTAGCCGAACCTACATCTGTATTACCAACGTTCGACATAATATTCGCATACTTAGCGAGCTGAGTAGACTGATCTATATTATAGCCAAGTCGTGCAAATGTCTCGATAGAAGACGCAACATCTGTAACACTTTGACCAAGTTCTTTTGCAAGAGAGATAGAAGTAGTCAAGAAGTTCTTCATCTCGCTCTCAGAAGCGCCTGTTACAATCTTAATCTGAGTCATAGCATTCTCAACTTCGATAGATGCACTTACCATCTCTTTCATGGTTCTAACTGCGGCCATGATTACCTGAGAGATAGTGAGCCAAGAAGCGAATTTAGATGACAAACTACCAACTCTATCACCAAGCGATTTAGTATTAGCTCCAGCTTCTTTTATAGCCTCGTTTGAGGTTGATACAGACTCCTTGATTCCATTATAAGATTTCCTATAATCCTCTACGGATATCTTTCCCTCTTCAAGCCTTTCTTTAAGTGTTTTTAATTGTTGAGCCTGTTCCCCAAGATTATTATAATGCCCGGTGACTCCATAAGATGATTTCTGAGCAGCAGTCCAATTTCGCATGTTCTTGGTCGTCTGAGCATAAAGTGAATTTACCTGCTGGATTGCAGTTTGTTGTTTCTGACTTCCTGCAGTTAATATTTCAGCTTCTTTTTGAACTTTCTTTTGAGCGGTCGCATTTTTTACTTTTGCAGTTGTGCTTTTATCTATTGCGGCCGCTTCCTTTATCCATATACCAGATGCTGTCTGAGTATATCCTCCAGAAGATACTCCTGTAGCAGATGCTTTTGATGCCTGTGCATTTTTCTGTTTAGCAACAGTATTTGCATTTATCTGCTCGGTTTCCTTTACCCAAATACCTGATGCTGTTTTTGAATAGCCATCGCTTGTTGCAATGATTTGCTTTGAAATCTGTGCATTCTTTTCTTTGGCTGTAGTATTTTCTGCAATAGAACTTGTATTTTTAACCCAAATTCCGGCCTCGGTCTTTGAGTAATCTCCTTGACGGTCTACCAGTTTGTTTGCTGAAGCATTTTTCTGCTTTGCCTTTGTATTCTCATTAATAGCCGTTGTGCTTTTAAGCCAGATACCGGAATCGGTTTTTGCATAGCCGTTCTGAACATTTGCAGTCTGCTTAGAAGCGGCTACATTTTCTTTCTTTGCTTTTGTATTTTCTTTGATTGCAGAAGTATTCTTTACCCAAATACCAGATTTATCCATTGCATATCCATCTGTTCTGGTGGACATTTTTACTTCTTGCTTTAATGATAATATTTGTGCCTTCATGCTTTTAATCGAAGCATCGTCAAGCACTACTTTTATTTTTGGCGGATGAGCGTTAAGTTTAGATACCAGTGCGTTTATCCCCTTTTCGAACTCTGTGAAGCTCAACGAAGGTTCCACACCGACGGTTAACAGTATATCAGCCATTTTAAATCACCACCTTTGTATATAAAGAAAAGGATTGGCTCATTTACCAATCCTTCGACTATTTGTCATTTATTTATTTATTCATAATCAGAACTTAATTCCACATTTAAGACATTGTATTCTTCAGCATAGTTCCCCATAAAATTATCCCTAGCTTCTTGCATGAAATTTGTGCCACTAATTGTAGTGCGGCTCCAAGTCTCTTTTTCATGCCAGTATCCATGTACCTGTTTCATTGTATGGTCTACACCATTATTAAATAATGCTGCAAGATTACCAATACCATCTTTATAATGAGATGGGTCAAGAGATGGACGGGATAAATTCTCTTTGAAGTTAATAGTGATAATATATGAACAGTCATTACCACCTGATACAATGTTATAATCAAACCCGCCCAGTAATGCACTTTTTGCGTTATCACTTAATGAAGCTCCATTTATAGATGACTCGAGCACCTCTATAAATTTTTTCGCTGCTTCAACAGGAGTGTGAGAACTTTTAACACCATCTAACTTAATTTTGCCGAGAACTGCCTTTCTAAGAATTCTTTGCTGCTTAACAATGCCTTTGGAACCACCCATGTATTTTTTGGCTTTTCCAATAATGGATTCCATATTTACGTAGGCCATTATGCATCCGCCGCCTTCATATTCTCTATGTATTTCTGTATAAAGTCTCCCTCATCTATATTTGCAATATCAGGAATAGATTTTAACATTGCAGTAATATCCTCCGGAGAAACGTTAGAGAATACCTTCTCAATACTTGCCTGAATATCCTCAAACCTCTTGTTTATTTTATCCAGTTCCGCATTTACTCGTTCAATGTTTGCTCTTGCGGTATTTGCAACCTTGACATCAATCGCATGTACTATTTCTGCAATCTGCTCTGGGTCTATAGCATCGTAAACTACGCGCACGATATCAGTGCCGTAAATAATGTCATATGTTTTTGAAACATCCTCCGGCAGAACAACCCCTGCAAACTTCTCAAGAGTGCAAATTTTAATTGCCATATCCTTAAGCTCCGGACGATACTCGTTATCATCACCAAAACACATTTTGGTAACATAATCCACAAACTCCAACATCTCAGCTAATGAAATATATCTTTTGACATTTAACTGAATACCATTCCAGTTAATTGTTTTAGTGTTTTCAAATCCGTCTACTGCATTTAAAAGGGCAGTAGTATTAAACTCTTTCTTATTCTCTGTTGTATTGTTCATATTTTTACCTCTCATTCTAATCTGTCTAATCTGTTTGCTGCTGTTTCTTCTTAGCTCTTTTGGCCTCGCGTCTCATATTATTGAAATCATCATAAGAGCCCCAACCACCAAACTTCTTAACATATGTTATCCATTGATAGTCGAGTTCAGGGTATGTATGCCAAAATAATTTTCGCTTGATTTTTGCTGTCGAGTCTGGACATCCTTTTATATCTATTACCTCAACATGTCCATCTGAATACTCTACATAGAAATCTGCTACATACACTATAGGAAGAACCTTTTTGTCATTATGTACAAAACCTTCCTGTAGGACATACTTCTTTTGCAACTCATAATACTTAACAACGTCGCTTTCCACATTTGGAAGGAGAACATCCCTGTAGTATTTCATTTCCAATATAGAGTCAAACACAATACCATTACATGTTCGTTTTGCTGTATCTTTATCTACATTAAATTTTGTTCTATCTATTTTTATCACCTCTTGAAAAATAGGCTACATCTTAGGATGCAGCCTATGATTTGTGCTTGTCGCACATATATTATTTAATTGTCGTCCTCGTCATCCTCATCGTCATCAAACCAATCATCATCATCGTCGATATCTTCGTCAATATCTTCAATGTCTTCGTAGTCTAATACCGATGCATCTGAATCGGCTTCAACAACTTCTGCCTTTTTTGTCGGCTTAAGCTCGGGCTTATTATCTTCTGATCGTGCCGCCAGCACGCGAGCAAGGTAAATACTACCATGCTCAGCGCAACAAGCAACATCCTGATAACGGAAGATGCCCGGCACAGTCCTCTGTGTGTGGCAGTATTCATACTCTTTACCACACACTTTACAAATTCTTGTAGCCATAGGTATCTTCGTCCTCCTCTTATGTTATGCTACAGCGTCGGCTGTGGATACACCGAACACAGTGTATGACCAAAGCTTTCCACCAGCTCCACAAGCGCCAGCGAGTGACTCAGCCTCGAATGGGTGAGTAGCCTGATTCTCGCCCATCTCAAGTGAAAACTCGCCAGAGAAATCAGCCTTTGGAATGTAGAACTGAATACGATATACGTTGGAGCACTTATCCTCTCCAAGAGCGTCAATGTACAGAGTACACTTATCTGAGTAAACATCACTCTCGTTATTGAGGACATCAGCAGCAATCTTTCTCTTGTAATAAGCAATTACCTCAGTACCATCTGGGACATCAGTAAATGTGAGTGCTTTCTTTGCTGGGTCATATGCAAACTTACCTGTTGAAGTTGTAGCGTCCTGCTTAAGCTCATCACCCGGTGTACCATCTGCATTTCTTATAAATAACTGCTCGATCTCAGCTCCAGTTGTTCCGATAGCTTTAAATGAAGTCTCTGCTTTATTTCCGCTAACAGTAATATAATCAGTCCAAAGCACCTCTGTTGTACCATGATTGAACTTGCTTCCTGTCTGAGCCTCAAGCAGACCGCCGGAAATCATACCGCTTGTACCACTGATAGTAACTGCTTTGTTACGCTTAATATTAGCAAGCTTTCTTCCACCCTTACCAGTAATCTCCTGAGTATCCTGTGTATTTGCAATAGTCGCATTCTGTAACTCGTCGAGAGTAAATCTATAGTTACCAGTAACTACGTCAAACGCTGTAATGGTCTCAAGACTTGTAATTGTAATGTCTTTAATGTTCATAATATTCCTCCTGTTGTTGTATTAGTGAATGAGCCAGTTTAAATCATCCTTGCTCAATTCTTTTGGATTTACTGTTCCGGCGTATACGCCGTACATTCTATTGTCGTAATCTGTCTTCTTAATTATCTGCTGAACGCTTTCGTTAAACTGATAAATAGAAAGTTCTCTTGTCCCCTCAAAATCATATTTAAACTGTTCAGTATTGACCATAGCGACAATAAGAGGTTCTAATTGTGAATCCTCTTTTTTATTTCTTCTGTTTTTGAGCTTTATACGAGCTCTTTCCAACATATATGCTTTTGCCTCTTCATTTGCGGGGCGTCTGTTATTCTTTTTTAAGTGGTGTATTTTTCTGAGAGCCGTAGCAAGTCTTGCATGTAAAGCTCTGTCTATGACAATTCCAATACGTCTATCCACAATGACATATTTTCCATCTTCAGGATTAGTGACTATTTCAAGGTTATCAAGATTTAGATTTCCAAATACTAGTTTTGTGTCTTCTTTATCCATTTTCTTGATACCGTCAAAAAGCATTAAAAAAAGCTGCCACGCATTAATCTTTGTATAGTCGATTCCAATGTCATCGAGCTGTACCATAAAATCAATAGGCATCGCAGTGATAGCTAAAATTATGTCATAATATGCATCTTCATGGTCTATCACTTCGCCCACTGTAGGGATGTAAAGATTTAATAGACCAGAGATAGGGTAGATGTTTTTATACAGAAGATGTTCTGTAGCCATTCTTAATTCTTCCTTCTTGTCGGAATAGACTTCTTAGGGTTATATACCTTACTGAAATCCTTGGCATAGAAAGTCATTACCTTTCCATTGAAATCCGTCATAGGAGCGAATCTCTTTGCAGAATCCAAAGTTAAAGCACCTTGCCCGTAAAACATACTTCCGTTTATTTTTTTACAAATCTCCGAACATAATTTATCTGTCCTAACACCACCTTCAGGAAGCCGGAGATTACTCTTATGGGAAAACACCCATATATATATGACAGGACGCATTAAGTCTCTCGCAAGATTATTGTCCTTTATTACATCCACTTCAAAACAGACAAAGGTCTTTCCTTCCTCAACTGTGTCCGGCAGATATTCATAAGGGAACACCTGCTTATAAGCCAAAGTCTTTGCCTTTTTTAAAGGGATATCTGGATTAATAAGATGAATGATGCTTTCCTCTGTGAGGATGTCGCCCATTAGTTGATTCTTATAGTCATAAAATTCTTCTAGCTGCATTACAACCATCCTCCATTCTCAGTGCCATCTGTATCATCTTTACCGGAAGAACCATTTGAGTTATCAGTGTCCGTGTCTGTATCTTTATCGTTTTCTTTAGGAAAGTGTAAATAGTAATCAGCAATTCCTAGCTCGTAATTGTCATTATCAGTTGCAACACATTCCTGTAAAACAAACGAGAAGACCCCGTTCCCATTATAGATATGCCCTGCCTTAAGTGGTTTCGTAAGAGCATAAGCGTTCTTAATTTTTGAGTCTGGGTCATCTACTAAGAATCTATTTTGTCTGCCTAGTTTTATAGTATCAGCGTTTCGTCCAATGGTAATGGCAATTCTTGAATCACCTCGCGTAGTGAAGAAATCTCTATCTTCATATTCACCAGTCATATATTTAGTACCGTCTTCAACGATACACCATTGCTCGTGAATAATATTGTCCTCATCAACCCATTTAAGCAGATAATTGCACTGAAGCATTTTCACTTTTGTACGGACTTCTGTATTTGCATCCTTCTCGGTAATAAGCCAATAGTTATCAGCCCATTCAACCAGCACCCCGCAAGAAAATGTCTCGCCGGGGAGGGAGTACATTATTTTTTCATTAAAATTATCTGAATCATCAATGACAGCCATCTGGTCTAATCCGTCAACAATCACGGAATGATAGGAGAGTGAGTCGGGCAGTTTGCTGCTTAACTGGCGTTTTAGCCTATTAAGATGTTCGTCCCTTTTTGTCTCTCCTGTGAGGTTAATTCTATTCTTATATGTGTCCCATATTCCCATAGTCAACCTCCTTATTCTTACTCATTGGCTCTTTTTTGTAATCTCTTACAAATTGAGATAGCATGGAATACCTCGCTGCGAATATCATCAATAGGACAGTTCGGATTCTCAATGATATACTCCAAAATTGATAGGAGAGTGAGAAAATCTGGCTCTTCTCTAAGTTCTGGGATTATTCCTTTACAACCTATCAATTCAATTCTTAAACTTCTCAAATATTTTGATAACGATGGTTCGTTATTCTCTCGCATAGGGAGAATCTTAAAATAGCGATTTACGAGATTATTAAAATAGTTCTTGACTAAATTGCCAGACAACGGCTGGTCTAATATTGTGTTATAGTCTTTCATAGATGTAGCTCCGTTAAATCACCATGATTATAAGAGTATTCTCTAATCATCTGGGTATAATCTTTTTGAGCTTTCTCGTATGCGTTCCCTACACGCATAAGCAATTCAGCGGGAGAGTATGTCGTAAAATCTCTCGTATTGATAGCATTTTCGAGTAACTCTTGTCGGTACATATATGGCTTCAACCACTGAACAATCATTCCTTCGGATATGATATCTGCAATTTCGTCAATGTCTTCGTCTGGTACTTCAACAGTGAAAACTTTCTCCTCGTCATTAGCAGTGGTAGAGAAGTCATATGAACATGCTTTCTTGAATCCATTGATTGCTCGTTTCATATATCCAATAACAGTAGAGTCTCTATCTTCTTCCTCAAGAGCGAGTAAATCTCTTTCTGTTATTTTGCTTAGGAAAGAGCCAATGAAAACGTCATATGAAACGCTCATATCAATCCCTCCTAATGCTCAATCAAATCAACATTAAGGGTTCTTTCTAAAACTGAAATAGCCTTAATCGAATCAATCTTGCCTTCGCCAATTAAGACCTGAGCTCGATAAGCTAAGGATTTCTTCTGACCATCTGTCATCTCTGAAATTATGCTCTCAAGGGTAGCTGGGTCGTTCTCGAAAATCTTATCAAAATCCTCGATTCTGACAGCGTTCTTATAGTATCTACCTACTCCGAGATAATCTACAACCCATTCATCATCAAACATAAACCAGTTATTTATAAAGAAACTCTTATTTGAATTCTTTGCATTTCTCAATTCACGAAGCTGTATTTCCTGCTCAGCTCCAAATTCGTCCCACACAAAACGCTCTCCAGTACGTTTGCTCTTATAAATGAGCTGTCCTTGGAAACCATTACGAACTATTACATACTGTTCTGGGTCAATTTCCTTCGGAACGATTTTTACAGGTGCCGAAGCAGCAACAGTAGCAGTTTTCTTTGTACGAGTTTTTCTCTTAGTTGCGCTTGACTCATTTGGCTGTGCGGTTGTCTGTGTATCTATTGTATTACCTTCCATATTTTCTCCTTCTATTCAATATAGTAACGGGAGCATGTTTCAGCTCCCGTTGTATTTAAAGTGTATTACTCGCTAATCTCGTAGCGACCAACGCCAGAATTTCCACCAGCAAGTACGATACCCATACCGTACTTCTCACCGTAGAAATACTCCTGAGTGAAGTCAGCGTTCTTCATTGGGTCTCCCATAAGTACAATAGGACTTCCCTCGTAAACTACCTTGATAGGCTTGTCGTCTCCGGCAACGATTGTAAGCATATTATCGTCGAGAACGAACTCTGTTGAGCCAACCTTGTGACGCTGAGGAGCCTCTACAACAGGTGTTCCGTAGAACTTGCCTACATAACCTAAGTTGTAAACATCCTCTTTTGCAGAATCACTCTGAATTGAATCCTTGAGGTGTCTCAGAGCTTTCTTTGTACCGATAATAGTTGCCTTCTGACCATTAGCAGCTGCCTCTACATGAGAAATTACATCTAAGAGAGCATCCTCATCATATGTACCTGCTGTTGGGAAGAAAGCAGTACCGCCAAACTGATCTGCTGTTGCACCAGTCCAAAGAGTGTATACATCGTTGAGTAACTGCTGACGGAATGAGTTAGCTACGTCAGTGATGAAATCGTTGAAATCAACACGACCTGCAAGCACTCTGTTAAGCTCCTCATAGATACGAACAGTCTTAAGAGCTGTTGGAATAGAAGTCTTGCTAGAGCCTCCGAGTCTCTGACGTCTTACACCCTGTGTACCGTCAGCGGCCTCTGAGACAACAAATACATTCTTATCCTTAACGATAAACTCGTTTAAATCTCCCTCATTTACATTACGGAAATCACAAAGAGCATTGAAATACTCATCTCCCTGAAGACCCTCTACAACAGTGTTTGTAAGAATCTGCTCTACAAGAGAGAAGAGTCCTGGACACTCACCATCTCTAATCTTTTTATAATCAAGAATTGTACTTCCGCCATTTGCCTTGATAAGAGCTTCCTTTAAAAGCTTCTGTGAATCGGCAACGGAATATTTCTCAACCCTGCCCTTGTAGCTGTCAACGGCAAGTTTTACGATATCTTTAATTTCAGCCATTCTTTTTATCCTCCTTTAATTAATCTACCTTAATAACGTAGTATGTATATCTACCAGCCTGCTCGATAGCAATAATCTTGCCAACTGCTGTAGAACTAGCTGTTGCAGTCTTTGCGACGCTAAGCTTTGTTCCTGCTGCAAGCTCAACGATATCGCCCTTCGCTGGAGTTTCCTCTCCAACAAGAGCTTCCTTTGTTACTGAAAAGATGTTGCCATGTGGAAGTCTATAACCTCTAACGGACTTTCCAGCATCGTTTATAATCTCATCAAAATTACGGATTCTCTCATCATAAGGAACCTCTGGTGCAGCAACGAGTACGATATCTGTAATAGGTGTATTTGCTGCTACATTCTCTCCAACAAATACCTCCCTCTCGTTATCTGCGAGTTTTACTGCCTTTAAAACGCTTCCGTTCTCAATAGCAGTTGGTGTAGTACCATTTGCTCCCATATACTTTACGGAAACAAGTTCACTGCGGTCAGTTGTACCGCTTAAGCTGTCTGTTCTAACAACGCCATATTTAGCCATAAATATTTATCCTCCTTATTACTGTTTTGTTGAGAAGCCAAACTCCTCAAAGACTCCGCCATAAGGCTCGTCTGTTCTGTTATTGTCTTTTGGAATTACAGGTAACTTTGGTGTCTTCTTTGTAAGACTAAAGTTTGAAGGGACTCCCTGCTTGCCCCTAATTGCGTAGCATAGTGTCTCAAGATCATCGAGTTTATATTTCATGCAATCTTTATCGCACTCATCCTTAAGTAATGAAAACTCCTCAACATTCTCCAAATCTGTGAACTTAGAGAATATATCTGCAATACCTGTTTTGCGCTCTGTTTCAAGAGCAGCCTGTTCAGCACTTGCCTTAAATTCTTTCAGTTCATTTAGCTCTGACTCCATTGATTTTGCTGAGTCTGTTGCGGCTTGGAACTTTTCCTCAAATTCGGCAGCCTTAGAAGACTCTTCAGAGATTGTTCTGCTCATCTGATCGAATATCTCTGCAAATGGGGAGATTTGCTCGCCCTCATCAAAATCTACAATCGAATATTTCTTGCGGGTCTTGCTTGCTGCGTCGATTGTGATTGTGTCGCCATTAACTGAATACTTAAATCCATAAAGCAACCAATCGACCTTATCCCAGCAGTACACCTCCAGTGTATCTACGTCATGATCTACATATAAATAACGTGGGTAATCACCCCAGTCGCAATGTATCTGCTCGATAGCAGAGAGCTGAATATTTAACTCCTCTGTGACAGCACTTGCTAAAGCAAACTTGCCGTCTTTATTAGGCTCTGTTTTACTATCAGCAATGGCCTTGAACTTTAACTCAAGTTCCTCAATCGAGAAATCATCTATAGAAAAATCAAGTGTGTCTACATTGATACTGTACTTTTCAATTAATTCCTGTTTACTCAAATCGTTATTTCCTCCTTCCATTGATTTTTGTTTGTTTATAGTGTCAACCTCTTTTGAGGTAGTGACTTTTTTGTTATAATCTTCAAGAGTATCCTTTAGCTCAAGCATCATCTGTGAAAATTCCTGCTTGAAGTTATCCTTTGAGAATGTAAGAGCAGCTGACTCATAGCATGGTGTAATTCCAATCAGCGTTAAAGCTTTAAAGTAGAAATCTGTAATCTGGTAAATACCATCAACTTTTTTCCCATCAGTGATATTGATTTCCATGCTCTCAGCGGTAATACCGTTTTCCTTAATCAACTGATAAGCTTCCTGTCTCTTCCAGAGAATTACCTCCACACAAAGGTATTCGTGCTCGGTACCGTTCTCCTCAGTGATTGTCTGCCAGAATGTTTTAGCTGACTCTGGTACAACGCCTACTGGTTGTGTAAGCTGTACCATCTTTAAGTCGCCATCATCTGTATAAATAAGCTCTACATCATGCCCGCCTAGGGTGTTTGTATCTCTGTCGTAGTTACAGACAATAGGACAGTTGTAGATAGTCTTTAGACATTTCTCAAAAGTTTCCTTTGAAATTGAACTCTTATTTTGATTCGCTCCGTGGTATGCTACACGTAGGATTCCCGTATCAAATGATGGGTTAATTTCACACAGGTCGGTTAAAGATGATGCAAAGGTAAGATTTAAAGTATCTGAGTCCATCAATAACCTCCATTAAAAATAGCCCGCATAATTGCGAGCTATAAACTAAAGCACTAAAGAGTTTGATAATACGCCATGTTGAATTGCAAGACTAAAATTTTCAGCCTCTCCATTTTCAAACACGTATGCTTTTTTATCTTTATTTGTTATTTCTTGCAGTAAGGAAAAACCCTGAGACAATAATTCATCTCTGTCTTCCTCACTAAAAACATATATGAATTTCATAATTCACCGCCTATCCCCAATCATCACGTTGTTCGGATGATTGTTCTCCACTATCAGTTAATTCAGTTCCTTCTGACGGAGGACGGCCTCCCTCATCAGTCAGAGCTTCGCTATCAGTTGTAACCTTTCCGCTCATCTGAGTTGAACTTTGTAAAGGAACAAAGATATCCTGAAGTTGCATGACTTTCGTCTCTAAGAATGACATATTATCGAGCTCAGCCTGACCAAGCCCCTGACTAGCTGCATACATGGAGATTGTTGGGAATCCATAAGAAGCAGCTTTTAGATATGCGTCACCCATTTCTTTTCTGTTAAAAGGCGATACATCAAGGAATGTAACCTTGAAATTCTTTCCATAGCTTTGTGCTTGGAGGAATCTATTTATAGCGTCCTCAATGCTACGAACAATTCCAAATGTCATACCCTGATCCACTTTAATTGAAAGAGCAAGAGCGTTTGCTGAAGCCTTTTCATTATTGAATAATAATGAAGAGACACCCGCTGAAGTAAAAACATTCTGCTCGGCATCTGCAATTGTGTCAGTATCACCGGTATTAGATTTCTCAAATCCTACCTTGCTTATCTCCATAGGAGAGAGTATAGAGCCTATCTCTTCCGGCAGAACAGCATCCAAATTCTGCCAAAATTCTTTCGCTTTATTAAAGTCGATGCCCCAATTGCCGTCTTTGTCCATCGGCAACTTCATGACAATCATCGCGTAATTTTCCAAAGCGGTTTTCGATAGTTTTAATTGTCTATAATCCTCTAAGTCATACAATTCCCTTAAAATTCCTATGAATGGCGGGAGAGAGTATTGTAGAATATCGTTATTGACCTTTATTGCGAACGATGTAGGAGAATCTAACTCCAGCCATCTCGCGGTACGATTCCTTTGATAAGCCTTATACTTTGTTGCAAACTCTGCCGGATAAAAATCCAGTAGAGCACCGTGTGAATCAAAGTATGAAAAATCGAAACTTACGTTTAACACATTTCCTTCTATTGTTGAGATAGCACAATAATCACTCGGAAGCTGCTGTATTGTGATATTGTCATTTGTTACCCACATAGTTCCGTAAAATGTATCTTCCCTAAGACACACCGTCAATATTTTAGGAAACTGTGTCTTGATGTTCATAGCAGATAAAGCGTTCAATACTTTTCTGTAATTTCGGTTTATAGTTTTCGGATTTGCCGATGTCGGGTCAATCTTATATGGTGTGACTACATACGACAAATCTGTTAGACTTGCAAAGTATTGTATAATACGTCTGAAATGCGATGACGCACCATAGATATAAACAACAGCATCTCGAATCTGCGTTTCGTATGTATATGGATTAGTAAGATATTTCTGTATATCTTCTTTTGAATAGAGTGAAAACGTAGGAGTTGTTGTATTATTGTTTAAGTCTCGTGTAATGAGCTTGTTTAACACAGCAAACTTATTCGTTATCCCTATCATGCCGGAGACATCTTTGATGTCACCAGAATTTTGGTTTTCCATGTAATGCGTTCACCGCCTTTCCGTATTTATTTTTGTTGAATGATTTTGGAGCTTTAATAATAAAATTATCTGTGGTATCAAAACTCATGCTTTGACGCTTGCACATTTTATTTTCAAGCTGCATAGCTACATAATAGTTGTATGATAAACTTGAATATCTATCTTTTCGCATACCAGACCTCTCTGTCAGCTTTACTCTTCCCCCAGCTTCTTCATACTGAAGTTTTGTAAGCTCGTCGATTAATAGTGTGGTATGGATATATGGCAACTGCATTTTCATCTTGTCTGAATCAGATAAAGACGGATATCCCTTTAAAGCTGATAGATATTTTTCAGCATCGTATTCTGTAGCAAGAAGTCTTATTCTTCCACTCTTAAATGCTTCTCTTAGCATAAAAGCACAGTCCGAATTAAATTGCGCACTTGCTTTTATAGACCAAATTACTTTCTGCGCTCCAATAGTAGTACACCTTGAAGCCATTTCAGGATTGTTGCAGCATGAGAGTGCAGGATAAAGTTCACCCGTGTCAGGGTCTACCATGTCTCTTGAAAGTGCATCATATACACCTAATCCAAGACCATTTGTATCTAGGACGATATAGTCGCACTTATATTCTTCATATAACTTTCGTATGGTTAAAGCCTGCTCGTCTGTACGCATTCCCTCATAGGTATCCGTATAGATGATATTATTAGAATATCGTCCGGCAGTGGATGGTTTCATCTGATTTATAAAGACAGCGGTAGCATCGTTATTATTCTTTCGGCTTGACATCAAAGCGATATCCGCAGATAGGATTCTAATTTCACCGTTGTGCTTTTCCTGTATTCTGATGAATGGATTATTGCCAAGTTTAGATGCAATCTCATCAGGTAACATAGGATATTTAATTGTTCTATTTTTGGAAATATTAGAGAAGTCAAAGAAGGCTCCATCTTCTGAACCAAAGAATAAAGCATCCATCTCCATCGACCACTTTACTTCACTGAAATCACTTTCCGACATATCATCAGCAACTGTCTCAGGGTCGAGTAATCCTTCTTCTATCGAAAGTTCATATGGGAATCCGCAGACAAATTGTCTACGTCTTTCATCTTTCATTACTTCAAATGTATCTAAACATTTTGTGTAACTCCAGTGATCCTTAAAATACGCGGAGCTAAGATACATGGTTAAGTTTTTCTCCTTAGCGTATTCGCGTTTTTTCTCTGCATCTGATAGTTCTTGATATTTTGGCATTCTTCTAAGAGTCAAGAATTTCTTTAATACTGTATCAATAGTATCTTTAGAAATAAGTCTATACTCGTCCAGCAGTAGCACATTACATCTGTTACCTCTCGCAGAGTCAGAGGCGGTAACTACTTTAATTACACTGGTATTAAAGAATACAATCTGAGCATTTGTTCCGTTAATTTTTGATTGCTTATCGTCAATTTCAGCCCTCAGTTCTTCTGATTGTGGCTTTAATTCAAGCAAGATTTTTTCGAGTACATTTATAGCCTGTCCTCGAGTTCCCGACGCGATGCAAATTTTCGTGCCAGGATATAAGATGCATCTTACGACGCAATAAATTGCACTAATATATGTTTTTCCGAGACCACGACATGCAATTAACACGAACGTAGTGCTCCAAAACATCATCGTAAGTAAAATTCTTTGAAACAATCTCAATTGGATATGTAAGTAATCCTCGGCAAATTTATCTGGATTTGCACGATAAAAGGAGCCCCAAATAGCAGCTCCTTCCATAATAGACTCTAGTCTACTCATTATGCTTATTTTCCTCAGATTCTTCAGAGTATACTTCAGAGAGAAGAGTTTCCTCATCATCATCGTTATACTCAGGCTTTTCTACACGAAGCCTATTTATCTCTTCTTCATATAGCTTCGTATATCCATTCTTTATGCCAAGCATCTTACATAAGTGACCCATCCAAGTAAACACATATTTCTTAATATGGTTTACATCCCTAAGAGAACTATCAATCTCGGGGAGAGGTCTTTTATTTTCATATTTATATAGCCAAACTCCAAGTGGAGTATTTGTAAAAGCTGAATCCGGCTCAATAGTCTTTTTCTGAGCAGGTTTCAGATTCAAACTTCCAATAAGTGTGTTAAGAGAATTGACACTCTTATCAATAGATTTCCCGGCCGCAACATCTTTTGATATGCTTACCTCAAGATTACAGAGTTGTCGCATGAGAACATCGCTACCAATGTCCGAACTGTTATCTCCGGAAAATGCGTCAGGAAACTTTTCAGCGTAATATTTACGTCTTTGTTCAAGCTGCTCGTACATCTCCGGGCTATATCCTGACCCCCAGAAGTCCACAACTTCCTGTGGGATTTCTATTTCTTTTTCATCAGTCTGTGCTGGTGATATAATCACCGGCTCTGTATCTTCAACTTCTTTATCAATATCTTTAGAAAAATCAAAATTCCAAAGATTACCGTTATCTAGTAAAGTATCATCATAGCTCTTTCCTGTGCACGCAGTATTATTAATACGTGCAATATACTGAGCCATTAAAGACCTAACGGAGCTTTTTTTTGATACGCTATCAAATATTGTGTCGCTCCAATATAAATCTAGCTTACGACATACCTGTCTGACGGCTGCTTTTGAGTCATTTGACTGAGCAAGATATTTTGCGTATAAACCATCTACGCACTTGCTGCAATACGGAAGATAGCCGACTCCCTTATATAGCTCTCCATATGTTTTATAGAAATTACCACGCCTTCTACCATAACCTGTACCGCATTTATTGCATACGATTTTATCTGCATCTACTTCAATAGCCATTATACTCACCGTCCTCTAATTCCTGTTCTCCATCTACAATGTCATCATAGGCATCAAAAATATCATCTTCATCGGTATCAGTGTGAGCAGTGAATCCTGACAACTTGTCAGCCAATGATAACTCGTATAGCTTAGCACTTCTTTTTAAGTCTGTACCAGACTCAAATTTTGTAGTGTAGTGCCCCGGTATTTCTGTCTCTTCTCCAGTTACAGGATGTTTACCGGTTCTAGCTTTGCGATAGTTTAACATAAGAGTACCAAAACCTCTTATAGATACAGATTCGCCTTTCTTTATACTATCCATGATTACGGCAAGTAAGGCATCAACAACATTTTCTATATCATCATTGGTAAAGATTACCCCTTTATCTGTTTTCTTTACTACGAAATCTTTAGAATTCCCTTCATCATCAGATATATGGAGTACCTGTTTACGTGACGAGATAGGTTTCCTAATATTATTTTCCCGCATGACAGTAGCCGTGCGTCGAACCAATTCCTTTCTGTTCATATATTTCTCCTTTTACTCTATATATCTCCAAGTCCTTTTTGATCTGGAACTGCAATATCTCCATTTTTGAAATACATTCCGATTTGTTCTACTGCATCTATATCTGTATAGACTTTGCACATATCAGATGATTCCCAACCTACAATCTCTGTGATAACACTATCTGGAATACCAGACCTTACTAGAGATGTAGTAAAATAGTGTCTTAAACTATGTATATATGCAGGCTTCCCGGCAAGACGAGAGAATGTGTTAGACCAGCTATTAATAGTTGATATCTGAACATGCTCAGAAGTATTTGTCTTGTTAGGAAACAGCCATTCACTTTCTATTCCATCTTTTTTGCGCTTATTCATCCAAGCATCGAGATATGGCTTAAATTTCTTCGCCAGTGTGTAGCACTTAATCATTTTTCCGCCGCCTCGACCCTTTGTTTTAATAGGAGCGCTTTCATATAAAGCTCCGTCGCAGACAAGCCGATTCTCATCAAAGTCGCTTAATTTAAAACGGCATAATTCAGACTTCCTTCTACCGCTATACATACCTAATGCAAGATAGCAAGCCTTCTCATAGTCTTCTCGATTTATAAGATTATCCAAGAGAAGCTCCAGCTCTTCGTCCTCCCAAACTGTCTTTTCTCGCACAGGATGATTGACTGGGTTCTCTACTTTCTTAATTATGTTTCTAAATTTAGGAAACTCGTCATCTAGCACATTTTCTATAAAATTGCTAAGAGATGAGAGAGAAGCTTTAAGCCTTCTTATCCTAGCAGGGCTATTTTCATTGTTAGACAATAGCCAATTTTGATATGCAACAACATTCCTTTTTGACCAGTTAACAAAGAAGGTGTTATTGTTATGCTGTAAACACCATACAAATGCTATCTGAATGTCGTTTTCATATCCATTGATTGTAGTTTCACTTCTTTGTACAGACCTCAAATAGTCTTTAAAATCCTCAAGAAGTTGTAAATTTTCCGGATTTACTTGCTTCAGTAGTTCCGGACTTGTTATAGCGTTCATTTTAGTCTTACGTCCCATATCACAAGTGCCTCCTTCAAAATTTATTTGTTCGTTTCTAAACTCAATATCCAGTCTTATTGTGGCTTGGATACATACAGACTTAACGAACATAGTCTTTAATGGGATAGTGGGTGGGGCTGGATTCGAACCAGCGATGCCGTTAGGCGCCGGATTTACAGTCCGGTGCGTTACCGCTACGCTACCCACCCATAAGAGAGAACCGTGCGCCCTATTTTATGGTTCTCTCTTACAACAATGGTAATGCGAATTTATATTAACCCGTCGAATATCGACAGACTAATACCAAAATTTACTGATAACCTGTCAAGAATGACGACTTAGTTATCACACTTTAGACGATATTCCGCGTCTAATCCATCAGCTTCATTCATAATAAGTAGAAGCTGAGATGGGGTTGAGTATAGCCTCTTCCCATTTGCATAATCATCAGCACCGCATAAGGCGCCGCAGAGCATAGAAGTAATTCCCAGCTCTTCAAAGCTTTCCCTATGATGCTTATCACCGAGCAGAACATATTCGATGTTCTTTCCGTACTTTTTTTGGAATAGGGTAGTAAGCAATCGCGGAGAAGATTTCACACTATCGTTATCTCCATGTGCTGCACAAATCTGATGTCCACATGCATCTATAAACAGAAACTCATTTCCTGTATCATCCATAATATGTATGTTGTCATATATACTTAATCTTGGTGTCAGCCACCAAGGTACAAGCCGCTCCATATTGTCGCGGTGAACATTTTCGTTTTTACTTGGAATTGTTCTTGCATGATTTCCATAAGTGACGTATACATATGTTTCTGGAACACATATACTAAGCCGTTCTATCGTCTGCGCTAGCAATTCTGTGGCTTGCATAAGCTGGTCGCATACTAACTCTTCTGATGCAACACGAGCACTTGTATGAATTGCCCCATGAATTAAATCGCCAAGCACGACTATATGTAATTTATTACATTTATGCAGAGCTATTTTTCTTGCAGCTTTTTCTGCTATATTAATAACTCTTTCTTTACAGATCATGGTATTGAATGAATTAAAGGCATTGTCCGTTTTTAGTCCATAATGCCAATCTGAGAGTACTAACACGGCCTCCGAATCGGATGTGTCGCCTGTAAAATTTATATAGCTGTCGTTGTTGTAAAGACAACCTATTGTCTTAGGAAGTGCCTTTGCTGAATTACAAAGCTCGGATATCAGATGCTCATACCTAGCATCTATTGTTACTAGCTTATTGTATTCTCTTCTCTGATCGTAGAAGCGTTGACTCTCTTTCCTTAGGTCAATTAATTTTGAATCTAACTCTGATAACATTTCAGAGTCTTTAATTCTGTCCCTAGACTCGTTATCTAGTAATTCAAGTGTACGTTTGCTTCCGTACATCATACGTCTTGCCACATCGCTTGAATAAGCCTGTCCATATACACGCTCAGATAACTCGGTATAATCTATATCTGAGAGAGTTCGGTCTACAAGCTTACCGTAGATTAATCTTTTATGATAATCCAGCGGTGTCTCCTGTGGTTGTTTATCAATATTCAAATACAGATACCTGCCTTTCTCCTTGTGCTCATAACGAAGGTGCCTATATTCCCCTTCATACAAGAATCTCATCAAAATGCTCTAACTCATTGATAATCAACAAGTTAGAGCAATAGCAAATTTATATCCGTATAAAAATTTTTGAAATTAAGCGTTTTTTCGACGACGCATAATATAGTTTACTCGTTGCTGAACTGCGATATCAGTAGCACACGATTTACAAAATTTCTGCTTTCTGCCTTTCTCCGGGTCTGTATATTTGACAGTTATACCACAGTTGCAACATTCAAAATATGGATTACGCTTACTTTTACGATATTCATACTTTAAAAATTGATAACCTAGATTTCTAAAATCATTAATATCTAATACGACCTTATCGTCTGATACATAATTAACACGCACATTTGTATTATCTATCTTTTTTGAAAAGCGTATTAGCCCAAGTTCCTTAAGCTCACCATAGAATTGGCACTGGCGCTTAATTGATGTATTGATATTGGCTAAGGCCATGATTTCATTATCTTTATTATTTACCCAATAGTCGGTATCCGGGGATACCTCATGCCAATATTTAGCTAAGCAAAGGAGTGTAAACGCTAATCTCTGCAGTTGCTTGCCGTTTAAAGATTTTATTGTTTGCATTTCATTTTGTGTTATATGAATGCTTTCTATGTATATTGCTGGATATTTAATAGCGCTATTAATTGCATATTCAATGGCTGCCTCCCATTTTGGAAGAGAAGTGAGAGGGTCGCATTGAATCAAAAATACTTCGAGCTTTTGTCTAAGTTCACCTCTTTTAGAATATCCGTTATCTATATAATATCTTGCGACACGTTTAAGTGTCTCCGATGGTTTACTCCCGAGAGATTTGGACTGAACCATCTGTTCAGCCCATTCATTTTCTTTTAATACTATACTCATTCATTTCCTCCTAAATCTTTAATCATAAGTGTAAAATTCTCACCACAGTACTGAATATCTCCATCTGTGTGTTTAACAGGAAATGATATGATATTGTTATTATGGGAGAGTAAGTTATGTATAATCTCTGTTCCACACATGCTCCATGCAAATCTCTTAGACGAACTTTTTTTATAGCACAAATCTAAAACAATATTGCAGAGAGCTTCTTTATTAGAACAGACCTCATCGCAGGCTGCTCTGAAATCCTCATTAAGCATATTTAACTCTGTAAATGCTTCATACTTGTCTATCTTTTCGTTTTGAGCAAATATAGCGTAATTTTGAAGCTTCTGATTGTATTCATCATATAAATGCTTAATAGTCTTATATTGTGAAACAGAATACGCTACATCGCTTTTCATAATTGTATAATCAAATTTTTCTCTAAATTTATACTTCTTGATATATCCATCGAACTCTTGTTCAAATCTACGACATATAGTATTCATTACACAGTCTCCGGTTCCTACAGGCATCCTGTATTCGTAATATCTTAAGAAGTCTGATTGAGCATCTGAAAGCATTTCTTCGGGCAAAGCTTTTAACTCGTCCACAGTCATTTGAAATTCTCTTAGACAATTTCGGTTAGTGTTCTTTATGTATTGGTTATACTGCTTCATAAGAGCAGGATATATGTATCGCATAAAATAAGGCTTCTTGTCTGCCAATATGCGTCGGTTAAAATCTTTGACATCTTCATCCTCCATCTTATTAACGGTATGTCTATCATGCCAATATCTTGGCATCGGCTTACAGATAATTCCTTTGGATTTGTCAATTGAATTTTGTTGAAATAACTGTCCGCATCTTATTCGGTAGGAGAGTACTTTGTATTCCTCACTGTCTTTCGGATAGTGTGAGCGCGCTTCAAACATTGATGTAATGTAATTTGTAGTCTTTCCAATATCGTTTCCGAAACTCTCTATATTTGATTTAATAAAGGCCTGCTCGTCCGGTATCGTTTTGGCAGCCTTTCTCTGAGCACACATAAGAGCAGGAAGGACTTCAAGCTTACTTACAAGCACATGATTATCTGAAAGCATTACTAAGTCTCCATCGTTATCCATACCGTTTAGTGCGGCCGCTGCAGTGTCCCATGCATTAAATATGGTACAGGTCTTCATATATCTATACCAAAAGCTTACACGCTCATTGCTTACAGGATGGACTAGCCTTATATTATTATGGCAAGTCATAGGAGCTCTGAAACAAGCCAAGCTTTCAGCATTGCAATCACTCCAGTATTTGTTGTATATTTCTCCGGCGGATAGAAGACCAGTTACCTCAAGCCCAAATATACTCTGACATAATGCATAAGGGTCTCCGGAAACGATAGAGTAGTTACCATGTACTTTAAGTACCCCCACTTTAGCCTCGTTAATCCTGTTCTTAATTAACTGATAAATTGAATTTTGAATAAAAGGGTCATAAAGCATATCCGGATTAATCATAATAGCCTTAATGAAATCATCGTCCATACGCTCAATATTATTCTCATTTAACCCAGTGCCTTTAAGGAAAAGTATCGTTTTCTTCCAGTCACCGTGTAGTACATCACGAATCTCATTCATGGTAGGAGCGATAAGCTCGTCTATATCATCATCAGACAAGTCATAGCTCTGTATAAACTGATAGTTCAAAGAATGCTCATTTTCAAGCTCTTTTGGACAGGTTTTAGCTATTCCAAACGTATATCCATTATCAAGGGAATTTTTAACATAGTCATCGCAGCTATCATAGCTATCCCATAATTTAACCATTGACGTAGTTAAAATGAGTTCTACGTCACGGACATCTACATCATTTCCCCATGCATCTTTAATGATATAATTGCCATCAGCTACCAATTCAGCGAACTCAACAAAATCAAATGTGAATGCCATCCCTTTTTCAAATGAGAATCGAGTGTTAGCTCCGCTAATGACATAATCAAGCTTGAGCTCCTTGCTCCATCTTTCGGCCAGCGTTGGAAGCATAATTCCAAAACCGTCTGAAGCATTGAGATCAACCTTCTGATTACGCTGCAGTTCCATTGTTGGTTCCCCTTCACACTCATCAGTGAGATATATAATATCCGATAGGAATGATGTCTCGCAGTCATTCACAACAGCTATACCTTTCGGGAAAGATACTGGAACAGAAGCGGAGCATGTCAATGCCTGATACGCTTCGAGCTTAGCGGTTACAAGTTCCTTATCAGGATTACGACCGTTGGCTATTCGGTATTTCAGTGTATCGACCACACGCTCGCTTACGAAAACGATAGTGCTATTTTTTATCCCACCATTAGTTCCGAGCAGACGCTTATATTTTATTCCGTTAATGGTAAAGCCTTTACTAGCTCGGTAATAATCCTTCTCCTTGTCTATAATCAAGGCCATATAGTCAGGCTGAAACTGAAGCTTATCAAGCTGCTTATACAATTCCTTAATAGCATGTCTATTCTTTACACTATCTTCTCCATTGCGAAGAGTTTTAATTTCTTTCTTGATTGCTTTAGCTTGACTATCGGCATCTTGGATATCGTTTATTGAATCAATCCAACGAAGAGTCTGGCTACTTGCAAGAGATATTACTTCGTCATTTTTGCGCGCTTCTTCGATTGGAAGAGTTAATCGCCAGCGATTCTTACGAAGGCGACTGCTATGTATTTTAAAGATAAATTTTTGACAGGTTAGTTGTTTACTAATTTTTAACACCTCAATTCTATATATATTTAGCTTGATATACTAAAAATAAAAACCATATGGGTTCTCATCATCAGCACCTATATATTCTCCATATGCGGCTCGGTAGTTCTCAAGTCCCTCATCAATCATTCTCTTAATCTGTTTATCATTAAGTAACTCGTCATCGACTGGGTAGAAGCTTCCGCAAGCCACCTTTCTGTCTATGCAGCCATCTGCATAAAGACAATTTGCACATTTACGTTTTACCATTCTAATTTCCTCCTTTGGTGATATATTTATTTTTGTTTGCTCTCTTCGTATTTATTGGATAAATCATTTATCCAGTTTTTAAGTAAGTTTCTCATCCTCTTACTTGGTATGTATATATTTATATCCAATCCATCACGGATTGCCGACCGCCATATCCACTGAATCATAATTGATAAAGCATAACGGTCTTTATCGAAATCGTATCCGCTGTTCTTATAAAAAGTAACGACATGCCCGTTAGGGAATAGATTAACTGGATATACCAACGTATTCTTGTCTCGATACTTATTGGTAGCCTTTATAGAAAAAGCTAAATCACTATTCCAAAACCCTTTGCCTCTGATTTTGCCCCAGTAGCTATTATATGTTCCACATAACCTTCGTTCGGGAACCGAATTGGTCTTTCGATTAAAATAATTCCATATATTAGCTCTGAGCTTACCTACATCGTCCTCATGTGTTTTATACCAATTCATAGATAAGTCATGTTTTCCGTCCCCGATAGCATTAAGCTTTTTATCCTCGAGTATATGTATCTTATCTTTAAGTGTGCTAACATAATCCGGAATATAATCAGGGTGATCCGTAAACTCATATTTTCCATCATCAGATTTATGCACACCGATATATGTATATTCGATATTATTCATCTGCAGGAATAAATCCATCTCCGAATTATGAAATAAATATGTGAGAACTATGACCTCATCTGCGGATTCCAAAAATTCCTTTGGGTATACCCAATACCACATTTTGTCATTTTTCTTTTTCCCAATTCGAATAAGAGGCCGAGACTCCATCATTCTAAACATCTTATATAATTTGTCTCCGCCATACTCTTTGGATGTCCTCACAAAGTATCCGGGTTTCTCCTCTACGACATGTCCAGAATCAACTGTGAGCATTACATCTCCATAAGATATACTATTATCCTGCTCAAAGACGGTTATCTCTTCATCTATTATGATAGTGTAATTCATCTTTTTTAGGAGCCTCAAGGTTTCCTTCGTATAATATAATGCTGCTTGATGCGTACTGGTTATGTTCCGCCCCGCTTCGATAAGGGCGGTAGTGTGTTTTGATTTACTGAATGAATACTTTGGATTAGTACTGCTTGGCTCAACAAAATGTGCGTCAGGACAAGAAGTATTAATCCGGCTGGCTTCATCCAAAAGCGGTGTGATATATAGGAAGCGCTTTTCTGGGTGCGCGTTAATATATGATATAACGGCACTAGTTTTGCCACTTCCCATGATAGCATCACATACTTTTACCATGTATTTTCCTCCTGTGAAATTGTATTTTGAAACCAAAATGGTTTCATTTTTAAAAATTACGCCTGTAACTCGCTGACTATCAATGCTGTTTTTGGGCAGCCCTAAATAGAAAACATTTTTTTAATCCTCCTGATTTAGATAAGTAAATTACTGTGACGTATTGGTAAATAATATATAGCGCTTATACATCGTTTGAATTAGCTTTATATTAATTATTATCCAGTAAATAAATTAATGTTGCTTGGAAATGCGCTATATCAATTTAGGCTTATTATACATTATTTTTATCCGCATGTCAATATATTTTTAGGCTCATATAAAATAATTGTTATTAAAATGAGCGCTAAAAGACACTGAAAGTGCTAAGTTAATTTATCCGCTTGTTACTGTCTTTTTATTTTGGATATTCATCTCTTGCATTTAATTCATCTAATAAAAACCCACTAACAAGCGGAAGCAAATGTGTTAAAGAGGCCTGATTTTGGGGATTGGAGTTGTATGTGGGAGAAAGAGCGACTTCCATAATATGTATTGGTGGCATTGGATAAAATACCATAACCACGGGGCACTATGTTATATTGTGGTAAAAAGTAACATAGAATTGTAGGACGGTTGACCCTTTGCGGTATAGCTTTTTTCGGATATATTAATTTAGCTTGACTATCAATATTTTTTGTGCTATGCTATAGACTCAAGATATTTTAATAAACACAATTCAATAACACTTCAACTTGTTTGTTAGAATATCAGCAACCAAACAACCAGACATAAGTAAAGGAGACAAAAACCATGTTAGAACAAAACAACCAAACAACCAAACAAACAACCAACTTTGAAACCCTATTAACCAACTTTGAAACCTTGCATATTAACGCGCCACATTCAACAGAATATAGCGACACTTTACAAGAACTTAGCACGGCTATAGCCTATTCAGTTTTGCGCAAAGTGATTGACCCACAAAGATATAACACACAAAGTGATAACGTTTCAAATAGTGGCTTCAATAGCCAACTTGTTAGCATTAAAAACGTGTTATATCGTGATATTCAGTCAATCAAGAATGTCAATGTAATAGAGCCGTTGTGTATCGGTCACACACTCAATGATAACGGAGATGACGTAACCGTTATTACAGATAAGTCATTGTATGAAGGATATAACAAGTTAGTAAGTCATGTTTTATCTGATGGAATGGACTTAGTGCAAGTTGCAAGTCTGGCAATACTCGAACAGTGTGACAGTGAACTTGTCAATGACTCTGAACTTGGATTTATTGCAAAACCGTACTATATAACACGACTCAAAAAGAAAATTGTTATCAAAAAGGAAGATAGTAAAAACGGCTATGAAACGATAGCCACTACACCGATACAAGAAGTATATCGAAAAGTCAGAAAATATATCCAGGATAACAAGTCACTACAGATTGACCCAAAAAACATGTATACATATATCGAACTTGATAACGACAGTAACGACGATGAAAACAGAATATACAAACGACTTGACAAGTACGCTGACTTAGGCGGAGTAAGTATCTCAAGCGGTTTTAATACGGTAGAGAATACAGTTATAAACCACATAGACAGCACCCACGGCGGACTATATACGGCAGACAGTGCCACGGTTGACACAATAGAAAAATTGATTGACAAATTGGAACTAACAACCCGACAAGCTCAAGTGCTCAAGTTACGTTTACGTGGCTATGGTTTAAAGGCTATCGGTACATATTTAGGTGTATCACATCAAGCTATAGCAAAGACCCTAAAGCAAGTACAAACGAAAGCTATTGACAAGTTAGGATTGACCCAAAAAACAGATAGACAAGCTAACTAAATAATCTTATTCACTGGATATAAAGAGACCGTTTTTCACGGTCTCTTTTTTTTGTCCAGCAAGGCAAGCCGACACGGTTGACCCTTTACGGTAGACAGTGAAAGCAAGCCACAGGCAAGGCAAGCGCGATTTCTAAGTTGTTTGCGCTATATAAACATACAACTTTTATAGCACGTTGCAGTACAGTGTAAAGCCACTGAGCGTGTATATTTCAGGGTATGCACGTAAATTACGGGTGTCTTGTTGATACGTCAGCAGGAGTAAATCCAACCTGAGCTATTGGTAAGTCTTTAGTAAAGGGCTTCTCTTTGAGGAGCTTTTTGTTATGGGCTTATGTCCATTGCTGCATAAAGAGGTTCCCGGCATGAGATGCAGCGGGCGGAAGCATGATATAGCACGTGATATCATGTAATTTCTGAATATGCACGTGCAAAGGGGCGCATGATAGACACCTCCACGTGGTGCGCCTTGTCAACGGATTTATCCGGCTGAGTCTATCAAATTGCTGAGAGGGCTACCAAGCCTTGAGGTAATAAGTGTCTATACCGAGGTCTGATTTTCAGAAATCGTGAGGGCTACCTGATGGCGGGTCATAAGTGAATATCGGCAATTCTAAACAGTTCCTCTTCTGTATAAAAAAGACGACGACGCCGTATATGTTAGTGAAAATGTACGTAGCCGGGCTTTATGCCCAATGGTGAGGGCGGATTTTAGTATCCGTCGGAGTTACGCTGAGTTAGATGTGAAACCAAGCCGTAAGCCGTATTCGTTAATATACGGCTTAGCTCGAAAACGTTCTTTGAGGGCGCGATTAAGGTAGTAGTATCACCACCCGAGGGTGGCTCGACTATATCCGAGGATGAACTGTCGGACTATTGCCCGTAATCTCGAGGGAAAGAAGTAGAGTGAAGAAAAATTACATAATACGCACTATAGATGCAGGTCTGTAGTGTTTCATATAAACTTATATAGAGCGCTTGAGACTGGTTATTGCAATTGGTCTTGAGCGCTTTGTTATGAGCTTATGCTCGTAAATGTAATTATTAAATCAAGCCGAATAAGGAGGAATCTGCTATGGCAGACGTAAAAGAAGTATTAGAGGCACTTGAGAGCAAAAAGCTTTCAAAAGAGGATATCAGAAAAGCTGTAGAGGAGCTTTGCGCTTCTTACAATGAGGCTTTTCAGGAAAAGAAGTATGATGTAGCTTCAGGTATCGAGGAAGATATGACTAAACTGATAAATCAGTACACGGCGCAGGCTCGTGAGGATTGTTTCAATGAAATCAAGACTTATGATGACCCTATGCTTGAGGCGGTGAAGCGTCTCACCTTTACGGCTATTCGTATAAAGGATATCAAGCAGGGTGATGACAAAATTCCTGTACGTACTATCGAAGAGGTTGAGAAACCTATCGACGTATTGAGGCTTCACAATTCAGTCAAGGGCGGAATCGGAGCTGATAAGCAGTGGATGTATAAGATTGAGAAATTCAATATGCTTATGACGGCGCAGAAGTGTATCGACCTAGGTCAAGACCCTAAAGAGGTCTATGACTGTATGACTATGCAGAAAATTAGCAAGGAAATCGACATGGGTAAGAATCCGACATCGAAGACAAAAATCCTTGCAACGCTTCAAAGCGTAGTACAGGCTATGATTGGTGAGGAATATAAGCCGGTATCGCATGATGTGAACTACCTTATGACGATATTTGCGAAGAAAAATCGCAAGGCTCTGAGCGTCACTTGTGCAAATCACCGATATATGAGGAACTACATCATGGAAATCTGTCACCGTATCGTATCTGGCGAAAGCTATGATGTCCAGTTTAAAAAGGAAAGCAAATAAAACGGGAATCTAAGGAATGCTATCGTATGAAAGCATTCCCTTTTTTATGCAAAGCTTTTATGCAAAGCGGAAAGGAATCACTATGGAATGGATTGGAAATCTCTCGAAGGGGAAATTAAACACCCCAGAGGGTCAGAAATGGATTAATGCAGCAAAGAAATATATGACTGAGGAAACAATGCGCTGGGTATGCGCAGAAACCTCGGACGGAACTAATATGGCTATGATTTCTACATACACAGACGGGGATTTTGTCTTTGACTGTGCGTATGATGGGAAATCCCGCGGAGACGAGATAGTAACCCGGGATATCGACGAAGCTCTTGATTGGCTTATGACAGCGGTATCGGGTAAGGTTCATATGTCATATGGCGAATTTAAGAAGCGTGTAAGCGCTCTTATCGCCAAGGCAGGTGGCGGAATTTCAGTTTGCTTCAACGTAGATTGGGAAAGAGGTCGCTATTATGCGAACTGTTCTGATGGTGTAAAAATCATCGGGAACTCGATGAGCTTTAAGGTATCTGTCAGATGGGGTAGCCACGGAAATCACGCTTCCGTAGCGGAATTATAGAGGTGCAGCATGAAAAGAAAGATTGTTTATACAGTTATTACTGGGGCGCTCATGATGGGCGCCTTTTTTGCAGGAAATTCAATCCATAATGGTGAATCAAGAAACATGGGAAATCCGGATTATGAGGTATCTAAAGCTCCGACTTCGGAAATTACTGAGGTTTCCGAGGCTCCGGAACCGACTGAAATGTCGGGAATCCCGACAGATGATATTGCGGATTATTATATCAATTCCTACGGATATATCACATTAGAACTTTGTGATGTGCAGAATGTTAATGGTGATCCGGGGAATCCGAAGTATATCGACTATCTGAGAGAAAAGGGGATACCGGATATAACCGAGGATATGCATGATGCTTATTTCGACCTGTCAACCGTAACTGGGTATGACGAGCACGACGGAATATTAACGCTGCACACAGAGTCCGGTGATGACTGGATAATCAGTAAGTGAGGTAGCGGCATGAGAAAATACGCAAGGTATTCTATAGAATGGGAAAATCCCTATTCGGGTTATGTCGCTGAAAATTTTCGCGAGGTATTGCAGGGCGTAATATGTCCGGGCTGGTGCTGGCAAAAGGTCAGAAATATGAGAAAAGATGGTATACGTATCGGACATATAGAGGCATTTAAAATGGTTTTCGGGTGGAAACGCAGGGAACCGGATGTGGAATTTAAACTATATATCGAGTATTCCCACGATGGTTCGGTAAAGACGACTATTTATCAGAAATGCGGATTACCTATTTATGAGGGAAAATCAATCAAGGAAGGTAAAGAGGCTCTGTCTTATCTATACGGGAATGACAAAGCGGATATATCTGATGAGCTTAAAAGTTATTTGGATACTATCTTACAGTGGTAAAACGAGGATTTTATTATGATTATCACAGGAATTATAGCGGTGCTTTTTCTCCTCGGAATTTCATTTCGAGGAGATTGTAGTGTTCCGGAATCTACGGCTCTAAGCGAGTCAGAATGGCATGAGCTACTTAAAGAAATTGAGAGGTATGAGACATGAGTATCAGAGAGAAAAGGCACAGGCTTAAACTTCAGAGGATAGCCGGGGGAATCATGTTAGTAATCGCTATGGTGATTGCTTGGGGAATAATGAAATTTTCCCCGGGTGAGGATATTAGCTTCGTATTTGTTATTATCGTTCCGGCATTAATGTGTCTATTCTCAAGACATCTCGTGTTATGGGATTTGGAGGAATGATATATGGATTTAACTGTAACTTATATCGTGAAGAAATCTGGTACGAGGGTAAACAAAACGTTTGACAGTGACTTCAGGTGCAGAGCATTTATTAGAAAGCTGAGGCATTCTAAAAAATGCCTGTTGGTGGCATACCCGTTGTTTATAGATTAGGAGGACTTATGACAAAGGAAGAGTTATGCGCAAAAATAAGCAAAGAAAATCTGCTTATGCGACAAGATGTAGAGGAAATTGTCACTTGCTTTACAGAGGAAATTGCTGCGGCAATGACGCGTGGTGAAAGAGTAACAATCCGAGGATTTGGAACGTTTTCGGCAGTGAAGCGGGAAGCCAAGAAAGCAAGAAACATTCATGCAAATGAGGAAATGATAATTCCCGAACACATGGCACCTAAATTTCAGCCATGTAAGGCGCTAAAGGAGAGAATAGAGAAAGGAGCATAATATGTCAATGCTAGTTGAGCCAGATGGAATCTGGCAATTCTTTGAGGAAAACCTCGAAGCATTGCAGAGCGGGGCAAGGTTAACCGTAGCTGAGCGCATGGAATATGGTATTCAAATTCTCGCTGGCTTCGATGATTATCCAAAGTTGATTGTCGAGCAGGATGAAGAGGAAGTATATGAAGAGTGTTGCTTTAATGCAAAAGATGCTAGCGATACTCTGCGGAGAATGTCGGATGATTATTTGACGTCTAAGGCAATTCTTGATGCTATGGATGAGGAAGAAGCGGATTCTGTGGATGATGAGGATTATGCAGATAATGATTTAGAAATTGAAGTTACAGAAGATGATATAAGGGAAACAACCCGCGACTTCATCTCATATGTAACAGGGCTTTCTGCAATGATGATTTCTGATAAAGAATTAGAAGACTGCACGAACCATTTCCTTGAGTACTTAGCAAGAAAATGGGAACACACGGATATAGTTCGTCCAATGAAGCTTAAGGACGCAGATACGGGGGAATCTTATTTTACGCGGCATCCATACGAAGATATTGTATGGAGTGACCCTGATAATCCGCTCTATAAGCCAGCTGAATAAAGCTGGTATGCTTGCCAATGCTCAACTTCCGGGAATGCCAGCCCAAGTGCAAGCGGATAACGCTAATGGAGTAAATACATAGAAGAAAAGGAGATTAAAATTATGGCAAAGATCAAAACATTAGGAGACGCAGTAGTAGTAGTTTCAACACTTAAGTTCGAGGATATCAAGTTCCTTGAGAAGTATCGTGAGGATGCTTTAGCACTTAAGGGTGGTGAGGATAACAAGGAGATTATCTTCAGAGTAGGAGCTAGCGGAACACCTGGCGCAAACAAGTACGGAATTACATTTGAGGGTGCAACAAGAGACGAGGCTAAGCAGGCTATCTTAACTCTCTCACTCAACTACGAGGGCGAGGATATCAAGGGCTATATTGCAGACCAGCTCGGTTCTACAATCACTCAGCTTGAGAAGCTTGAGGAGACTGTTCCAACAATCCTTGCAGAGGTTAAGGCTGAGCGCGAAGCAATCGTATCTTCAATCGAGATTGCATAGTCTTGGTCTTGAAGATTCTCCGGGCGGTAAATCAATTACCGCCCTTACAATTTAATACGGTACCAATTAATTAACAATACATATGTAGAACGAAAGGAAAATATTATTATGATCAAAGTTACAATCGGAAACAACGTAAAGAGAGAGTCAGTTATCATTGATGAGGCAACAACACTTCGTACAGCGCTTGAGGATGCAGGCGTAGATTACACAAGAGGAACAATGCACTTAGATGGTTCATCACTCCAGCCGGGAGACCTTGATAAGTCATTCGCTGATTTTGGCATTAAGGATAAGGCATTCCTTCTTAATGTTGTTAAGGCTGATAACGCAAGATAGGATAAGCTGCAATACAATTTCATATGGAAACAACCCCCGCTTCGGCGGGGATTTTGGGAAGATAAGCGCACTGCGGCGCTAGGTATATTAGATAGCTTGTAAAATAAACAATAAACTCTTTTGACATGGTTGGTATGGTTTTACATACATAGTATCTCTTTTTAAACATTTAATCCCATTGCTATCTAATCGGGTTCGATTCCCGGTCTTCCCTTCCCTAAAAATATAGTTAAGGAGGAATTATTATGTTTAGAGATATAATTTCTGAGACGCCCTTTACTTCGTCTCAGGCAAATGTCTATTTCAATAGTGTAGTTCAGGGAGAGTATTGGAGAGGAAGCGATGCAACATTTCTCTCAACCTTAAGAGCTCTTCTTGCAAAAAGGAAAAAGCAGGAAGACCCTACAATACGGCTATCATATAGCGATTCGAATTATTCTAGTGGCACCTTGGCGCATAATTCTGATACAGATATCGCAAGAGCATTATCTCGTTGGGCAAGCCTCGATAAAGGAGAATTCAACATTCATGATATCAGAGGAACCGAAGAGGAAATATGCCAGCAATTTAGAATCTTGAGGGAAAAATTCACATCATGTAGAAATGAGTTTACCCGGGTAGAAAAAGTATCATTATTCTATCGCAAGTCATTTGCTGTTGAGTGTTTTATAAATCAGCAGGACTACACTGTTATGCTGTTTGTTGAAAATTTAACGGCGAAAAGATTACATTATTTACAGTGTGGTATATTTGCCATGATGCCTTGGTATTTCGACCCGACCGAAGGAGTAACAAAGAGCGAGATGGCTTTAATAGAAGCACTCAAAGATGGCGATGCTGCTGCTTATATCAATATCTTAAAAGAGATAGCTGATGATTTCGATTTCAGAGAGGCATATATAAAATCAAGCTTATCAGAAATAGAAAAACGTTCGTGGGCGCAACGCTTAGAAAGAGTCGAGCATAAGATACATCAGGTGGAGAAAGATATCACAGGCTATAACGATTCTATTCGTCATCTCCTCGCGAGCAGAAATGAGCTCCTAATTGACCAAATAGGAATTAAGACAAAAATGAAAGAAGAAAATGCGGAATCGGAGCTTATTGACTATTTTCTTTGTAATAAAAAAATAGAGTTGGCTACTGTTACAGGGGATGAAATAACCTTTGTAGTTAAGGATTATGTAACATATTTTGATGAAGATATGGTTGAATCTGTGCTTGATAATGAATACAGCTATGTATATGATCCTGGTTGTGATACGGATGTATCAGAAATTGTAGCTCCCGAGGATATGAAAAAGCTTATGACAGCTATTTTTATAGACCAGTCATTGCATATTAAGTTCTGCGCAGCATATACAATTAGTCTAGGTGAGGGTGTTAGAGCTTTAAGAGGCTACCATTACGGGATAGACTATAACGATTGTATGCCAAATCCACATACAGATAGATATGAATGTTTGGGAACTTATCTTGGTGAGATTAATGATTGTCTCGGCAGGAATGATACAATTGGAGCAATAGAACAGTGTATTGCAAGCTGCAAGTCTCTGAACTTTGGAGATTCTACAGTTATGGAAGTTTTTATGTCTAGGTTATACAATCCTGATGATGAATACGACTATGATAAATGCATTGAGCTTCCGGATGGTAGAACTGTTGATATTGTACAAGCTATTGCATGGATGAAAGAACAAGATGAAAAAGATGAAGAAAAAGAAGAGAAAGCAACTGAAACAGTTGAGGAAGGAAAAGAAAATGAGTAGACCTATAAAGTTGTCCATTGAACAGGCAGAAGCATTTAAAAGAGAGTTCGCAGATATCTTAGCTGCTGGAACTTTTCCCGAAGGTGAGATCAAGTTTTCCAAAAAATTCGAGACATGCAAGAACAAAGCAACACTATATTTCAAGGAAAAGGCATGGCAAAAAATGACATGTCTTGTTGATGAGATAGATAAGGAAGTTGCGTGGCATGGAATTGCTAAGCGATATGATAACGATGGCGAGAATGCTGCCTATATCATCGAAGATATCCTCGTATATCCACAGAAAGTTACCGATGCTACAGTTACAACCGACCAAGTAGAGTATCAGACATGGCTGATGGATAGAGATGATGATGAATTTAATAACATAAGAATGCAGGGTCACTCACATGTGAATATGTCAACATCTCCATCAACAGTAGACCTGACACTGTATGATCAGATAATCAGCCAGCTTACTGATGATATGTTCTATATTTTCCTTATTATAAATAAGAGAAATGAGAAAACAATAAAAATATATGATTTTAGAGACAATATCGCCTATGAAACGGCGGATGTGGAAACCAAAGTCCTGATGGCTCCGGATGGAGTTATGAAATTTGTAGAGGATGCAAAGAAACTAGTGGTAGAGGAGAAGCCTGTTGTTCAGTCATATTATCCACCTTACTATAGCGGATACACAGGTAAAGCAACTACTTCTAGCGCAGTTACTTCCAGTACAACAAGTGTATCTACTGCAGCAAAAAGCACCGGGACTTCACCATCATCAACAGTAAAATGTCAGTCAAAAACAAAAGAGGAAAAAGAAATGTTTACGGGTCGTCGTGGGTATAATATATACGATGATGACGACGAATTTTATGATCAGATGTACAATGCGAGATATGCCAGAAAAGCTTAAGGAGGGGCAATATGAATTTAACAAAATCATATGAATTTTTTCAGCCAGAGAAAGATAAAACAACAATCCATATCATAGGATGTGGATCTGTTGGCTCGACAGTTGCGGAGAATCTGGCTCGTTGCGGAGTAAAGAATATGACATTATGGGATTTTGATAAGGTCGAGCCACATAATATCGTAAATCAAATGTTCAATGAGAATCATGTAGGAATGCTTAAAGTTGATGCATTAAGAGATATACTTACAGATATTAATCCAGATTTAAAAGATACTCTTGAAATCCACGCAGAGGGCTGGAAAGGTAAGATGCTATCAGGATATGTATTCCTATGTGTAGATAACATAGAATTAAGAAAGGAAATTGTCGAAAAGCATTTTGACAGTCCATACATCAAAGCGATGTTTGACTTTAGAACGCTTCTTGAAGAGGCTCAGCATTATGCTGCTGATTGGTCTGACAGGAAAATGAAGCAGGATTTCCTTAATTCAATGCAGTTCTCACACGAGGAAGCAAAGGATGAAACACCTGTGTCGGCGTGCGGTATCACGTTAGGAGTAGCTACAACGGTTAGGTTAATATCCGCCCTTGGAGTTAATAACTATATTAACTTTGTAAAAGGAAATGGTATAAAAAAGCTGATCATAGTCAATGGATTTACCTTTGATTTGATGGCTTTTTAGTAAATTGGCTGAGCTTATGGCTCAGCCTTTGATATGCAATGAAGATTTATCTCTTAGAGATAGCTTCCGCTGTCAGCGAAAGTAACAATTAGATTAGGAAATGGAGGTCAGCCCAGCATCCTGAAGACGCACTCTTCCTGGATTCTCCGGTAAACATATTGAAGTTCATGAGGTCGTCACCCCAACGACCATTGATTATCAATCAATTAACAGTTATCAGCCCCGATAAGAAAACCAAAAAAGGCAGGAATCTACCCGCCTCCGGATGGCCTTCGCGATGAATATTATATAGATTGCATAAGAAAAAGGAGAGTTATATGTATTACATAACAGTTAAGCAGCCTCCGATGTATCATCAGATGACATTGGAAGAATTTCTTTTTGGAAGCCCTGTTGTTGATTATGTTATTTCTCATAATCAGACAAACACAAGGACTTATGAAACGGAAAAAATTAATTCAAGGTTTAAAAGCTTATTTAAAACTGATGAATTAATTGGCAAATTAACCGATTTCAATAAAAGCACGGAGTTCCTTAGAGAGTCCCCGAGAGAGTCCTTGTATAATAGCTTCTCTATCCCTAAAAAAAGTGGAGGGTTACGTCAAATAAACGCACCAAATCCTGAGCTGATGACAGCTCTTCGAAATCTGAAAACAATTTTTGAAACAGATTTTGGTGCTTTGTATCACACAAACGCTTTTGCATATATAAAGCATCGTAGCACTATTGATTTGTTAAAGAGACATCAGAACAATAACAGCAAGTGGATGGCAAAAGCAGACCTTCATAATTTCTTTGGAAGTACAACACTTGAGTTTGTAATGAAAATGTTTGGAATGATTTTTCCGTTTTGTGAAGTAATAAGGGATGAGGATGGTAAGAAGCAACTCGAAAAGGCTTTAGAGTTAGCTTTTCTTGATGGTGGACTTCCGCAGGGGACTCCAATATCTCCGATTATTACAAATGTTATGATGATTCCAATTGATTTCACTATTTCCAAAAAACTCCGTACCGATGATAGGTTTAAAGACCAAAACTTCGTATATACAAGATATGCTGATGATTTTCAGATTTCGTCAAGATATAGTTTTGATTATAAAGAGACTGAAAATCTTATAATATCTGTCTGTGAGGAGTTTGGCGCTCCATTTACCCTGAATCAGAAAAAGACAAGATATGGCTCTACCTCCGGAAGAAATTGGAATTTAGGATTGATGCTCAACAAAGACAATCAGATAACAGTTGGTCATAAGAGAAAACGTCAGTTTAAAGCAATGCTAACTTCATATGCTTTGGACAGAAAGAACAATAAACCGTGGGATATTTCAGATATTCAAACTCTTGAAGGGTACAGAAACTATTACCGCATGGTCGAGCGAGAAAATATTGACGAAATTGTGACTCATATCAGTAATAAATTTGATATAAATATACGAAAAGCAATAAAAGAAGACTTACAAAGTCTTCGTTAGGAGGATAATATGCACAAGATTCCGGCAGTAGGGGATAGGGTAAAGATTAGAGAATGGGATGATATGCGAGCGGAGTACAAACGGGAATTTTCAACCCAGGATTGGATAGGTACTCCCTATATTGCATTTCTTTCGGATATGAAACCGCTTTGCGGTAAAGAATTTACAGTCGGAGCAGTTGAAGCAGTTGACGGGGTAGATGAAAATGGGGTGGGAACAGTTGCGCGTATACACCCTCTTGAGGACATAACTACTTTTATTATAACTCAATTTATGGTAGAACCATCTGAAGAGCTATCTGAAGATGAGTATGAAACAAGTGATGTAGATAATTTCTTGAGTTTATTCAAAAAGGAAAGTGATTAATTAAGGGCTATATTTTACAAACAATAACAATTATTCAGTGATATATATATTACAATGAAGATTTATCTCTTAGAGATAGCTTCCGCTGTTAGCGAAAGTAACAATTAGATTAGGAAAGATACCTCCTGGAGCCAATCCAAGATGTCCGGCGTACCAGCAGCTTCTCTACTGAGCAACCGCAAAATACAGGTCATTGTCTTCCTCAACGTACAAATCCATTGATTATCAAAGGCTTCACCTTTAGATGACCAGCGTTTACTTCCCAGAAGGAAGATGAGAATCAGGATTCAAAGTACAGCACACACAATAGATTGTAATTTATATTATCTCAAAAAGGAGAAAACTATGCGATTAAAAAACAATATTGAAATTAGTAAAATCAAAACCGATTTAATGACATGTCCGAGCAAAGAAAAACTCGAAGCATATAGAAAAGAGTATGAAGAAACTGGACATATACACGGTGAAATTGTCCTTACGCATGAAAATCAGATTGTAGATGGATATATAAGCTTTTTAATTTTGAAAGAAGCTGGATTTCTTGAAGTTCCAGTTGTCTATAAATGTAAGGATATGTTTATAACAGCAATTCACCCGAACGAAGCAGGACACAAGGTCAGAACTTGGAGAGTAACAAATAAAACAAAAAATCCTGAGTTATTAGTAAAGGGTGGATATGCATTAGTAGATACAAGCAGAGGACAAGCCGGGGTAGAGATAGTTGATGTAATCTGCAGTAATAAAGCAAGTAAGTATAGGGTATCCAGAGATGTTATATCTGGATTGCTTATACTCCCGGAGGAAAAATAAAATGACCGAGACAATTCATGTGGGAGACTTTGTTAGAGTTAAGGATTGGGATACTATAAAACGTGAATTCGGTGTGCATAAAACCTCTGGGGGACTCGTTATAGCGCACACGTGTTTTTCGTTCACTCATGTTATGGCGGACGAATTATGTGGCAAAACGTTTACCGTAACAGGAATCTCTACAACTGGAGAAATTGAAGGGCATGGTACTGGATGGGTTTTGAGCTCCGATGTCTTAGAACTTATTAACCTTTCTTCAGATGAAGATAATCCACAACAATTTGAAGCATTGACTCGTTTCTTAGAAAATATAATGGTCAAATAAATACAGTAAGTAATATTTAGAGAGGTGAGAAAATTGAGAACATATGTGACACGCGTTTATTACGCATTTTCGGAGAAAACCATGTGTATATGCTCGCAAAATGATGATGGTTTAACTAAGAACCTAAGTGTCAGAGACCTTATGACGGCTTTAAGTGTAGCGAAGCCAGACGTAAAAGTGCAAATTGAGTATAATGAACCTTATCAAGGCAGTCCACTACCGACATGTGACGACGATAAGTATGCGCCAATTGTAATCTTTGTTCCAGACAAGAATGCTGTAATAAGAATTGCTGAGGGCAATGGAGATGACTTAACAGAAGCGGATATCTCCGAGGGCGATATCGACTATATCTATTACGACTGCTATGATTTTGAGAAAGATATGGAAAACAGAGGCGGTTCTGTTATGCTTAAGAATTATTTTCGAGATATCTATAAAGAAACCGAGGATTGTATACCTGAGGTTTTAGATATGCTCTACAATAACCCCGATATGGGATATATGGTACTTAAGAAAATGGTATCCGGAAATAATTAACTAAATTGATGTTTTGTAATGCAGATTAATTATCGCTTATAGAAATACCATGAGTAAAACTAATACATATATGATAATTGCTTCCGCTGTCAGCGAAAGTATCACCTTGTTAGCTGCACTTTAAACGAACGTGCACAAAATAATTAGAGAATTCAAAAGAGAGGGGATTTCACTCCGTTTCATCCACCTCCTTTGAACTCACTAATTATTTAGAGAACGTCGTTTAAAGTGGCACTTGAGTATATTCCAAAAGTTCGGAAGAATTTCGGTATACAGATTACAAAACAAGAAAGAAGATACTAAAATGATATTATCAGAAATAGCAGAATTTGTTATAGACAATTATCCAGATAGTTGTATAGCGCATAATCATGAAGTTATTAAAGGATGCAGAGATGGTTGGTACGAAGAAAGTCTTATTGATCCACTTTTAACTTTTTATATGCATGAAGAAATGGATTTATGTGGATGTGGGGTTCCCGAGCAGACCTATGAGATAATCAGATTATATTTACATATTAGAAAAGACTGGTTTACAAAGGATATGTTATATGAAGAGACTCTTGAAAGATATAAAAATGATCTTCACATTGACACACAGGACTCGTTACAGGCCGGTTTGCTACAATTTCTTGCTTATGTATTAGATTCACATGATTTTACAGAACATGGTGGAAGTATTGGTGGTTGTTGGCTTACAGAAGATGGTGAAAGATTATTAAAAGTTCTTGATGAATGGCACAAAAGAGAATCACAAGAAACATAGATTTCTTGAGGATTTTTTAGGAGGTAAATTATGGCTTATATAGAGAATATTGTAATAGGAAAACCAATAGCAGAACCACAACAGATGTTTGCATTAGATGAAAATGATTGGAACAGAATTGAGCAGGAAAAGACTTATTATACCAGTGAAAGATTTCTTCCTAGAATTCTTGTGGAATTAGGCATTTATCCGTCAATCAGTGAGATTAGACGAAATAAGTCTAATCTTATGGTAAGTTTAGATAATGTTGATTTTATTGATAACTTGAAAGTTAGTAGAAAAAGAAGACTGTGGATTTTAGTTGGAGAATAAAATAATAGGAGGTACAGCCTATGAGGAACATTCAAATAAATGATAAAGTGATAATAAAAAGTTCTTGTAATAGTAGGGACAAACTGGATTTGTTATAGATACATATAATGTGGGTACACAGAAATATGTTATGGTTCAATTAAAGAACAGAAAACAAGGATATAACGTTTTATCAGTAGAAAAAGTTAAAAGTGAGGATAATAAAATGACAGGATTTAGTAAAGTGGCGATTGTAAATTTGGTAGATGATTGCAATAAGAAGGATTATGGATTTGCTTTATATGATAAAGATATTAATGAAATCGTTAAGTATGATACCAATCATCCGTTATATCTGGTTGTAAATGCAAGAGGTAAAGACAACAGAGTTCTTGGAACTCTAAAAGAAATTAAGACAGTCGAAGAGTATGGTAAGGGTGTGACAGCTCAGGTTGTCGGTGTAGTTAATATGAACGCATACAATGCAAGAATTGATGAGGAAAATCGTCAGAAAGAAATTGCAAAGAAGAAAGCTTCTATTGAGAAGGAGCTAAAGTCTGAGATTGAAAAGATGAATAATATTGCTTTATATAAAAAGATGGCAAAGGAGCATCCTGAAAACCCAAGGCTCGCTGAACTTGTTAATGCACTAGAAGAGTTGGGAGAATAATAATATTAATATGAAAATATAGGAAGCAAAAGAGGTGCTGAAAATGAAGATTATAAGAACTGCGGAGATATATGACATAATATATAAAGTAGGAGATGTAGTGGAGTTTGAGCTTACTACTGGAGAAAAAGTTCGGATGATAGCAGTTAATCAAAAAAGAGATATGATGGAATTTTGTTTTGCAGAATGTCTGTCTGCCCGCTATCAAATGAATTCAAGAGATACGAATGAAGGCGGTTTCGAAGAGTCTCTTTTAAGGAGAATTCTTAACGAGGAAATAATACAAACTTTTCCAAGAGAAATTTATGACAAGATGGTTCCATTTGATAATGGCGATTATCTGAGTATCCCGACAGAGGAACAGATCTTCGGAAAGAACATATATGGAGAGCCTATAACGGACGACAGTACAGAACAATGGGATATTATGAAGCAAACCAAGAATAGGATTGCGCTTCAGGGACTCGCAGGCGCTACTATTTGGTATTGGCTAAGAAATAAATCCGTGCGGTCGGCTTCCGGCTTCTGCTATGTCAGTAGCTTTGGCAATGCGGACCGCTATGGGGCTTCTTACTCCGTCGGTGTGCGCCCCCTTCTCAATTTATATAATGTAGTTTAAAATCTTGGCTCTTTAATCTCGCCACCTCGTGTGGCGAATTAAGAGCCTTTTTAGTAAAAAAGGAGATTAATATGAATAAAGTAATTTTAATGGGTCGTTTGACTCGTGATGCAGAAATCAAAGCAGGAGCGAATACAACTATTGCTCGATTTAACTTAGCGGTAGATAGGAGGTTCGCGAAAGATGATGATGCACAAAAGGCTGATTTTATAGGCTGTGTAGCTTTTGGTAAAACTGCTGAATTCCTTGAGCGATTCGGTCACAAGGGGATGAAGTTTGTTATAGAAGGCCGAATCCAGACTGGCAGCTATACAAACAAGGATGGACAGAAGATATACACGACAGATGTAATTACGGAGAGTGTAGAATTTGCTGAAAGTAAAGCTGCTTCACAAGCTAGCTCGAGTGCCAATTCAGAACCTATGTTTGTTCCGGCTCCGGATAATGATAATGATTTTATGAATATCCCGGATGGAATAGAGGAAGAACTTCCATTTTAAAGAGGTGCTAATATGAATGATATACCGAAGATAGGAGACACTGTACAAATACGCCAATGGGATGATATGGCTGCTGAATATGGGATTTCTTCTGGTGGTTATATATATCCAGAGTATGAGAGTGATATGACCGGGCGTAATGTCCCATTTAATCGAGAAATGAAGTCTTTATGTGGACAGACATTCATAGTTGAGAATGTAATCGGATATGTTTTGTATGGGCATACGACACAATGGACTATTACATCAAAAATGGTTGAGCTAATAGACGATAATGTAGCCGATTCGTCTGAGTTAAATAATTTTCTAAAACTGTTCGGAGGTAGATAATATGGGATATATTCCTAGTGTGGGAGAAAAGGTTCGAATTCGCCAATGGGACGATATGGCGGAGCAATATGGGGTCGATGACGTAAACATACCTTGCGGTGCCTTTTTCATGAATGATATGAGGTACCTATGCGGTGAAGAATTTACAGTAACAGCTGTGTCGAAAATAGGACGTAAAAATAGATATGGTGACGAATATTGTTTAGTAAGTGGATGCACTGCTAGATATACGATATCATCTGATATGATAGAACCTATTGATAGGGTAGATTCTCCTGACGTTGTTTTCGATTCGTCAGCTATCTCTGATTTTCTTAACAGTATGACAGTATTAGGAGAAACTAAATGAAAAGAGTGCGTTCTAAGAAAGGACGGATACGTGAATTAAGAATTGCGACCCGTTATACCGAATGGGCTTATTACAGAGAGTGCCCGGAAATGACTAATAATTATAAAAAAATACATAAGATGCCAATGAGGCATTGCTATTAGAAAGGTGATAAGTATGGATAAAATACAATATAAAGCTTATTTATCGACACTGCCGCAGTCATACCTTGTAGATTTGATGATAAGTTTGCAGGAGCAGAACGAGGCTTTGAGTAAAGCTGTAAATGAATATAAAGCCACTCAGGCAGAAATGGCTGATATGTTTGAAAAATTTTCTAAATCATTCAGGGCTAAACTTATGCGCTACACAGTTGTAATGAGGGACATATCCAACGAAAAGACAAGAGTCGTTGAGATTTGTGCTAATGATGCTGTTGAAGCATGTAGAAAAGCAGTTGATACAGTTATAGCAAAAGACCGAAGTGTTAGTAGAAATGATTTGATTATTAATGCCGTGTGTGCTGCTGATGAAAAATAGAATCAAAAGGAGGCTTTAGGATGGGATATATTCCTAGTGTTGGTGAAATAGTGAGAATTCGCCAATGGGATGATATGATACAAGAGTTCGGAACTCGTGGAAACAGATTCGATGACGACGATAGAATAGTAATTCCGTGTAAAGGAACGTTTGTCCCAGAGATGAAAAAATTTTGTGGTAAAGAATACGAGGTTGCTCGTCTTAAAGACATGCTGTTTGTTGGCTATACTAGAGTCTTTTTTACTAACGGTTCAACTCAACCCTTTGTATTTTCTCCAGATATGCTGGAACCAGCAGAAAACGATGAAGAAATAGATCCTGGAAATGAAATAATAGATTTCCTTAATCTGTTTAGGGAGGTGTAAATTATGGGGTATGTCCCATTCGAAGGAGATTTGGTTCGTGTGCGCCTGTGGGATGACATGAAAAATGAATTTGGAACAGACTATGATGGTGATATAGATTGCAGAATATGCTTCTCTAGCGAAATGAGAAAATTCTGCGGTAGAGAGTTCATTGTTACTGATGTTGTACAGTCGTACCATGACGACCTATACAAAATAGGTGGATTAACTCGTAAGTATACGATAACATCTGAGATGATAGAACCTGCGAGTATAACAGAAACCTATGAAACGCAAGAAATTGATAATTTTTTAGACACATGGAAATAAATTAAAATCTTACAATGAAGATTTATCTCTTAGAGATAGCTTCCGCTGTTAGCGAAAGTAACAATTAGATTAGGAAAATACGGAAACCAGCAAAGAAGGCGATGACGAAGTTAGGCGGATCCTCCCAGTAAACCAAATAACATCCCGGACATCCAAAGCTCAGATGAGATTGATTATCAACAACCTTTGGAATCATCAGACATGAAAATGCTGCACCGTGCTGCTAAATTCTGCAGTCCAATCCCATACGAATTCCAGTAATACATATATCAGATTGTAAGATTGAAAATAAGAATATCAGAGATATAAACTTTGACGGAGGTTCAATATGAGTAATTATATCGAGCTAGAAGACAAAATAGCCTTTCATCCCGGATATTATATTGAGGAGATAATTGAAAATAATAAGCAAACACAGGAAGAATTTGCTAAAAGTCTTGATATTACTCCTGAAGATTTGGGCTCTCTAATTCGCGGTGAACGAAGGCTTGGCATGGATGTCGCAGTAAAATTATCCAAAGTAACCGGCACAAGCGTTACTCTTTGGCTAAATTTACAGGATACTTATGATTCTTTGATAAAAGAATCTAAGAGCTAGAAAGGTAGAGTGATAAAATGGGATATAGAGATATCTATGAGCTAGCTTCGCTAAAAGGAGCTAGACAAAAATGCGATTATATTAAAGCACATAGTAGCGATGAGTGGTTTAAAAAATTTCTTTATTATGCATTCAATCCGCTAATTACATATCAAATATCAGATAAATTTATTGACAAGTTTCGAAAGGGAGAGATTGAAATCAACCCCGATACGAAGCTTGTCTTTTTTAATGATATTTTTAGTTGTTGCGAATATTTATCTAGGCTTCGAGCAGTAGATAGCGTAGCTCAAAAACAGGTAGCATTCATGCTCACAAGATTTCAGGAGGACGAAAGGAATTTATATCTTAAATTGTTGTCAAAAAATATAAGGCTAGGCATTACCTCTAAAACAATTAATAAGGTAATCCCCGACCTGATTCCTGAATGGGAAGTTCAGCAGGCTTATCCTATAGAAACAACTACTCTTGGTGAGGACACATATTTCTGGCTAACGCAGAAACTTAATGGGGCTAGAGCAACATTATATAACGGTCAGTTAATAGCGAGAAGCGGGACACCATATAAGGGGTTAGAGCATATCACAAAAATTCTCAAACCAATTTGGGACGAGGGATATATAACTGATGGCGAGCTTTTGCTCAAGGATAGAGGTGATTTGACAGACAATGAAGCGTTTAGAAAATCAACTGGTATTTTGAATTCGAATGATGAATATAAAACGGCAATTTCGTATACGATTTTTGACATTATTCCGCGTTCTGACTTCGAATCCGATAATCCTAAAGTTCTATATTCACAGCGAAGAAGCTTACTAAACAGCTTTAAAAGTCGGCTTGAGGATGATAATGGTTATGTAAAAGTCCTGCCAACTTTGTACTGTGGCACAGACCATTCACAGATTTCGAAGCTCTTAGATAAAATGGTAGCCGAGGATAAAGAGGGACTCATGTTGAATACAAATGTCCCGTATAAAAGAACACGACATAAAGGGATTCTTAAGGTTAAGAAATTCTACACAATGGATTTAGAGATAGTGGGCTTTGAAGAGGGAACAGGACGATTACAAGGAATGCTTGGAGCTTTTATTGTTAAGTTCAAAGATAACATAGTAAAAGTTGGCTCTGGGATATTAGATGAGCAGCGGCGACAATTTTGGGATTCCCGGGAGGAATTATTTGGCTCTTTATGCGAAGTAAAGTACAAGGAAATATCCAAGGATAAGAAAACAGGGTTGGAGAGTTTGCAATTTCCTATATTTGTTCGCTTAAGAAAAGATAAAACGAACATAAGCTACGGCTAAGAAGTAGCTTATAGAAGGGAGGTGATGCTTATGTTTTGGTTCTTCTTGATAGTATCAATGCTCTGTATATCAGTTCTATTCGGTATATATATGTATCTCTGTGCCGAGAATGAAATAAGAATGTTCTCGAATGCAGACAAAGAGACAGAAAACTGGATAAGGCGAATAGATGACAGAGTTAAGACAATCGAAGAGAAGATGGAGACAGAAGAATGTCAGCATTAACAATTTTAATAGTCATAGCATTAATTCTTGTGTGGTTCCTTATTTCACCATTCTTCACAAAGATTGGGAAATTTGTAAATAAGAGCTTCAAAAATGCTTTGATAGAAGAGAAAGAGGAAGAAAAGGAGACAAAAGAATGAAGAAACTTGGTGGAGCCGTAGTAGTTATTGCGCTTGTGTTAGGTGTTATTTTAACTGCAAAATCACTTGTAAAAGTACCTGCTGGCTATGCAGCAGTTCAGTACAATGCAAACGGTGGAGTAGAGAAAAAGGTACTTGATCAAGGTTGGCATTGGAAGAGTCCAACGGTAAAGACAACATTATATACAGTTGGTCTTGAGCAGTCATATCTTACAGCTTCTAAAAAAGGTGATTCGCCAGATGATGATAGCTTCACAGCAAGTTCATCAGAGGGTAAGTCAATGACTTTAGAGCTTACTTATACATACCAGTATAAACAAAATAGTGTTGCAGACGTCTTTACAAGATTTAAAGGTCAGAGTGGCAAAGAGGTAAGAGATAGTTTTATCAAACCTAATATTGTTTCTTGGACTAAAGAGATTGTTGCAAATTACAAAGTATCCGATATTCTTGGCTCTGAAAGAGCGAATATTAACAGTACAGTTTCAGATTATCTTGCAAAGAAATTTGAGCCGTATGGCATTACAATTAGCAACGTATCTTTAATCAATATTGATGTGGATAAAGATACAATGAAAGCTATAAACGCTAAGATTAAGGCTCAGCAGGATGCGGAGACTCAGGCAATTCAGAATCAGACAAATATTGATAAGGCAAAAGCTGACGCTGAAGCAGAGGTTACAAAAGCTAAGGGTGATGCAGACGCAAAGGTTATCGCAGCACAGGCAGAGGCAGACGCAAATGCGAAGATTAACAGTTCAATTACTGACCAGCTTATCAGAATGAAGGAGGCTGAAGCAAGGCTCAAGCATGGATGGGTAACTGTACAAGGATCCGACACCGTTGTTACAAAGGACGCCGATTCAAACCAGTAGAATAGTGATAGAGGGATGTAAAAAATCATCTCCTCATCCTACAGGAGGAAATGCATATGCCAGATAGTGATTTAGATTTGATAAAAGGTTGCTCCGATGATGATGAAAAAAGAGAGTGTCTACACTCACTCAGTAAAGAGCGCTTAGTCGAAATGATTATTAGAATCACAAGAAAAGCTCAATAATTAGATATATTTACAACGCATAGTAGCCAGTTCAACGCAGCTGGCTACTATTTTTATAAGCCATAATGCAAATTACTGTTTTATCAGTGCTTCCGCTGTTAGCGAAAGTAACAATTAGATTACATAGAAGACTGAGGCTGATCAGTTCAAACACAATTTCCAGCCACAGACATTAGTCAAAGAAATAACATTTGAACATTGAAATTCAACCCCATCAGGGACATCCAGACATCTCTGCAGCAGGATACAAGACCATTCAGATTATGACTTAAAATTAATGGGAAGAGAGGTACTCAAAATGAAAGAAAATGAAATTCGCGATGGAAATATACGGCATCGTAAAAAGCAAGGCGGCATTGTTGGGAAATATCATACCCGATTAGGCTATATAACTAATATTAAAACTCGATCGAATTCAACTACCGGATATACCGGAGTCAGCAAAAGAAGTAAAACAGGCAAGTATGAGGCATATATATCTGTCGAGGGAAAGAAAAAGTTCCTTGGTATATTTGATAATATGGAGGATGCGGTTGAGGCAAGAGAAAAAGGTGTTGATGAATACTATAGACCACTAGCCGAAATGATAAACGAAGAAATCAATCGTCAAGCCATTGGATAAGCTATAACAATACATAAATTAGAGGAGAAATTAATATGAACTTAAAAGAAGCGTTTAGATATCAAAAGTTTTTACAGGATATGCTTGATAGTGCAGTAAATAGTCTGATCATTAAGACTCACTGCATTAAGCAGACAAAGAATCATTTGCGTAATATAGTTGACGAAAAACTATCAAATTATTCAGAGGAGACTACTTCAGAAAATGAATACTTTGAGAATGACAAAGTTATAGGATTTGCGCTTAGTATAATTGAAGAAAGAGAGAAAATCTGTGCTGCAATTAAAGAGGCAAAGAATAATGCTGAACTTGATATAGATGCTGCAATCCAAATAAATATGAGTCGTCAGCACCTGATAAGAGGGCTACAGTACATGATGAATTACAAGCCTGGGCGTAGGATTGAGACTGGATATGGACAAAAGTTCAATGTAGAAGGAAATCAGACTGAGTATAAATATGATGTTGAAATCGTTGAAACAGATGCATATGACAGAAAAGGAGCTAAGGAATTGCTTAAGAAGCTTGCTTCAGAATCAGACGTCGTTTCAAATCACATTGACCGCATAAAGGTTAATACGATAGTAAATTTCACACCATCATATAATGTAAATGATACCTTCGACGACGCGATGAATGAATATCTCGCAAAGTAAAAGTAGTACCTATTAGAATTAAGCATTAGCTCTTTACTGTAGATAACAACTGTATTAATTTATATTGCAAAGCTGTTAGTTATAATGACTAATATTCGTGCGTAATGCATTTTGAATGCACCCATCAAATAAATAAAAGATTACATTGTAGGATGTAATACGCCAAGAGCCAGCGTCTAAGCTAAACATTTAATACCATATCACAAACATAACTATAACAACATTTTGCTAAACAATTAAAGCCCACATTATCCGTTAGATTTATTTGCCAAAAACTACCTGGGCTTTTCTTATTTTGGTTAATATAACAACCGTTATTTTAATGTTATTAGAAATTATTATCTGACATGAGAATTTCGAGTATTCGATTAGCTCTGCTGAGCGATTTAATGAAATCACTTGTTATCTACAGTAAAGGGCTAATGCCAGAAAGGATAAAGTATGAAAGTTAGGATTAGTAATGGTAATTCTAAGATGGGGAGGATTCCGAGTATTTCTCTGCCAGCGGGAATCACCTGCAGAAGCGACTGTGAGTGCGGAAGAAAATGCTATGCAAAAAGAATTGAAAGAATAAGGAAAAATGTGAGACAAGCATATGAGTCCAACTATAAACTGCTCAAAAATGAACCACAAACCTTTTGGAGAGAGGTCGAGGCATCTATAATGATGTCTCGATTTTTTAGATTTCATGTATCCGGGGACATCCCAAACAGAGATTATCTTATACATATGATGCAAATTGCTGAGAGAAATCCTCATTGTGAAATACTTTGCTTCACAAAGAAGTACGAAATAGTAAACAGAATATTGATTTCGCACAATATGCCACCTAATTTGCACATTATATTCAGCGCATGGCGAGGACTTGATATGGAAAACCCAAATCATCTCCCGGAAGCGCATGTGAGATATAGAGACGGGACAACAACGGCACGAGATGATGCTCTTGAATGCTCGGGTAATTGCACTGAATGTGCGATTACTGACGAAGGATGCTGGACTCTTAAGAATGGAGAACAGGTAGTGTTCAATGAACATTAAAATACGCGCAGAAATAATCCGCGCGCAAGAAAATTTAAGGAGTCACACCAACTCTAAAGGTGTAACTCAATGAGTCGGTAGTTTGGGTCTACAGCTCATCAATAATTACAATACCATTTTTAGGACAAAAATGCAATAAAAGAAGGTTAAAATAATGATTAATCTATCAAATTCGAGCACTCAAAATGCTCATATCTTAAAACACAATCTTAGCATGATAGCCCATTGGTACGAGACACATAGGGATAATAAGGCATACGAAAGGTTTAAACATGTCCCAGATTACGGAACTACGCAAAGAAGTAGGGAGGCATAATATGCAGGATTTTGTTTTTCTTTTTATTAAAATACTGTTATTTTGCTTGGTAGAAATAGTAGTGGGACATATTTTGATACATATAGAAGATAAAGAAGACTCAAAGGAGGACGATGACAATGCCGGTACATGACGATTTAGGCTGTCGCATGAAGACATTTTATGAGCAGATTCCAAAGATAAAATTGATGAGAAGGTGCCCAGTCGCTATCCGTATTGACGGAAGGGCATTTCACACATTCACAAGAGGATTTCAGAGGCCATTTGATGAAGTGTTAATTAAGTCAATGCAGGAAACAATGAAATACTTATGTGAAAATATTCAGGGCTGCGTTCTTGGCTACACACAGTCAGACGAGATTACATTGATTCTCGTTGATTATAAGAAACTTACATCTTCAGCATTTTTTGATTATAAAGTGCAGAAGATTTGTAGTATTGCAGCAAGTATGGCTACGATGGCTTTTAATGAATCATTTTCTAAAATTTATAGCAAACTCTATAGAGATAAAATAGAACATGGAGAGAATGTTGATGAATTAATAAAAACATATGCTTTTAAAGCTGGTAAAGCAATGTTCGATGCTCGCTGCTTCAATATTCCAAAAGAAGAGGTGACAAACCTTATATATTGGAGGCAATTAGATGCATCTCGTAACTCAATTCAGATGGTAGGTCAAGCTAATTTTTCACATAAAGAATTGCAGAATAAATCATGTAATGATATTCAGGATATGCTCATGACACAGAAGAGTATCAACTGGAATTACTTACCTACTTATCAGAAGAGAGGAAGCTGTTGTGTAAGAAATAAGATTGTTATTGAATCTGATGGTGTCATGGCAACTGCGCAGTTAAGAGATACTTCTAAATCCGAAAATGAGTGGATTATTGATACAGATATTCCTATCTTCAAAGGAGAGGGAAGGGCGTATATTGATAGCTTAGTATTTACCGGCGAAGATTAATAAAAAGTGAGGTAAAAATGTCTTATTGGACTTATATCAATGGCACGATAATAGTTAGACCTATGGGTAGAACACAGCCTGAGAAAAGGTACGTTCTTGAAACAGTGTTAAATCATCTGCCAAGAGTAACAGGTTCTGAGGATGACATGAATGTATATATCATTCAGAAAAACGGTTATAGCAGTTCATGTTCATGTGATGAATTTGGCGAAGAGACTAACAATTTAATAGATAGATATGGGCATAAGAGTCGTAGTGAAGGATGGTTGCAAACACAGGACGAATATATCCTTGTTGTAAATGCTGCTTTAAGAGACAAAGAATTTGAACAGACTTATAGAGAATTTATGAAATGGTTTGTACGACTTTGTAAGAGAGTAGATTGTAAAGATGTTCTTGTAGAAATCAAAGGATATGACAAATCAACTATTATCAAGAATAGAAACATTCAGAGGAAAAAGTATTCATTTAAGAGCGTTTTTGATGGTTTGTTTGAAGATCCAAGCTGGTGCAACGATAGTAAAGATGGATACAAAGAGCCGAATTGGTGCGAATTTATGATGTACGACAGAGCAAAGAATTCCGATTATCCTATGACACTTGCTTATAAATATTTCAACGATGAAGAAAATGATAAGGAAGTTGAGAGAAGAATGAATTATAGCTAGTCGAACGATAGGTAAAATTTACTCATTTCACAATGGCAAAAGATAAGGATGGAACTTGTAATGATAAACGAACTAAATATTAATAATCAGTTAAGCGAAGTTGACGGAGTAGTAGTCGAGGCGAAAAGTATTCTAACTTCACTGAAAATCATTAAGACAGTGTGCGAGGATAATCTCCTCTGTAAAGATTGTCCATTGGGTGACAACGAGGGAAACTGCAAATTAAAGAGACTAGAACCGCGCAGTTGGCAAATAAGTGAACTTGATAGCATATGGAGGGCATTACGATGAACAATATTAAAGAAGAAAGGTTAACCGACTTGTCTATTATCATGACAATAGACCACAATGCTGCATAGATCATGATAAGCATTTCTCGAGATGTGATACTTGTGAGTTTGGAGAATAATATATTGGAGGTTAAATTATGTATCAGAATTGTTGTAAGAAATGTGGAAGCATTTCACTACATACTGAAGTAAAAGGTAATAATACAGGACTTTATTGTGATGACTGTGGCGCATGGATTAAATGGCTCGGAAAAGATGAGTTGAGAGCTTTCGAACATGCAAATAAATCAAGAGGTTTAAGAGCGACTGCAAAAGTATATGACGATGTATTTGCCAATAATTCGACAGATGATGAAAGTATTAGTGATTGTTTGGTTATTGGATTTGATAAACATAAGGGCGAACAAACTTTGATGCTTATTGGTAGAAAAGATGGAGATACATTGAATATTGTAAACATGATTAAGGATGAAAGAGCAGAAGAATTATATAAGCAACTACTTTCAACCCAAAAATCAGTTTCGCAGTAAACTAATCTTTCATTGGTTTAGTAATTCAAGGAGAAGCATATATGTCTTTACTATTTTTTACACATCTTATTGGTAATTCTTTATATAGCTATTGAATGGATTTAGGAGAATAATACAATGTCGAATTTATATGTATATTTAATTCGTTCCAGAAATAAAGACAATAAGGGCGTTCCGAATTTTAAAGGACGAATTAAAACAATTCTTGAATATAAAGAGAATGAAGATAAAGTAATTGAAGAATTTAAAAGCTTTGCAGCCAAAGGAGTTCCTGGGGAACAGACGAGATTATATAGGTCGGTCAATTCAAGAAATGAAGAGAAAATCCGAGAAGAGTTGGTTATTCGTCTGTTAAGAGATAGGCCGAGTATGACACAGCTCAATCGCACATTAACATCGGTTGCACAGCAGGTACAGAACCGAGATGAGAGTAAATGGCTGTTCGATTTTGATGTGGATGATAAGCTATTGATGAATGATTTTGTCCATGAGATAGTTATGTGTTCGGAAATTCCATTGTTAGACATAGAGGTATATAAGACTCCTCACGGTTATGCGATTATTGTTCCACATAGCTTTGATACAAGAGAGCTTATGGAAGAATGGAAAGATTACGACATCACATTGAAGAAAGATGAGTTGTTGTTTTTGGATGTGATAATGAATGGGGAGGTGAAATAAATGACGTATACGGAAGAGGACAAAGACTTATTTACAGTACCAGAAGATTATTATTTAGCGCACTGTATCAGTGCAGATTTTGGAATGGGTAAAGGAATTGTAGTCAAATTCAATAAAAGATTTAATATGAAACAAAAGCTACAAACAAAATATCCAGACTATCTTAATCAGTATATTCATAAGAGAATTGGTGGTGACTGTCTATTAGAAAATAGAGTATTAAATCTTATTACAAAAGAGCGATATTTTCATAAGCCAACAATTATTACAATGAGACTTGCACTTAAAAAGATGAAACAGATTTGTCTAGAGAATAATATAAAGAAGATTGCAATGCCTGTAATTGGTTGTGGCTTAGATAGGCTGAACTGGAATGATGTCTCAGAACAAATTAAAAATGTTTTTGCAGATACGGATGTTGAGATTTTAGTATGCAGGAGGTAACTATGGCAGTATATGTAACAGGTGATATACATGGAAATCCTGTGAGATTAAGTAAAGATAATTTCTATGAACAGAAAGATTTTTCTGGTAATAAAGATGAGAATACTGTAATTATCCTTGGTGATTTTGGTCTTGTGTGGAATCGAAATGGTGAAAGCAAGCAAGAAAAATATTGGTTAGATTGGCTTAATCAGAAACCATTTACAACAGTATTTGTTGATGGTAATCACGAGAATCATAAAATGCTTGCGACTTATCCTGTAAAAGAATGGCATGGTGGTAAGGTTCATGAAATCAGATCTAATGTATTACATCTAATGCGTGGTGAAGTTTTTACTATCGAAGATAAGAATTTCTTTGCGTTTGGTGGTGCATCAAGTCATGATATTCAGGATGGTATTCTTGATTACAATGACGAAGATTGGAGAGAAGAAGCCAAGAAACTTGATAAACAAGGTAAGTATATGTATCGTATCAAGGATTTATCTTGGTGGGAAGAGGAATTGCCAATAGATGATGAAATGAAACATGGTTTTGATGTGTTAAAAGAGAATAACAATATAGTTGATTATATTATTACACATAGTCCTTCTACATCAGAGTTATATCTTATGGGTGGCAAAGAGTTGTATGAACCAGATGTATTGTCTAATTATTTGGAAGAAGTAAAAGTTGCAACTGAATATAAAAAGCATTTGTTTGGTCATATGCATGTAAATAAAGCAATCAATGACAGAGATATTTGTTTGTATGAACAGATTGTTAGGATATTGTAGAGTGAGGTAAGAGAGTGAAATTAACGATTGATATTCCAAGAGAATATGAACGAGATTTTATCGTTGATAAGTTCAAGAATTTCTTCTCAAGGGTAATTGCGGATATTAATCGCAATGGAACGTGTGGTTTTTATGAAAAGGAAATCGCGGAAATGTTTTTAGAAGCATTTGATAAAGCTATTGTTGGTGATGTTAATTTGAATGCAAATGTCGTTCCAATAGCAAACATATCTTTTGACAAAGAAGATATGCAAAAGATGATTCAAGATGAATTAAAGAAGTTTCAAACTGAATTCCATTAGGTAAAAAATTATGCGAAAAGGGTTCCATGCGCGTTGGTGAGAGAGGATGAAAGAAGCGATAAAAATATATATACAATAACAGTTGATAAAGACGAATGATATAGATTTTAGGAGGGATGAAATTATTATGGTTTTAGAATTTTGTGATTTATGTCACAAGAAAGAACCAAATCGAAGATTTAAAATTAAGATGTCTACAACCAGATTGAAAGAAATAGCAGATATATCACAGACAGCTACACTTACAGTAAATAAAGGAGAATGAATCGTATGAAGAAGAAAATTGTATATAGTTTGACTATACTATTAGCATTCATGTTCATATTGACTGGTTGTGCAAAGTGCATTAACACTGAAATGTCCACAGTTCAAGTAAGAATAACAGATGAATATTACAGAGCTGCTTATACAACAATGCATTATAATTCTGCAACTAAGACAATGATACCGCAAGTACATTCAGCAGTTTATAGAATTACTGTTGAATATGACGGTGTAGAATATAATTTCTATGATAGTGATACGTATGACAAATATTCTAATCAAATTGGAGAATATGCAAATGCAACATTAGAAATCAAGAAATATGATGATGGCACTGTGAGATACGATATTATTGATTTGCCATAGAAAACAAATAATATTACAAAACACAGTGTGGTCAAAAGTTAGACTAGGAAGTTTAAGAAAATATATAGATAGAAAATAGAAAGAGAGGAATTGAAATGAAACAGAAGAAATTTATGGATATCTCACGTATTAAAGAAGATACAGAATTAACAGTAGCAAATACAGGCGGTTTCCATGTAGGTGACCATATTGTAATTCAGGAAAAAGTGGACGGTAGCAACGCCTCTATCGCGTATGACAAAGAAAACAATAAATTAGCCGCTTTTTCGAGAAAAAATGAGCTAAGTTTTGGAAGCTCGTCACTAAATGGATTTTGGGATTGGGTGCAGACACTTAATGTAGAAGCATTTGCAAAGTATCCTGACTATGTATTTTTCGGTGAATGGCTTACAAAACATACAATTACATATAAGCCTGAGGCTTATAAAAAGTTTTACTTCTATGATGTCTATGATAAATGTACAGAATGTTATCTGCCACAGGCAACTGTCAAGAGACTTGCTGATGAGCTAGGCCTTAGATATGTCCAAACATTCTACGACGGACAGTTTATATCATGGGAACATGTTATGTCATTTATGGAGAAGTCTGATATCGCTGTAGATGTCCCTGAAGGGGTTGTATGTAAAAATCAGTCAATGTTAAATTTTCCGGATTCGAGGATGCCATTTGTGCTCAAGATTGTTAACAGCAAATTTAGAGAAGTGCAGCACGATAGGCATATAAAGAAGGAATTAGACCCGATGAAAGTAGAGGAGAAGGCTAAGGCATCCGAAATCGTGAATCAGATTGTTACAGAAAATAGGGTAAGAAAAGAACTGCTTAAGATGATTGATGAAGGAGTTCTGCCAGAGAAAATCGAGCCTACCGATATGAGAATAGTCGCTCAAAATCTCCCGAAAAGAATATATGAGGACTGCGTAAAAGAAGAGCTTGAGTCGGTTCAGGCCGCCGGAGAATTCTTTGGCAAGATGTGCAGCTCTACAGCAATGAACCTAGCAAAACAGATAATTTTCAGAGGTAAATAGTATGGATAAAGACGAAATTAAATTAGGGCAAATTCTTTGGATTCAAGATACACACTCTAATAAAATAGTCAGTGGTCAGGTGTACGGATTTTGGGATAAATATGTGTTAGTTGCGGGGCTTGGCGCCAGCGATGGCAGTTCTTGTTTTGGTCATAATGTAGTTCACCCTTCGAGGTGCTTTAAAGATCAAAAGAGTGCCATAGAGTTCTACAAAAATGCAAAACTAAGACAGATTGCTGAATATAAAAACGAGATAAGGAATGCTTCAGATTTGATATTATTTCCGCTGAAGCATCCTTTTCATTTTGAGGAAGAAATTGTAGATGAGCAGGCGATACAAGCATATCAAGAAAGAGTCATTGAACTTGGATTTTTAGACGAAGAGATTAGCCGAAAAAATGAATATGTATTTTAAGAGAGTCGAGAGATAACTATGAGTAGAAATACAACAGTTGTAGTAGAATGTGCCAATTGTGGCTCAGATTTTATAGACGGGACAGTGGGGAATCGTAGACACTCTAAATATTGTCCAAGGTGTATATGCTCTTATAACCAAGCGATTGATGACTGTTTGAAGGCTATAGAACCTTTAAGCGATTTAAAGGTGGCACGAAGATGTATTAAAGAGATGAAAGGCTAGATATCATAATAAACTGGAAGGAGATTATATGATTAAATTATTCACACACACAGATCTTGATGGTATAGGTTGTGCAGTTTTGGCAAGACTTGCATTCGGTAAAGATGTAGATATTTCATACTGCGATTACGATAACATTGATTCAAGCGTCAAGGAGTTTATTGATAGTGGAACAGAATTTGATATGTGTATTATTACAGACATCAGCGTAAATGAAGGTACAGCGAAGAGTATTGATGAAAGATTTGATAATTTCTATTTATTAGATCACCATCCAACAGCTCTGGGACTTAATAAGTATCCTTGGTGTTCTGTAACAATTGAATATGAAGATAAGGAGCTTGGAACTATTAAAACCAGTGGAACAGAGATGTTTTATCATTGGTTAATCGAGAATGATTATTTGAAAGATTCAGATACATTAAGAAGATTTGCTGAATTAGTGAGAAATTATGACACTTGGAGATGGTCAGGACTCGGTGAGGATGGTGTTATTTGTAAGCAGGTAAATGACTTACTTGATCTGTATGGTCGAGATGATTTTATTCATTGGTGTTTTTCGGAGATACGTGGTGAAATATTCCCATTATTATCTGCCAAAGATGAGGTTGTTCTAAAGATTAAGCAGGATGAAATTGATAGATATATTGAAGAAAAGAATAAAACCATGTTTACCAGTCCTATGTGTGGCAAAGTTTGTGGCTTCGTATTTGCCGACAGGTTTATTAGCGAATTAGGCAACAGCCTTTGCAAGATGCATCCAGAGATTGATTTTGTTGCGATGATAGATATTGATGGTCACACAGTCTCTTATAGAACTGTTAAAAATGATATTGATTTAGGTAAAGATGTGGCAAAATTGTTTGGTGGCGGCGGGCATCCAAAATCTGCTGGCTCAAAGTTTGACCAGAGCATTAAATTGGATGTTGTCGGGAAAATCTTTGGGAAGTGAGGTGAGTACTATGAAATATAGAGAGAAGCCACGAGTAGTCGAGGCCGTCAGATATATGATTGATGAGGTTTATCCGGACTGGTTTATAGAGATGGTTAAAAATCGCACTATTATACTTTATGACGACGGAAGCGTCTCTTGCAATACAGACGGAATGTGGCTTGGAGCCGCATATGGAGATTATATAGTTCTAGGGAAAAGCGGTGCTCCTGTTCCTATTATGAAAAAGAATTTTGAAGAAAGTCGGGAACCTATAAATGAGGAATAAATTATGAGAAGAGACCCCAATCAAAAGTTTGTAGAAGACTATATGTCTACCGTAAAGCTTAAAAGGATATATCCACTTATACATTATCATAGGTGTAGAAAGTGTGGAATGGAGTATACAAGAGAACCTATGTATTTATGCCGCCACTTTGACTGGATCTTTGGTAGAAACTGTGCATATGAATATGGTTGCCATCACTGTTTTAGTAGTAAAAGTGAATTCAAAAAATATTTAGAAGACAATCAAATAATAGAGACAGAAGAGGCATTAACTGGAGATAGCAACGAATAGTCGAAGGAAATTTTCCTTTCATTGGACAGATTGGAGGTATTATATGTCTTTTACAGTAGATTTTAGTTCAATAAGAACAGTTAGAGTTCACAAAGAACAATTTGACGCAATAGACAATAAGGCAAATGTCGTAATGATTACTTGCATTGAGGACGGAAGAGTTATTCCATTCAATAGAGCTGATAGTGAAAAAGATAAAATTGATAGATTGAATAGGAATAGTGAAGAATAACATTATGAAGGGCAAATTTAAAGGCTGTGACATAGAGTAAAACGAGGTGATTAATATTTCAGAGTTACATGATAAATTTGAAAAAATAAGTGATGCTATAAAAGTCTTAATGGTTAGTAAACAGATGGATGCAATAGGAAAAATGATAAGTGCAACGATGGAGGCTCAAATACAAAATGAACTTGACCAAAAATATAAGGATTTAAAAGTAGAGTCACAAGGAGACTTATTTGAAGATTTACTTAAGCCAGCTAAAGAATTTGACCTTTTAGATGATTTAGCACTTGTTCCTGAACCACCAAAACAAGATATATCTACTCTTAAGAAAAGAATAAAGTATTGTAAGAATCCTATGGAGAAAAAGAAATTAGAGCAGGAATTAAATGCTTTATATAAAGAACATAAAAGAAATAGGAGAACTGTATCATGAAGCTGATTAACAAATATGCGATTGGAGGTGTGAAATGAAAAAGTATTATAGACAAGCAATCGCATTTCTTTTGGTATGGTTCTGTAGTGGTGTAACGATGTATTCATATCAAGTAGAAAATAAAATACTTGGAATTACTTTTACACTTTATAGACAAAGATGATTAGGAGAATAAATGCATGAGAACAGAGAATATAAAAGTAACATTTAAAATTCCAATTCCAGTTGATAAGCCTGATCTGAACGGTGTCATATATTCCAAAGAAGCAATTAGAAATGCTTATAAAAATGTAAAGGATATTCCAATTGAAATACCATGCAATGATGGCCGGTTTCTTCCTATTGGAGTAGCACAAGAAGTTGAATTAATTGAAGATGAAAATGGTATGTATCTTACAGGCGTTGGTCTTGTTTGGCATGGTGGTACAGAAGAAAGCGTTGAGATGGTTAATGATAAGGTCACAAGTTTTCATGTGCGTGGCATTGGAATAGCAAAAGAGTAGGAGAATAACTATGAGAAAAATGGCTGTATCTATGGAATATGTGAAGCAAAAGTAGCGGAGAAGATTGGAGATGTGAATAAATTGCCAACAAAATATGTTCTTGGTAGTGGTAACTTGACTTTATTCGATGCTACAGAAGAAACAGTAGGCATCAATAAAATATTAGGATTAGATATTGCTCAAACGCCAGATTCTTATGATGTTCAATATATAAAGATTGTTCAGGCAAGAAAGCATAAGGAAAAGAGAATAAATAAGAAGTGGCTTAAACGCTATGGTTACAAAACAGTAATTGTAAATAGTGAAGGTTGGGATGTGAAAACGCACACCGATGGAACTGTTGAATTCGTAAAATAGGAGAATAATACTATATGAAATTAATTAATGCAGACAAGTTGAGTTTTCATTGCAACTATGGAGGTGATTGTTCGGGAGATATATCACACTGTCAAGAGTGCAGTAATTATGTGTTAGATTATAGAGATATAAAAGACCAACCAACAGCCTATGATATTGATGGTGTTGTAGAACAATTAAAACGATGTTATGAAACCGTAAGAAGCACTAGCGTTGACTATGCTGAAGACTTAAAAGATGCATATGAAAAAGCTATTGGCATTGTGAAAGCGGGTGGAACATGTCGATAATTGTGAGGTGATGGAGTGAAATATATAGAACGAAAAGATTATAACAAGGTGATAACAGTTAAACTTGTGATTCCGGGTGGTTGTAATGCGAAATGTCCGTTTTGTTACAATAAAGATAAAGATATGTCGTGTGATAAACAACAATTTTTAGATAACTTCATTGAGTCGCTTGATGATATTATAACAAGGATAGGTGATAAAAATCCTATATCAGTTGATATAACTGGCGGTGAACCTACATTAGATTCTGAATATTTATCAAAAGTATTTATCAAACTGAAAGAGTTCAATATTAAATCAAAGGTTCTTAGAGTGACTATGACAACAAATGGTACTCATCTAAAAGAAGTAATCCCATATATGAAAGATGTTGTTGACTATGTAAATATTTCAATTCACGATTGGCGACCATTAAGAAGAAAAGAAGTACTTGGATTTTGTTTCAATGGAATTGATTATAAGGATATGATTCAGCAACTTAACGATATTGGAATTACAGTATCAGCGTGTGCAGTTATATTTAAGAAAATTCCAAACTTTGTAAAGTGGAGAGATTTCTTCATTGATTGGGCGAAAGATGTAGGGTTTATTGCGGTAAGATTTAGATGTGATGTTTTCTGGAATGATTCTGATGTATTTGATTCCTATTTAACAGAGTCAATGAGTGAGACTGACAAATTTGATGTTATAGATTATGAAAACACAACGGATTCTCATTGGTGTAGACTTCGCAGAAAAGATAAGATGAGGGTATTTTTCTTACATGGTGTTTTAGACACTTCAATCAAGACAAAAGGTATCGAATATGTAATAGACACTGATGGTCATTGTTATTGCGATTATTACAGAAGGACAAAAGTAGAAGATTATCAATATGAAGTTGGAAAGATTTATGATGCAGTGAGTGATTAAATAGAGAATAAATATTTGTGAGGTAATTGATTTTTGAATAGAAAAGAATTATTAGAAAAAGTAAGGAATTGCACTCCAAACTTAGGATGGGATTACGAATATCCTGAATTGTTTGGGAAATATGGTTTTACGGCTTGTGGAATATGTGATACATGGATTTGGTTTGATGAAAATAATATTTCAGATAAAGCTAGAGAAAAGGGATTAAAACCTTTAACTTATGCGTCTGATGAAGAATTATTGGAAATGTGGGGTATGTGTTCATCGTACTGGCTTGAGCAATACGAAAAGTGGTGTGAAGATTCAGAGGAAAAATCGTCTAAGCTGGATCATTTTATTGGTAAGTGCGAAAGAAATTATTTTGGTTATGATGAGGATGGATATACAGATAAAACAATAGATAGGATATTCAATAATATATTCACGATACTTGACGTATGGAAATCTAAAAGGAGAATAATTAAATGACTTGCAAATATCCAGTAAATAGTAGAAGTTATAAGTTTTGTTTAGGCTGTAGTGATATAGATTGTTGCGAAGACGCAGTTACTCCCATCATTTCTATGCCAGAAGTTCACTCACCAAAGGATGTTATTCCGTCTGCATCAGAAGCAAATAAGATGACAAACAATGTAATTGATAGTTGCACGACGCAGCAATTAGCAGAGTTATCAAAATTGATTAGAGATGCGATTGCAGATGGCAAATTTTCAATCAGTGAAGATGGTTGCTTAAAACCTGAAACACGAAAGAAATTAGAGGAACTTGGTTATAAGATTGAAACTGGCAATCAATATAATGAATCATATTACAGTATCAGTTGGAGATAAACGAAGTAAAGGAGATTTTAAAATGATGAATTTCGGACAGGCAATTGAAGCTTTAAAGAATGGTAAGAAAGTAGCAAGAGTTGGATGGAATGGTAAGGATATGTTTTTGTATTATGTCCCAGTCGGTGCATATGCTCCTTGTACAGAAATTGCAGCAAGTCTTGTCAATGAGAACGGACTGGTGGAATACGGAGCATATATCGCTATGAAAACTGCACAAGGAAATGTAGTTCCTTGGCTTCCAAGTCAGACAGACATGCTTTCAGAAGATTGGAACTTGATAGAGTAGAAATTACATACTATATAGTGGTGGCATTTAGAGTGAAATGAGGTGGTATAAATGTTAAAGCCAGCAATTTTATATGCAGAGCAAATAACAGAAGGATTTCAAAAGCTTTTATATACAGATACAATGTATCTTGAAACCGGTTATGCCGGAGAACAGTATGTTCCAGATGTAACTGAAGTACCGGAGGGTGGCCGTTTTAACTATGCAATTGTAGATAGCAACGATGAGGTTATAGGCTTTATATCATATGATGTCGATTATTACATATCAAAAGCATATAACTTTGGGCTCATTTCTTTTGATAGAGGAAATCCTCTTGTCGGTAAAGATTTGTTCTCTAAGATGGAAGAGCTTGTTAATATTTTTCATAGAGTTGAATGGAGAATGGTCGGAGGCAATCCAGTTGAACGTTCTTATGATAAGTTTTGTAAAATGCATAATGGGACGAAGCATATTCTTAAGGATGCTTTAAAAGATAATTATGGGAAATATAGGGATGATGTTATATACGAAATAGTAAAGGAGCAATAAATATGAATATGAAAACTTTTACTGCGGATATGACGAGGAAAAATTGTGATGGGTATGAAGCTCTGCTTGAGAAAAGACGTTATAATTATCTTAGGAAGCTACAGAAAGATATAGAAATAGCTTCGTCCAAAGGAAAGTACATCATCCCTACACTTGGAACTAAAGATGAGGAATTTATCACGTCACTATCAATGGCCTTAGCGGCAATATATGGCTTACACTTAGATGGTAATAGAGAAGAATCGCATAAACATATTTCTGTTATTCCTTCCGTAAGGTATGATCCAGAAGAATTTGCAGAGTCACGCGAGCTTGATGCATTCATAAAGGAATTTAACCGGAGGACATGACTATGGCAGATGTAATTAAGATATCGGAAACGAAGACATCTCAGATAATTGATATTAATGCGTTGCGCAGAAACAAGAATAAGACAGTAATAGGTCTAATTGCTCCAGCAACCGAAGACGTTGATTATGAAATAGCCGTAGATCATTCGGCTGAGCCTATCAAGAGTTTAGATGATATTTATCGGATTTCCGAATATCTTGTATCTAATAAGAGATACAGAGATAATATGTTATTTATAGTTGGCATTAATTTTGGTTTGAGAGTGAGTGATTTGAAAGCACTTAGATTTTCGAACTTGATTAATGCCAATTTTACGTTCAGAAATAATTTCCCGGTTTTTGAAAAGAAAACAAGGAATACAAGAAAGCGCAAGAAGAACAGATATATAACAATTAATACGGCTGTAATCGAAGCAGTAACGCTATATTTAGAGAATACTCCCGGGGTGACATTAAGTGATTATATGTTTAGAAGCGAATCTAATAGAGGAAAATCAAGCAACAAACCTTTATCAAATATGTCGATTGATAGGATTTTGAAAGGCATAGCAAATGATTTACATCTTAATATAAGAATGTCGTCTCATACATTGAGAAAAACATTTTGCTATCATCAGATGGTTATGTCTCATAACGATAGCCGCAAGCTCCTATTGTTACAAAAAATACTCAATCATTCATCTCCTGCACAGACGCTGGATTATATAGGAATCACATCAGAAGAGATAGAGGAGGCTTATAAGAATCTTAATCTCGGTGCGAAACATTCAAACTATTTGATAGATAGCGATTTATGCGAGTCAGAGGAAAGGATAGGATAGTATGAGCGATACAAACGATAGACTATTAGAAGTTGTAACTATGCCGTGTCCAATATGCGGGTTGGTTCACGGCGTAGAAAAACATATTTGCACAGGAGTTATATCTATAAAAGGTGTGAGAGTTGAGTACCCCGAGGAGTACTTTAGGTGCAATAACCCTGATTTTTCGGATGATGAAAATATATTTGAATCAGGGGAAATGTTAAATAACAATCTCGCGAGAGCAAGAGCGCAGTACAAATTGAGAAAATAGAAAGTGAAATGGAGGAAAATATGAATTTTTTTATTTCAGATACGCATTTTGGTCACAAAAATTGTATGGCATTTGATAACAGACCATTTGCAACAGTCGAAGAATGTGACGCTACAATTATTAATAACTGGAACAAAGCAGTGAGTTATAATGATGATGTCTATCTCTTAGGCGATATGAGCTGGTATAACGCAACAAAAACGCTTAAGATTCTTAATAATTTGAATGGCAATATTCATTTGATTAAGGGAAACCACGACGATAAGATTCTTCACAATAGAGATATTGTGAATAGACTGTGTGAAATCACAGATTATAAGGAACTTTGTTTGGATAAAAATAAAGGAGTAGTTCTTTGCCACTATCCAATGCCGTGTTTTAAAAACCATTTTAGAGGTTGGTATCATCTGTATGGACATGTACACGTGTCATTTGAAGAAAATATGATACAGAATTTCAAACTTCAGATGGAAGAGCTGCATGAGGCTCCTTTAAAGATGGCAAACGTAGGATGTATGATGCCGAGAATTAATTATACTCCTAGAACGTTAGAGGAAATATTTGAAATTACCGAAGGGTAGGAAAGGAGAAATTATGATTTATCTTGATAATGCAGCTACGACCCAGATTCGCAAAGAAGTATTAGATGCAATGCATCCATATTTGACGAAGTTTTATGGAAATGCAGGCGGTAACTATTCTCTGGGTCAAATCTCTAAAAAGGCTCTCGGAGTAGCAAGGAGTCAAGTTGCAAATATGATAGGAGCTAACCCCGACCAGATTGTATTTACATCCGGCGGAAGTGAGGGAAATAATATGGTGTTCTCTCTGGGGATGAGAAATGAATTGATAAAGAAAGGCAAGACTCATATTATCATCTCGGCCGGAGAGCACGATTCGATCTTCAGAGCTGCGCTAGCTATGATTGGAGCAGAACATAACGATGAGACCGACTTAATTGGATGTGGAACTTATTCAGCAAGTGAAGTAACAACGGAGGGTAAAGATGAAATAAAAGAGCAGTTTTATTTATATATTGCGCCACTTTTACCGTCAGGAGCCGTTGATTATCAATGGGTTAGGAACAAGATTAAAAATGATGATAAGTTAGGACTAGTGTCGATTATGCATACTAACAACGAAACCGGAGCAATTAATCCAGTCTCTGAGATAGGGAAGCTATGCCGCGAAAATAATGTGATTTTCCATACAGATTGTGTTCAGGCTATCGGAGCTGAGCTTGTAGATGTTAGGTCGATTGAGTGCGATTACTTAACAGCTTCAGGACATAAATTTCACGCTCCAAAAGGCACTGGGTTTATTTATGTTAGGGAGCCGGACAAAGCATATCCGCTGATTTATGGTGGGCTGTATCAGGAAAATGGTCTTAGAGGTGGCACAGAGAATACTGCCGGGATAGTAGGACTTGGTAAGGCCTGTGAATTGGTTACGAGGAATCTAGTCGATGACATGGTTTCAATTCGTGCTCTTAAAAAAACTTTTTATGAGACTTTAATGAAATCACTTAAAGTTCGAGGGCTTGATAAAATGGTCAAAATTAATGGCAGCAATGTTTCGTCCCAAAGCAAATCTTTGAATTTAAGATTTGAAAGTATTGACGGGGAAACATTGGTTATTTTAGCGGATGCCAAAGGACTCTGTATTTCTGCAGGTTCTGCTTGCCATTCTGCAAATTCTAATCCAAGTAGAGTATTGATTGCAATGGGACTTGAACCTGATCAGGCCAGAGATTCAGTAAGGATTTCGTTTTCGTCCTTGAATTCACTCGATGAAGCAAAAGAAGCTGGCATTATTCTTGCAAATTGCGTTTACACACTAGCTAATTATAAGGAGGAAATTTATGCAGAAGAAACTCAAAGCTGAGTATAGTGATATAATTGCCCTGGAAAACGTTGACTATGAAAGATTACCGACACTCACTTTCCGTAATCTCTTAGATAATGTGCAGATAGGGTGTTATGTAGAGGCAGAGTCTACGAAGCAGGCTGGTAGGGTTGCTTCTGTAATTCGTAATATGAAAGGTATCCCTGTCTGTCTTAAAGTCTATACAGCCGAAGGAGAAAGAGATTTTATTTCCGTGGACAGAGTTAGTATGTGGGAGCCATACGATACATATATTCCAAATGAAACATACGATGAAAACTTCAAGGAGAGTTTTCAGTAGTATGCGGATAAACTATATGATATAATTTAACAGAAGGAGGAATGACATGGGAAAATTATATTCAGACAAAAACGAATTATGGATAGAGGAGAGGATAAAAGAATTTATAGAATCTCATCCAACATTGGAGATTGACGAGAAAAGAATACGACATTTCCTTTTTAGTTATTTATTATTAAAAGAAAATGTTAGCGGTAAGGACGTAGTTATAGGATATAATTTCGATGAGCCTACAAGTACATCGGGATGTATCACAATATCTGGCAAGACTGTAAAATTTTCCGGTGGAGCATTTAGCATTACAGCTAGATATGCTACTAATTTTGAAGTTTATCCTAGGGTAAACGGAACTTTACGTATGAATTTTACATTTTATAAGTTAGCGAGTAGGAAAGGAGGAGAAAATGAGTAGGGTAAATTGTTATGATACATTATCTGTAATTTTAGACAAGGCAACAAAAAAGTTTGAGGAAAGTGGATTAACGCTTGATGAGTCAAGAAGGGATACTCTAAAATCATACTGTGAAGCAATCGACTCGATTATAGAAGAGTTTGATGCTGAATCGTTAGAAGTTGAAGTCAATGAACGCAACGCTGAAGTAGAGATTACTATAGAGCTTAGCGATATGGTGATAGAAGATAGTAAGCATATTATATATCAGCTATTTGAAAGGGCTATCAAATTTGAATTTTCGAGTGTTAACGATTCTCTGTTTTCTGTTAAATTCATTTTCCCGAGCATATGGATACAGTAGGAGAGAAATATGAATAAGAGGAGAAGAGGTAATTTGAAACAAGCTCTTGATTTGATTAATACAGCCGGTGATATTATTCAAAATGCGTTGTACGAGGAACAAGATTGCTTAGATAATCTTCCCGAGAACCTAATGGAAAGCGACAGGTATAGTAAAATGGAAAGCACTGTTGACGAGCTAGAACAAGCTATTGATTATATAGAGAATATAAGAAGCAGTGTTGAAGAAGCTTTACGATAGGAGGTGGTTCTATGTGGAGCTTATTTTTCGTTATATTTGTTGGAGGTTTTTGGCTGTTCAAAATTATTGATGATAAGGCCGAGACCGAATGTCATCAAAAAGAAGTCATAAAAGTAACTGAGATAAGAAATGGACTCAAAGCTCCAATATCCTTAGAGAATGATATATCTGCATATTTGAGAGATGAAGTACTCCGAATGGAATCGTTACGTCAAATTTCAGCAGAGCTAAAAGAAATATACGGGGAAAATTGGATTTCTGAATTTAGAGGCACTTACTCGGAAGATCATTATTGGATGGCTGACCCTTGGTCGATAGCTTTCCATTTAATTTTAGCTAAGAAAGGTCTATTGCCATCAATATATTCCTATAAGCTTGGATATAAAAGTGAACAACTAAGAAAAATACAGATACACACATGCCATATTATAGAGAATTTAATGAGACAAAAACATCCAACTCTTGATTTGAAACTAGTCTTTGTGCCGGGAATGACATACAGCGGATATGGCAAAAATATACACAAGATTTATTATGATGAAGCGTATCGGGGAAAGCTGATTTGGAATTTTGAAGTAATTAGCGGGATGGAGCCTGACGTTAGAGAGTTTGATTTTTGGTAATTTTTACCATTGTTAAAATATGGATTGACATAATAGGTATAGAGTGCTAAAATTTTTTATGTCAAGAACAAACGTTTGTTAAAAGAGAGATAGCCGTGGCAACAAACCAAACAATAGTAACCACGGCTATCAACCATGCAGTGAACCAAACACTACAAAAATTAAGCCTATACACAACCAATAATATAGACCAACAGTAGTATATCATTCACTGTATATAAAGTCAATATAAGGAGTGATGTATTATGAACAGAAAGAGAAAATATTCTTTCTATGATTTTACTAAGTTAATAGAGAAGAATCCTTGTATATCTTATGCTTTATGCGGTCGAGTAAATAAAGGAACTCTGAATATTAACTTTGCATTCAAGAGAATGATTCCATTCTTCAGTCCGAATGCTTTGGCATTATGCAATTTCGATAATGCCTGTCCGGGGATTACTATTGAAAGAATTAAATATACATATGTAGAAAAAACTGAAAGTGGAATGGTAATTGATATTATTTGCGGTAATATACAAAATGATATTGATAATCAAGACTATAAGATTTTTGCTATTATTTAGTCAAAAATATATATAGAATTAGCTTGACATTCTATTCTTCCTGTGATATTTTATAGTTGTAAAAAGACAGAAGCAATTATATTGCAGGAAGGAGCGGCTATGACGAGAAGAGATAATAGCAGGAGTAACCCGAAAATTGGTGAAATATATTTGGTAGCATTTGATGGTATAGGTAGTGAACAACATGGAATTCGTCCGGCGATGATTTTCCAAAATAATCTCGGGAATCAGCATAGCCCGAACCTAGTTGTCTTACCTTTGACCAGCGCAATTAAAAAGAAAAACCAGCCAACACATGTATTTATATCTAAAGAAGTTGGTTTAAAGAAGGACTCGATGGTATTATGTGAAAATCCGGTTTGTATTTCACGGCAGAGAATGGGAGAGTATCTTTTGACCCTTCCTGCAGAATATCTTGAGAAGGTTACTATCGCTAACTTATTAGCTTCATCAGCACTGGCTTTCTTAAGCCCTGAAGTACTAATGAGTGTTTGGAAGAGAGCTTCTATGCTAAACAAATAGTTGGATAGGAGGTCAATATGTATAATGAAGATTTAAAACGTCGATTCTTCCAAGAAAAGATAAACTCGCAACCTTGGAAAATAAAAAAAAGCGAAGCGGTATTTTCAGCTTTTGAACCTTATGAAGAAGAATGGAAATCAGATTTATGCACAAAGAATTCAGAGGAGCTGCAACCAATTTTAGATAAGACCATAGGATTTAGAAGCCAAGGTGTTAATGCTACGGTTCTCGTCCTTAAAGAATATATTAATTGGTGCATATCAGAAGGCGTCCCACATGCTAATCCAAAAGCACTTAATCTCTCATGCAAAGGCGTAGAGCAAATGAGGGAAAAGACAGTGGCTAGTCCATTGCATCTGCAGCAATATTTAGATGCAATATGTGAGCCCGAGGATAAAAAGGCCACGGATAACACATACAGATGCTACTACTGGTTAGCATATGGTGGTATGGATGAAGAAGATATTTTGCGAGTAAAGACAAGCGATGTCGATTTTAGAAACATGATAGTTAAATATCCGCAAAAAAATACTGTAATTACGATTTATCCAGAAGCATTGAAGGCATTTCACAATTGTGTCGAATTATCAAGCTTTAATTATATCCATAGCAACTACACAAAAGAAGTCTTTAAACCAAGAGTAGACGGGGATCTTCTGATAAGAGGGGTCAGCGCTCAACCGGCATTGGCAACCCTTAGAGTCGAGATGTCTAGGAGAGCAAAGCTAAATAGGGATAAGACACCTCTTAAGCTTAGTTGTTATAGAGTAAAGCTATCTGGTTTATTCTATAGGATATACGAAAGAGAAGTAATTGGGGTTTTACCTAATTTTGAGTCAATTGTAGAAGACTCATACAAAAATGAACACCCTCAAGATAAAGCCGAAACAAAAGCTTTGAACAAGAAGAAAAGCATGGCTATAAAAGGGTATAGAGATGATTATGACAGGTGGAAACTCGCTTGGCATTAACATCAAATTTAAAGGTCTGTTGTCACAGGCTTTTAAATACATACTATCAAGCTAAATTGATATAGATTAATTATTATAGGGCTATCGCCAAGTGGTAAGGCACAGGATTTTGATTCCTGCATTCGTTGGTTCGAATCCAACTAGCTCTGCTCGGACAAAATTGTCCAAATAAGATGAAAGGAGGATATACATATGGCAAGAGCAGCAAAGGTTGATACTATCGAGAGCTCCAAGCTTAGTCTTAACAAATGCATGGCACAGTCAAATAACACAGTTAGTGTTGTGACAAATGCAATCGAGAGCTTACAGGCAATCAATTCAAGCATCGACGCAGAAATCGCGAAGGTGGAAGAGTACGAGAGTCAGCTCTTAGAAATTAAGAATGGTCTTGTAGCGACAAAAGCTCAGAACGAGACAGTCGTAAAGAATTTTAACAGCTTAATTGGAAAGTAAGGAGAGTTCGATGGAAAATCAATTAAATTTAGTACAGAAACTCGCTAAAATCAGAGCGATTTCTGACGCAGTATCAAAGGATAAGAGAGGATACAACTATAAATACGCTGATATAACAAGCATTTTAGCAAAGGTTACAGCAGGTATGAAGAAGTATAATGTTTCTCTTATGCCGGGAATTGTTCCGGGGACAGCGGATGTACAGCAGTCAACTATCGTAAATACAAAATTCGATAAGACCGGTAAGCCTTATGAACAGACATCGACAGAGATGCTGGTAAAGGCAGATATGGTGTTTAAATGGGTTAATGATGACGACCCAAATGATTACATTGATGTTCCGTGGGTAGTTACAGGTTCTCAGAGCGACCCTTCTCAGGCATTAGGCTCAGGACTTACATATTGTACAAGATATTTTCTTTGCAATTTCTTCCAGATAGCCCAGCCGGAAACAGATGTAGATGAGTACAGAAGTAAACAGAAAGAAGCAGAGAAATCCGAAGATAAGGCGATAGCCGAAGATATAATCGGAGAGTTTGACAAAGTAGTCAGACAGTTTTTATCTGACAATCCAGATCAGTCAGATGAGGTTAAAAAGTTTATTAGCAAATATGCTAAGGGTGGAAATTATTTTGCAATAAAGGAACCAGCCCTTGCTTCAAATTTACTAAGCAGCTTCAATGAGAAGTTCATTAAAAAATAAGAAAATTTAAGGAGATACATCAAATGGGTTTTAGAAATGGTGCTTACGCTACAATTTGGGAAGTTAAGCCAGTAAGCGATACAAATACAAAGGCAAGGATTTCGGTCAGCAGAAAGAATAAGCAGACAGGTCAGTACGAGACAGATTTTTCTGGATTCGTTGAGTTTATCGGAACTGCTGCTGCAAGTAAAGCCTTAACTCTTAAAGAGAAAGATAGAATTAAACTTGGAGACGTAGATGTTTCCAATAAATATGTGAAAGAAAAGAACGTCACATACACCAACTTCAAGATTTTCAGTTTTGAAGACGCTCAGAGCGGTTCCGGTTCCGGTGGTAGTAACGGATATTCTGGAGAGCCAAGAGCCGATATTGGTGACGGAATAATTGATGAGGACAGACTTCCTTTCTAGGAGTTAGATGGAAGAAATTAGTTACCGCCCATTAATTGAAACGATGGTCTGGAGCTATAGCAGACTTGAGATTTTTGACGATTGCCCTTATAGATGGTTTTTGTCATATATACATACACCAAAGATGCATAAAGAAGAGAAGTTTTATGCGGCATACGGATTACTAATGCACGATTTGTTAGAGAAGTTTTATAAGGGTCAGATATCCAAAGATGAGATGATGATAAGCTATCTAACTCGATTCGTAAAAGAGACAGATGTAGCGGGGAAACCTAAATCATCAATAGTCGAAAGCTACTTCAAGAGTGGCAAAGAGTATATCAGTAATATAAAGCCGTTGCCGTATGAGACTGTCTCAGTCGAAGAGACATTCAACTTTAATATAGAAGGGATCCCATTTACAGGCAGGATAGATTATATCGGACTAGAAGACGGAGAGTATGTAATCGTAGATAATAAGTCAAGAAATCTAAAGCCTAGAAGCAAGAGGAAAAATCCTACTGTTAAAGATAAAGAACTCGATACAATGTTGAGACAGCTCTATATATACGCTGAGGCCGTCCGTCAAAAATATGGGAAACTACCAAAAAAACTATGTTTTAATTGTTTTAAAAATGGAGAATATATCGAAGAGCCATTTAATGAAGACGCATTTCACGAAACCCTTTCTTGGGTAAAGAATAAAGTCGAAGAAATATCAGGCGCAGATGACTTTTATCCAAATGTAGAATTCTTTTCATGTCGTTACTTATGTGGATACAGCTACGATTGCTGCTATACACAGACCAGCGAAAGGAAAGGAGGATATTAATGAGCACTGTAGATGATATTAACAGTCTCGAAAGTGAAGCTGGCATTATAGCTTCGCTGATTCACAAACCGGAATTCATATTTTATTCCGAAGATTTATTACCAAACCACTTTACAAATAAAGAAAATCGTTGCGTATATACAGCTATTCAAAGTCTAGTTGAAAAGGGAATTATGACCATAGACCCGTACAACATTATTGAGAGCTTAAATTCATCAGAAGCTACTAGAGGTTTTGCACAAGATATTTCAATTGAGCAGCTCAATGAACTGGTGGAAATGAGCGATGTGTTAGCTAGAAATACAATAGCTGAATACAAAATGCTTGTAAAAAATGTACTCGATGCAGCATTCAGAAGAGATACATTTCAAAAGCTGAAGGAGTGCCAAGCTCTTTGCTACGACAGAACACAAGAAAACGTCATGGAGAAGATTTACAATAACATCGACGATGTAATGACAGAATTTTCAACCACGAACGATGTTCCGGCATATAAGGATGTTATAGACGGATGCTGGGAAGAAATTAAGTCGCGACAGAACAATGGTTACTCAGGAATCAAATTCAAGTTTGATGCGCTAAACGACTACGCAACAATAGAACCGGGAGAGCTATTTATCTTTGCAGCAGAGGCAAAACAGGGAAAATCAATGATGCTCCTGAACTGTGCAGTCGATTTGCTGCGACAAGATAAAGCCGTGCTTTACTTAGATAGTGAGCTTAACACAAGGCTTTTTACAGCGAGAATACTAGCTCATATTGCTAAAGTAGAGTATAAGCGGTTAACGGCAGGAGCCTATGACAATGAAGAGGCAGAGCGAATAAACGAGGCTCTCGAATGGTTAAAATCTAAAAAGTTCACACATCTATATATACCAATGTTTGACCAACAGACAATCTATACGGCCGTCAAAAAGGTTCAGCATACACAAGGTTTAGATGTACTGATAGTGGATTATTTCAAAGGCTCTGGAGATGGGGACGCCTTTGACAGTTATCAGGAACTTGGAAGATTTGTCGATATGGTCAAAAACAGAATTTGCGGAGAGATGGGAATCGCAGGCATAGGAGCAGCCCAAGCAACCGCAACAGGGAAAGTAGCAGATTCGGCAAAGATAGGAAGAAACGCAAGCACAATAGCAATTATTCAAGATAAGACCCCAGAAGAGGTTGACTTGGACGGTGCTGAATGTGGAAATAAAAAGCTACGAGTAATACTTAATAGAAATGGTATGCAACATGCGGCTGGGGAATACATAGATTTACAGTTCAATGGAAACTTAATTTCATATGAACAAGCGAAACAACATATCCCAGTCGCCCCTTATTAACATATCGACCTAAATACATATAGAAAGGAGTCGAGGTGTGGACTTAGAAGAATTAATAAACTCCATAGATATTGTGGAATATATATCACAATTCGTTGACTTAGAAGAAAAGAATGGAGAATACTGGGGGCTTAGCCCTTTTTCGGACGAGAAAACACCTTCTTTCTCTGTTCGACGAGAGAATAATACATTCTATTGTTTCTCAAGTGGTATTGGAGGGAACGTGTTTACGTTTACAAAATACTATTTTAAGTGTACTGCGAAGCAAGCAATAGACAAGCTCTTAGAATATATCGGTGCAGACGGAAAAGAGCTTACTTCTTTCAAAAAAATGAGCACAGTAATGATGTGTAAGAAATTTATGAAGCAAAAGAAGAAACCGAAGGAAAATTCGACTAAGAAATATCCAAACGACTGCATGAACAGATACGAAGAGCGCGAAGATAAGCTTGCAGTATGGGAATCAGAAGGAATTTCCCGCGAAACATTACAAGAGTTTCAAGTAAAATACGATGCTTTTTCGAACAGATTAATGTACCCAATACGAAACCTTAACGGAGATATTGTAAATATTGGCGGAAGAACACTTGCTCCTGATTGGAAGGAACGGAAAATGCGTAAGTATACATATCTGTCCTCCTGGGGAGAAATGAGTGTTATCTATGGATTGTTTGAGAATATGCAATACATATTGGAAAAACATGAAATCATTTTATTCGAGGGTTGTAAATCAGTTCTTATAACCCATACATGGGGAAGAAAGAATTGTGGAGCGTTGCTGACATCACACTGTAATCCGGCTCAAATGAAGATACTTGCTTGGTTAGGAGTACGTGTTGTGTTTGCCCTTGACAAGGAGATTGATATTCGTAGAGATCATAATATAAATAAGCTGAGGCAGTATGTAAACATCGAGTATCTCTGTGATAAAGACAATTTGCTATCAGAGAAAGATGCCCCGGTAGATAAAGGAGAGGAGGTTTTTGATGTCCTTTACAATTCCAGAATCCCTTGGAAATAAACTTAACGAAGAAATCTCTTGGATTAAAGAGAGGACAGCTCCGGACATACCTCTTGATAGATTTGTAAATGGGGTATTTAAGAAGGAGGCTTAGATGGGAAATCAAAATTATTATGAAATGTACCACTGTCATACAGAGCTGAGCTTACTAGATAGCGTAACAAAATATCAAGAGTATGTTGATTTAGCTGTTGCAAACGGACAGAAGACGCTATCAATTACAGAACATGGTAAGCCTAGGAACTGGACTGAAAAATGGGCGGCCTGTAAAAAAGCTGGATTAAGATACATACATTCCGTAGAAATCTATCTCACAGAGCAATTAGAGCCAAAGGTAAGAGATAATTATCATACAGTTCTCATGGCGAGAAATATGGCAGGAGTACTTGAGCTGAATAAACTTATATCACTATCATGTGATAAGGCTCATACATATTACACGAACAGAATTACATTCGATGAGTTTCTTAATATATCGGATAATATCATTTCAACGAGTGCTTGTTTGGCCTCACCGCTTAATAAGTTATCTCCAAATCATCCAAGATATAAGGAACTCGCAAAGAAATATGACTTTTTTGAAGTTCAGCCGCACAATCACCCCGATCAGATTGCGTTTAATAAAAGGCTTCTTCAACTTTCAGAGGAGTTTGGAACTCCACTGATTGCCGGAACTGATACACACAGTTCCACAAAGTACAAAGCTGAGTGCAGAGATATGCTTATGGCATTCAAAGGTAAAACTTATGACGATGAGGATACTTTCGATTTAACATACAAGACATACGATGAACTTGTAGAGATGTTTAGGGTTCAGAATGCATTGCCAGAAAGCGAATATATGCAAGCCATTATGAATACTCATCAGTTATACGACCTTACCGAGGATATCGAGCTTGATACAACAATTAAATATCCGATATTGTATGGCTCAAGAGAAGCTGATTCACAAAAATTTGAGGAAACAGTTCAAACTAAATTCCAAGATAAACTAGACAAAGGAATAATTACCGAAGAGCAGAAACCAGCGTTTGAATCAAATATTAAAGAGGAAATGCGAGTATTCAAGAAGCTCAAGATGGACGGGTTTATGTTATCTATGAGTGAATTAATCTCGTGGTGTAAGTCAGAAGGAATGGCTATAGGCACTGCTAGAGGCTCAGTAGGCGGTTCTAGGGTAGCTTATGTAACCGATATTATTGACTTAAATCCAGAGACTTGGCATACCGTGTTCTCTCGATTTTGTAATGAAGATAGAGAAGAAATTGGTGATATAGATATAGATTGCGTAGAGTCAGATAGACCTGCAATATTCAAATACATCATAGAGCGATTCGGAATTAATAAGACGGCTCGAGTTCCTTCGTATGGTACATTACAGGACAAGGGTGTCATAGATGGTGTCGGTAGATATTTGGCGAAAAAATGGAATGACGAGCATCCAAATGATGCTGGTAATAATCCGTGGTCATTAAAACGAGTCGCTGAGATAAAAACTGAATATAAGGCCGATGCAGAAAAAACCAAAAAGAAATACCCAGAGATTTTTTATTACTTTGATGGGTTACTCGATGTAAAGGTTTCACAGTCTGTTCACCCGGCAGGAATGGTTATTAGTCCTATAACCCTCGACGATAATTTTGGGGTGTTTGAAAAGGACGGAGAAATGTGCTTAATGCTCGATATGGAAAACATACACGATTATACCGGACTCGCCAAATATGACTTTTTAATTTTAAAAACAGTCCAAGTAATCAGGGATACATGCACATATTTGAATATACCATATCCTAAAACACATGAAATTGATTGGAACGATAAAGATGTATGGGATGATATGATTAAGAATCCTACAGGTATATTCCAATTTGAAGGTAAATTTGCCTACGAAAGCTTAAAGAAGTTTGCTCCTAAGAATATCTTTGATATGTCTCTCGTAACAGCAAGTATTAGACCTTCAGGAGCATCGTATCGAGACGATTTACTTTCGCATAAAATACATAAAAATCCTTCGGAGCTGATAGATAACCTACTCAAAAGAAATAATGGTTTCCTCGTATACCAAGAGGACATCATTGCCTTTCTTCAACAGATATGCGGTTTATCTGGCAGCGAAGCCGATAATATAAGGCGTGCTATTGCTAGAAAGCAGAAGGATCGACTTGATGCAGCAATGCCATCTATACTGGAGGGCTATTGTCAAAAATCTAACCAGCCGCGAGAAATCGCGGAAGAAGAAGCAAAGGAATTCCTTCGGATTATAGAAGATGCGTCATCATACATGTTTGGTATGAACCATTCCATAGCATACTGTCTACTCGGATATTTATGCGCTTATTACAGATATTACCATCCGCTCGAATTCTTAACTGCATTTTTGAATAATGCGGCCAATGAAGATGATATAAAAAGCGGGACAGCATACGCCCACAAGATTGGAATTAATATAACAATGCCTAAGTGGGGTGTATCGAAGGGAGAGTACTTCTTCGATGCGAGTAAAAATATCATTGCAAAAGGGGTATCTTCCATTAAATACATGAACGCTTCAGTAGCAGACGAACTCTATGAGCTTGCTCATACACACAAATATAATTATTTCATGGATGCCCTTACAGATATGGATAAAACTACGACTCTAAAAACAAATCAAGTGGAAATTCTTATAAGGATAGACTTCTTCTCAGAATTTGGAAATCAGAGAGAATTACTTATGATAAAGGATTTGTTTTACGGAATGTTCAAAAAGGGGCAAGCCAAACAGATAAAGAAAGAGTTAGTAGATGGAACAGATTTAGAGATAACCGTTCAAGCATATGCGGTAGGAATCACTAAGTCCGGCGGAATTGCTAAGAATTATACACTTTTAGATGTATCTTCGATTATGAGAGGCGCTGAAGATATGATTAAAAAGTCTGATATAAATGATTTTAGCGACATCGAGAAAGTAAAATATTTCGCAAAGGTTATGGGATATATCGGATATACAACTGGTAAAGAAGAAGACCGACGAAAACTGTATGTCATGGATGTCTTTCCTGTTGTCCGGAAAAAAGATAACAAGCAATTTGGGTATTCGATTTTGACAAAATCAATTGGCAGTGGTGTCGAGAGTCGATTTACTGTAATGAACTCTATCTATAATAAGGAACCTATTCATAAAGAGGATATTATTTATTGTAGAACATGGGCTATAGACGGTAAATATTTTAGATTGACCGGATATAGCAAGATATAGGAAGGAGGTGAGCTGTAATGAACGATGCAATATATCAACCAATATCAACAAAAAAGTTTCAAAGGACTTATACTGCACTTCCATTTAATGCGTATAGCCTAAGCCATATGCTAATTCGCTGCTCTCAATCACGCGATTATGTGGGCTGTATTATAATGAAATCATTTAAGGACAGACGAGAGCTCCGAGATGCTATTACCGATGAATCAAGCATTAATATGTCTGTCGAAGAATATGTGCTTTCCAATTACGACGTTTTAACGTTAGAGAATGGCGGAAAGATTATTATCTCTCAAATTCAAGACGACTATACATGTTTAGTTGATGAAGGGTGTCGTGAGTACATGATTGATGTAAATCAAAGGTGCTTCTCATTAGAGTCAAATAAAATACGAGAAGCTATTGAGAGGAAAGCGCAAGAGATTATAAATAGTGAAGAAAAGGATACACAGGAAATCACGCATTTTCTTTCACAATTCAAGGTAAAAAGTGCAGATTCGACCTAATAATTGTATATAAAACCGCACTTTTATATATAGTGAAAGGAGGCGATAAAATGAAGATTGTCTGTAATAAATGCGGGAAAATATTTGATATATTTGATAAGCAAGAGAACTTCTCGATATCCACCGTATGTGGATACGGTACGAAGTTCGATGGCTCCACGATAAATTTGCATCTGTGCTGTGATTGCATGGAAGAGCTAATAGATAGCTGTAAAGTGTCACCAGTGGAGTCAGAAGAAGATACATAGTAATTATAACCACCGAAAGGAGTGAGTTACATTTGCGTAAAAGAATTATTGCGCTAACAGCGATAATATCGTTTGGAGCATTTCTGGCAATAGTTCCAGAACAAATACATAACGATTCCCCGAAAGAAACAATAAAGCAGGAATGTACAGTAGTGGTACCGGATACATATAAAGTAAGTGTAGAACAAAATACGGAGGATATTGTTGGTCAATCATACGATACCGAAACGGCAGAACCATTAGATGAGCAGCCGCCTGAAGCTATTGCAGAACCATCTGAAGCTATTGCAGAACCATCTGAAGCTATTGCAGAACCAGCTCCACAGCCAAAAGTAGCATATTATACAGAGCAGGATGCTATCGACATTGCTAAAACGCTATGGAGAGAATGTGGCGGAGTTAAAAGTAGGACTGAGCAGGCTTGCGTTGCATGGACAATTGTAAACAGAGCAGATGTCTATGGTTGTACAATATCTGAAGTAGTGAGAGCAAAAGGACAGTATGCATTCAAAGAAAATACAAAAGTATATGACTCAATGCTTGAATTAGCGAATGATGTACTTGAAAGATGGAATCTTGAGAAGAATGGGCAGGCAGAAGTCGGTAGGGTGCTGCCAAAAGAGTATATCTATTTTGCTGGCAGAAATGGCCATAATTACTTTAGGAATAAATTTTCCGGTGATTTTGCTTACTGGGATTACTCCCTGCCTAGTCCATATGATAATTAACTATGCAATATCAAGCTAAATAAATATAGAAAAGCAAGAAATGAATTATGGAAGAAAGGATTTTTATGGAAGTAACAATTTTAAAGCATCCGACCGACGAGGACTGGATACTATGTAAAACTTGTACGTTGGTGACAGTTAATAAACATTCAGTGAAGCCGCCAACCGATGAATGGAAGGTAAAGCTATTAAAGGCGACCCATTCTCCAATAAGAACTTTAACATTCTGTTTTTTACTGACCGACATCCCATCTTGGGTATCCGTTCATCTTGTAAGGCATGTACATGCAACGCCGTTTGTGCAAACACAAAGGAACGACCGTCAGGATAAATATGATAGAGGCGCCGCTAGGCAAGACCAACCAGTAAGTATGTGTTGGTATATGAACGCGGAAGAACTTATAACAATAGCTCATAAAAGACTGTGTATGAAAGCTTCGCCCGAAACAAGACAGTTAGTCAAGATGATATGTGAAGCTGTTATAGCGGTAAATCCTGAGTTTAAAGAACTGCTCGTACCGAACTGTGTATATCGAGGAGGACTGTGTGACGAGTTCGATAAATGCCCTACACCACCATATAAAATAACAGATGAAAAGTCGAATTCATAATAGGAAAAAGATGAAACAGCTTATAGATTTTGAGGGCTGTGCGTTGGATAAGCATATCTATCCAACAGATATAGACGCTATGATTGAGTACAAAGATTCGAAGTATCTACTCTTTGAGGTGAAATACGAAGATTCTGTTGTACCAGTCGGTCAGCGTCTGGCGTTGCAAAGAATGGTCGATGATTTCACAAAAACAGGAAAGCAGGCGATTGTTATAATTTGTACTCACCATATAAGTAATCCTAATGAGCCTATAATCATGGCGAATTGTAGGGTACGAGAAGTATATTACGGTGAGGAACAGAAATGGCGTAGCCCAGACAAAGATTTGACAGTCGCAGAAGCGATAGATAGTTTTCAGAAGTATTCAGACATTCAAATAAATCATAGCAAGGAGGTACAAAATGAACGAGCCAAAAAAAATATCATTGCAGTTAGATGACTCCGGGGAAAGGATATCATATGGAGACGGCAAAGCGATCCGAGAGCCGTCCGTAGGCAAAGGAAGATACGACTTGATATCGCCTTTTGCAATAAGAAGAATGGCATTACATTATGAGCATGGTGCGAGAAAATATGCAGACCGCAATTGGGAGAAAGGGATGCCTTTTTCAAGATACATAGATTCTGCGAAACGTCATTTAGATAAATATATTATGGGCATGACAGACGAAGACCATTTAGCAGCCGCTGCATGGAATATTTTCGCAATTATGCATCATCAGGAGCTCGGCCAGACGGAGCTAGACGATATGCCTCATTATAATTGCACATACAAACATGAATAGGAGGCAATATGATATCTAATGAAAATCAGTGTTTAGAGTGCGCACATAGGCCAGTATGTTATTTAGCCGATGCGACTACTGATGCGAAAGAAAACGTATTCAAAGCAGTCAAAGAATCCGAGCTAGATAATCTGATTATTGAAATAAGGTGCAAACACTATCAACCAGCTAAATGTAATGCGAGAAGTAAGGAGGTTAAATGGGCTAATGAGCAATGAGTATCTTGGATTTAAGGAAGTGGTTTTAGAAGATGAAGATGCGAATAGCTTCTTCTCTTCTGAAAACAAAGAAACATACGACTGCTTAGAGAATGAATACGTTGTGGCAAAGGACTTTAATGATACAATTATCGGTTTAAAGAAATATAATGGCAAAGATATGGTTGAGGTGCCATACAAAGTCATTTGTTCTAGGTTCGCAGATAAAGTAAAACCACGCAATATTCAACAGCAGTTGGCTATTGATATGCTATATGACAAGAAAAGCACTATTAAGGTGATAACTGGTAAGTTTGGAACTGGAAAAGATTTCTTAATGAGTTCCGCAGCTATAGACCTTATAGAGAAAGGAATTTACGATAAGATTGTTTACGTCAGAAACAATATAGAGGTTAAAGATTCTAAGCCAATAGGATATTTGCCCGGTTCCCACGATGAAAAGCTATTACCGTTTGCAATGCCACTTGCCGACCATTTAGGCGGTATAGATGGACTAGAACTTATGGTAGATAAAGGCAGAGTAGAAATAGTCCATCTTGGTTTTATTCGAGGCCGTGATATTAAAAACTCTATTATCATGTGTTCCGAAGCTGAAAATTTAACGGTGGAACATATCCAATTGTTAATCGGTCGTGTCGGTGAGGGCTCGGCTCTCTGGCTCAATGGAGACTTTAAACAATGTGATGCGAAAGTATTCAGAGAGAACAGTGGTCTTATGAGAGCAGTAGAGAGGCTAAAGGGACACCCAAGGTTTGCATACATAAGACTGCTCAAGACAGAAAGAAGTGAAACTGCTGCAATGGCGGATTTACTCGACTAGGAGGGAATTTAATGATAGTAATGAAAAGAGATGGCCGTGAAGACCATTATTCAAAAACAAAAATTTTTAACGCTATTAATAAAGCGGTAAAAGAGGTAACTCATGGCGAGGGAGATGAATCACTCGCAACAAAGATTACCACAAGACTAGAATCCAGATATAGGAAGAGGAACAGAGCTATTTCTGTAGAGGAGATTCAGGACGATATCGAAACAGAGCTTATGAAAGAGCAGGCCTTTGATATTGCTAAAGCGTACATAACATATAGGTACGAACATGCACTATTACGAAATAGTAACAGCCTCGATAGCAAAATAATGACTATTGTGAATGGTGTTAATGAAGAAATCATACAAGAAAATTCAAACAAAAACCCAACAATTAATTCGACACAGCGAGATTATATTGCGGGAGAGGTGAGTAGAGATTTAACACGAAAGCTCTTATTACCGGACGATATAAGACAAGCCCACGATGATGGCATAATCCATTTTCATGATTCTGACTATTTCGTACAGCACGAGCATAATTGCTGTTTAGTCAATCTTGAAGATATGTTGCAGAACGGTACAGTTATCTCCGGCACACTTATCGAAAAACCTCACTCATTCGCAACAGCTTGTAATATTGCAACTCAGGCGATAGCACAGATAGCTTCAAATCAGTATGGGGGACAGAGTATCTCGCTCACTCATCTCGCTCCATTTGTTGATATCAGTAGACAGCGAATCAAAAGGCAGGTGGAGGAAGAAATTAAATCCTGCGGAGGAGATATTAATAAGGTCGATGAGATTGTGCAAGGTAGACTTAAAGAAGAGATTAATCGCGGGGTACAGATGATTCAGTACCAAGTATTAACCCTTATGACAACTAACGGTCAAACCCCTTTCATTACAGTCTTTATGTATCTTAATGAAGCTAAAGACCAGCAGACAAAAGATGACCTTGCAATGATTATTGAAGAGACTGTAAGACAAAGATATCAAGGAGTTAAAAATGAGAAAGGGGTATGGATTACTCCAGCGTTTCCTAAACTCATCTATGTATTAGAAGAGGACAATATAACAGAGGATAGCAAGTACTGGTATCTAACAAAATTATGTGCCCAATGCTCTATTAAGCGACTTGTTCCGGATTATATTTCTGAGAAAGTAATGCTTGAGAGCAAGATAGACAGTAACGGCGAAGGCCACTGCTTCCCTTGTATGGGTTGCCGTTCATTTCTTACACCATATATAGATGAAAATGGCAATCCAAAATACTACGGCCGCTTCAATCAGGGCGTTGTCACAATCAATTTGCCCGATGTAGGTCTTTCAACTATTAAAGAAATGGAAAGAATTACCTACGTCGATGATGAGCAGTATCAGAAAAGGAAAGAAGAAATCTTCTGGAGAATATTTGATGAACGATTAGAATTATGCCACAGAGCACTTAGATTAAGACATGAGAGATTACTTGGCACGTTATCGGATGCTTCTCCTATTCATTGGCAGTACGGAGGCTTAGCAAGACTCAAGAAAGGCGAAACAATAGATAAACTGTTATACGGCGGTTACTCCACATTATCTCTTGGGTATGCAGGTCTTAGTGAATGCGTCAAAGCAATGACGGGCAAAAGCCATACTAATCCTGAGGCTGAACCATTTGCATTACAGATTATGCAGCACATGAATGATAAATGCGAAGAATGGAAAAAAGCAGAGGATATAGCTTATTCCTTATATGGAACTCCAATTGAGTCTACAACATATAAATTTGCGAAGTGTCTACAGAGACGTTTTGGAGTAATAGAGGGCATTACCGATAAAAAGTATATAACAAACTCATACCATGTACACGTAACAGAAAAGATTAATGCTTTTGACAAACTCGCATTTGAATCGAAATTCCAAAGGCTAAGTCCCGGAGGAGCCATTTCGTATATAGAGACAGCAAATCTTTCTGATAATGTAGACGCTGCATTAGCTGTGATTAAATTTATATATGATAATATCATGTATGCAGAGCTTAACACAAAATCTGATTATTGTCAGGTGTGTGGATACGATGGTGAAATCCAAATTGTAGAGAATGATGATGGAAAGTTAATTTGGAAATGCCCTAAGTGTGGGAACACTGATAGAAACAAAATGAATATAGCCAGAAGAACATGTGGTTATATTGGAGTTAATGACTTCAATCAAGGTCGTACACAGGAGATAAAAGAACGATATGTTCATCTCGGTGGGGACTGATAAAAAATGGGCGGTAGACTTACTACCGCCTTATAAATAAAGGAGACCAGCTATGAAAAGTCAACCATAAATTAGCAAAAAATTTCTTTTTCATATCGGTGGTAAAAAAGGGTAACTTTAATAGAGCTCCC